AAGCGGCAGCAGCACCCGCTTCGCCAGAAACACTACCAAGCAGATTACCGCCAATACTTTGTAGAAATCCTCCTGCTTTACCGCCGATCTTTCCTCCGACTTTGCTAAGAACATTTCCGCCTAATGACTTTAATTTATCCTTACCAAAATCTAAAGCCTTATCTTTGATATTACCTAATGCTTGATCTTTAATGTCGTCTACAACATTTGCAGACTTACTAGTCGATTTACCGTTTGTAGTAAATTCAGATTGAGCCTTCTCCTTAGCGGCTTTAGCTCTCTCATCTGCTTGATTAGACTGCTCTCTAGCTTTATCTGCGTTAGCTTGTGCATTGGATTGTGATTGATTCGCTGACTCACTATTACTAGAATTAGTGCTCTTTCCGAACTCCCTTTCAATAGCTGAATCAAATTTATCAAATAGCGAATTTATACCACCATTAGCAACTTCTGATAATTTTTTAGCTAATCCAGATTTCTGAAGTAATTGTTTACCTACTTCTTTTCCAAATGCACCTGGTATGTCCTTTACGTCCATACCAATAAAATCTGCAAGTTTGCCGAATGTCTGCTTCATCCGGTCTTTAAGCAAAGATCCACCTAATCCGTCTAATAAGGATTTTTCTAGCTCATCTGTAAAACTGCCTAAAGCACTTTGAATAGAATTCCCAAATCCACCGCTATTACCGGATCTACCACCCCTATTGCCTAATGCTTTATCTCGGAATGATGTATTACTTTCAAATCCACGCCTAGCATTTGTTTGTGAAACCTTGCCGCTGTGTTTAAGAAGAGCATTAAGATTATCATCAATTGATTTTAAATATCCTAGTACATTATTTGGAGTAGATTTATTTGAATTTGAATCAGAACTACCTGATGCTTTATTAGCTTCATTCGCAAAGTTAGCAGTTCCATTAGATGTTTCTGTATCTGCCATTTAATCTACCTCCTTATAATATATTTAAAGGATGAGGATATCATCCCCATCCTCTATAACTATAGAAGGTTGTTGACCAGTATTTATACCTTTTTGTTCAACGCCTTTTCGCGCTCCTTTAACTCCTCTGTAAATGACTTTACATATTTCTTTCGGATAAATATTGGTTCATTCATTAACCATTCGACAGATATTGCACCCTCAGACGCTCGTGCAACAAACATAACCTCTTCAATTATGTTTTCATACATTGTCTGTCTTATTTCTTGAAATGTCTTTTCCTTTCCGTTGATCTTTATCGTGTTTCCACTGTTGTAAAGCTCGTGCGGACGGACGAAAAAATCTATCATCTACAAGCGCTACAAACGCTGCAGACGGATTACCGCATTTAGGGCATATTGTAGATCCACCAGCTCTGAGACCATAATCTGAAAGTTCCGTTATTCTTTCCTTAAGCATGAAATAATCCGCTGCACTCATCTTATCTTCAATTTTGAATTTAACTTCCATAGGAGTTAAACTCTTCTGACCGTCAATAGCTGTAATCATGTAACAAATTCTAGACAGCTCTCTATTCTGTCTACCGTCAGGAAGTTTAAATGCTTTATCTTTTCCAGCAGCTAACATCTGCCCTATTGTAGGAAGTTTAAAACTTACTGATTTGTCATAATCAAGGAATTCATCTTTTGTTATAGTTACATCATTAACAAAACCTTCAGGAAGTACTTTACATTCAATAGTACGAAGATCTACCAAATATTCTCCGTATGACCGTTCACCACAACTTCCGCAATATATTGCATTAGTAGTATGATACGGACCGAAATTCAAAATTCGTAGACATCTGCATATCCACTGATAGTCAATTTCTAGAAGCTCTCGAAAATTTACATCCTCTTCGACAGCCTTTGGAAGAATTTTATTGATCATAGTTTCATCAAAATCTTCCCCAGATACATAATCAAGTTCTGAAATCGTAGGAATTGATGCAAGTGTAAGCTCGTCTGGAATATTTTTATAGAGACCTTTGCCGAGCAACTCAATTTTTTCGGATAACGCCATTATACAAATTTCCTCCTTAAAATGTTTTTAAGTTTCATATAATAATTTACATATATCTTCTACATACTTTAATTCACCTTTAGCTATAGATATAGCCACATCTTCAATATCTTCAGGAGCTTTGTTAGGTGGATGCATGTAGTATAACACAACAATAGCAGTTCGTTTATTACCATCTGCAAACGGATGATTGAGTATAAGAGACCTGAATAGTGCTGAAGCTACTTCATTATCCGAATTGAAGTAACTGTTGAATACACTTATTGCACTATATAATCTATCTTCGCTAATAACTGATGAAGGTTCATCAAATGTTTCGCAAATAGCGGCGTTTATTTGAATTATATCTTCTGCATCTATTTGTCTCATCTATTTTGTAACCTTCTCATCAATGAAATATGATCTTTACAAAATTTTTCTGCAAATATATATGCTTGAGACTTATCAGATTTAGCAGCTTTAATTTGAAAATTCTTAGAACACTTAACTAATCGCTTCAATTTTGCCCTCCTTAAAATGTTTTTAAGTTTGCTTATATACAATTATATTGAAGGTTTTATGGCAGAATATTCAAGTTCCCCATTTACTATTTTACGATTCAAATAAGTTGACGATAAAACTATATTATCATTGTTCAAAATATCCGCTAATGATGCATTTAGGAAGTATGCTTTATATCCTTTATCCGACTCCCGTACAATATTTATATTAAACGTATCATATACTTTGCTGTTCTTAACTAATACATCATCAATTATAACTTTATTCCAATCGAAATCATCGTTGCTTGAAATGCGAAATTCAATAGTCTTACCGAATTCAGATACTTTAACAAACTCATTACACAGATAATTGTACCACTGTTTGTTAAGTTTATCATATTTAGAACTGTCTACAAATACGTCAGGGTCATTTAAAGATTTCAATAAAATAGATCTTACAGATGGAGCATACTTCAATTCAGCAAAATTAAGATATGTCGATAGATCAATTGGGCTGTAATCGGACTTATCACCTAAAAATTCTGTGAAATCATACAATGCAATTGTTTTAGCATCTTCTTCGGTTATCTTTCCGTTATTGAGCAAAAACTCGGCATCAGTTGGACAGATACGAATAATCCCTCTATTCACATAAGTTGTAGATGGAACATGAAGGACTGTATCCCATATATGACCTTTTCTGTCCAATAAATATGAATTAGAATATACATATGACCGAATATATTTTTTCATCTAAGCTACCTCCATATATTAACGCTTGTACCAAGGCTTAAACTTTTGTATTTGTGTCAACAGTTTCTCAGGATGACCGTCAAAGCAAATACCTCTATCATCTACATACACTATTGCAGGTGGTTTTGAAGACGAAATTAAATCAACATATTTAAGCAAATCATATTTCAACATCCAATCATTGACTGCAACCATACCTGCTTTACTATTGCATCTTGAAGATACAATAACTATTTTATATCCTGCTTGATGAATATCTCGCAAAGCTTTATCAATCCCAACCACAGGTTCGTCTGGAATTATAGCATCACCTTGCCAACCACTTTTATAACTATGAATAACACCATCAAAATCAAATACAACTGTTTGCTTATTCATAGATTCACCCCATATTTGATCTTAGCAGCTGCACATCCGCCTCTATGCGATCTATCTAACTTACTGTATTCAAATATATGTGCAACCATATTATATAATTCTTCGTTTATTTTAGGTAAAATGTATGCACAATCTCTATGTACAGTAGATTTGCTCACATTAAACAACTGTGCGCATTTTCGTATCGTACAACCTGTAATAACGATATACTCTGCTTCATGAATTATTCTTTGACGAATACTTTCTCTCATATTTTCACCCTCTGATAAATTATAAGCCTTGCTGAATTATATCAGCAAGGCTGGAACAACACAATTATCGACTGAAAATCTCTTCGACGGTAAAATCAGCTGTATTGTAATAATTTTCCCGAACCCAATCATTTGATTGAAATGTACTTACTTTTAGTGTAGTATCATCACAATCTTCAATCATTATAGTTTCATTGTTTTGGTTAGTACCAAAGAATGGAAATTCATGATTCTTGCATACTTCTAAACAATGTTTAATATTATCCCAATTTGCCGTATCTAGAACTAACGTATCTTTCATTTTGAAAATCCTCCTGTATGGTTTGTGTAATTATATTATAAGCCCTAATATAAAATTTGTCAAGTATTATTTTATTTAATTCCATACATTTTATTAGCTTAGTATCCTCTATACAGTACGTAACGAATTTCAACTTACATAAACTAGATAAATTGTTCTACGATCTATTTGGACTTCCAGATAAATACTGCTTGACCGCAATCATATACTGATCGCCACCCATGTTCAATCATCAAATCTTCATTACTGGTACCTTTTCCAAAACTGGTTTTAAACAGCTGATCGAACCCCCTGGATCTAAGTAAATTGTCTGTTATCTTTTTATCATTTCGCGACCAAACCTTAGCAGGCGGAGTATAATGATCTAAACTCATACCTAATTTTTTGTATACTACACCTTCAAACTTGGATCTATCGCAGTACGATATTATAGATGAGGGGGCATACTCTTTCAAGAAAAACGAAAACATTTTGTTCGCACCACCAATTACATTACAATCCAGTCTATTTGTATAACGTAACAATTCCCACTCATATTTGCTTGTATATCTAGGTTGACCAAAAGTCATAACAGACACTAGCTCGTCACCTAAAAATAGGCCAATAGATACTATCTGTCTAGACACACCCCCTTGAATATGGTTTTCGTTCAAGAATGTATTAGCTTTGGTAGCTGACAGCATAGCTATAACACAATCTCGTGCATATATTCTTTGTTTATTTAGACTTAGAAGCATACCTAATTTCAACCTGTTATCCCAATCAAATACATGTATACAGCGATAACCGTATTTGTTAGCCAAACGAGTTTTATCTAGATGGTAATTTGGATCTAGTATTTGATGGTATGCGTTATCTTGTTGACTGTGTGTATAGGAAGGATCAATTTCGATTAGAATATTTGAATTCTCTACCTTGATGTCAAAGAACTTTGTTTCTACTATAAATTCTTCTGTTACATCCAATCCAACTTCTTTTAATATATCTTCAAATTGTCGTTGTGTTTTAGACACACGTTTACCAATCATGTCGTCTCTTACTTGCTGTAAAATATCTTCTCTCAAGAATACAGGATATACCCCGTATCTTTCTAATGTAGTTTGCTTTATGCGCTCTTGTATCTCCTTTACTCGCATCGGAGAAACGTTGCCGTATCTTTCTACATTTGTTTTTGCTATCTTAGCTTGAACCTTTGGTGATTGTAACGGACTATCTACACCATACTTGGCTCTGCATGTATCTATTCGCTTTTGGATAATTTCAGGACAACTATTAAACCCAACTGTACCAAATTTTTCTATAAATCCTTCATTTATTCTTTCTCGTATCTCAGGATACCATAGAGTGCACTCATGCCCATATCTACTTAAATTTGTAGCTTTTGTTTTCTTCTGAACTGCTTCACTCTGAGTAGCGTATTCATGCCCATACTTCTCTAAACATGTAGATTTTCTCTTATCAGCTATTTTATCTAACTCTTCACGAGATTTAGATGCCCAATTAGATCTTATCTTATTTTTTGTCGCATCTAATTTCATAGGGCTATCTACCCCATACTTTTTCATAAATTTTTCTTTAGCAGCATCCTTAGATTCTTGGAGCACTGCAGGATTTTCTACTCCATATCGTGTTAAACAAGTTTTCCGTCGTTTTTGCTTTGCTTCTTCTGAATTAGCTGGATCAACACATCCATATTTTTCTAAACATGTCCTATCCTTTAACTTCGCCCAACATTCTTTAGAACACGTTCTTGGTGGATCATTGAATGTACCACGTTTCACTTCTACAAGTTTTCCACAAACTGGGCATGGCCTATAATGTGTGTCATTGCAATACCAATTTTTAGATGATTTTGGTTGAAACCATTTTCCGCATTCTTTACATTGTCGTTTTTCCACTATGTTAATCTCCTCCACCAACATATCGGTGTGTTTGTAAATATATTAAGGTTACATATACATTTAACGATGCAAAGTGAAACATAAAAATAGGGCTACAAATTTGTAGCCCCAAACTGGTAAATATTATCTAAGATCGGAGATCGGATGATTTTAGATAGATAGCTTTAGAAATTACGAAAGTAGTAGTTACCTGGACTAACGAACCGCCTTCTTGGTTCTGTGCACCATTTCGTAAACCTGCAATCCATGTACCAGGACAACGAATAACATCCCTTACATTGCCTTGGCCATCATAACGGATAAAGAATACCTGACGCATATACTCGGACGGTAGACCCATACGCTCGGTATCTGGATTAAACACCTGGCGCCTCCAATCTCTCAACGCTTCAAGCACATTCGGCTCACAGAAGCAATTAAGAGTCCACTCCACATCTGCAAATGTAACCTTACTTGGGAATTTGATGAGACCATTACCATAATGAACAACAATAGAATCTTGTTCCTCTTGTATCTCGCCTATTTCTGAAGTAGACAATGTTAACAAATCTGAAAATTCAGTCGGGGATGAACCATCCATGTTATATATTCTTACTTCAAACCATTATCTTCATTATATCTACCAGTATAGATATAACCGCGGACATTACCGCTGCTCTATATTTCTATAGACGTGGAGACTATATCACATCCACATAATGTGGAGCTGCGCACTCCCTACTGGAATTTGTAGGCCATAGTCGTTGAACCTTTCTCTATTCGAGACTTGGCTGCTGATTACCTATTGTATTTAGATTTTAGCATAGCTATAGCTACTTTTATTGCAGCATGATCCATCTCATTTACTTTTTTCTACTTTCGTAACATTCATCATATATGCATATTTCATCATTATTGATTGTAGTGAAATGAGCTTTAAGGCGTTTCAGCAATTCACGCAGTTTCAATCACATATTACTATGTAAAGGAACCTAGTTTTGATTGTTGGTTGTAAGTGGTGTATAATTATCTACACCTAACATATGTCATTGTGTTCAAGAAGTTCGCAACGCTTCTCCGTATACAAACGTATACCGCCTAGGTATTTCTCCTAGAGTGCAGACTATATCTTGATCTTCTAATAATATGGAAGACCTCACCCGCTTCGATTTAAGAGATTCTCACTCACGCCTGACACTACGTCGCTTGCGCCCTACTCCAATTGACGATTTTCACGTCCCATATAGGGGATAGTCGTTGAACCTTTCTCTATTCGAGACTTGGCTGCTGATTGTGAATTTCTAATACAGTATCTGTATTGTAGCTTTTAGGACATTGACTCACCTAAATCAATGCTTTTATTTCACCATGAGCTATGAATATGTTTCTTTCTGAATTTCTTCTGCGTTCAAGTTTAAGCATATTTCATCTTTACTTTGTAGCACATACTCTTTTACCACTTACCAGCAATTCAAATGAATTTGACACACATCACTGTATGAAAGAACCATAAGTTAATTCGTTCCCATTTTTAAAGGTGAAAACATAAATAATACCTCCAATGTTTATTAGTTTGAGAATGTATCTCATAAATATTTAAGGTGGATGTTTGTGAAAGTATTTAAGTTTTAATCTTATATTAAGTTATCACATGAAATGGATTGATAATTGGAGGTAAATCATATGTATGAAGTAACATGTCCCATTTGTAATCAAACACGAAATCTAAATAATAAACCAAAATCTAATGTTTGTAGATCATGCGCTCGTAAATTATGTATAGAAAACAGAACTGTAAATTATCCCGAAAAGCTTTGCAAATTTTGCAATTTACCATTTCATCCAAACAACAATAAACAAGTTTACTGCAAGCGAGATCATCATAGAAACTGTCCAGTATGTGGAAAAGATTATATAGAAGATAATATTGAAAACCTAAAACGACCTCCAGTAGCATGTTCATATGAATGTAGAGTCAAAAAAACACAACAAACAAGTTTAGCCAAATATGGATGTAAGGCTCCGGGAAACTCAGAATCTGCAAGAATAAAAAGTAAACAAACAATGATGAAAAAATATGGAACTGAATATGCAATGCAAAATGAAGAATTACGAACCAAGGCAAGAAAATCATTGATAAATAAGTATGGGGTAGATAATGCCAATAAATATCCAGAATTTATATCTAAAAGGCTCGAAACCAACTTAAACAGATATGGAAATTATATTGGACCTGCACTTAAAAGAGAATCTAAAACGAATGAAAGATTTGGAAATTTACTGCTAGAAAATAACATTGAATTTGAGAGTGAATTCAAAGTAGAAAATAAAATATTTGACTTCAAGGTAGATAATATTTTGATAGAGATAGATCCTACGTTTACACATACTTGTTACAAAGTATATAAATATGATCCTTTAGATAAATTTTATCATCGTGACAAAACAATGTTAGCGGAAAAACACGGTTATCGTTGTATACATGTATTTGATTGGGACGACTTAGATAAAATAATCAATTTACTAGTTCCTAAAACTCGAATATTTGCTAGAAATTGCAAGATATATAAATTAAATAAATCTGTTGCGGATAAATTTTTAAATGATTATCATATACAGAAAGGTTGTAAAGGTCAGCTACTACATCTTGGATTAGTTAAAGATGGCGAAATCTATCAAGTTATGACATTTGGCAAACCTAGATATGATAAAAAACATGATGTAGAATTATTGAGATTATGTACCCGACCTGGATATGTGGTAGTAGGGGGTTCGAGCAAATTATTTAGCTTTGCTACTTCTGAATATGGACTTAATAATATAATATCATATTGCGACAGATCTAAATTTTTAGGAACAGTATATGAAAAAATCGGTATGAAACTAATTAGGACTACACCTCCACAAGAAGTATGGTCAAGAGGCAATGAACATGTAACTGCAAACCTTCTGCGTCAACGAGGATATGACCAACTTTTTCGAACAAATTATGGAAAGGGTACATCGAATGAAGCACTTATGATAGAAAATGGATGGTTACCTGTATATGATTGTGGGCAATATGTCTATGAATTTAACCAGTGATCTTATGAGATCTGGCGCTGATCAAGATTTTATTATTTAGAGGGGTAAAATATAAGCTCTGCAAATTCAATGCAGAGCTTTGCTGTTATATAGTTAATTAAACATCCTACTTAATCCTGAGACCAAATCTTTGTAGTACCTCTATAGCATGCAATTATTTCATCAGTCCCTAAATATACTCCGTATATTGCATTACCAGCATAATATGCTAATATTGTATCAACAAATTTTGCATACAATGTATGATCTGAATTTGTTTGGACTATAGTAGTGGATGAAACAAGTTTAGTAAATGTGGAATCTAGATACCATCCCGAGAATGTAGATCCGCTTAAATGCGGTGTTGGTAAAGATGGATATGTAGATCCATAAGTTACTGTTATACTTGTTTCAGATACAGTTCCTTCTCCAGGATTCAAAGTTACCGTATAAACATTACCAGACCAAGAAGCTAATGCTTCAAATGATGTATATATAACTGTTTCAGTTGTAATTATTTCCGAATTATACATCCACCCATTGAATGTATAGCCTTCATATGTCGGTGATGGCAAACTTGATATAGTTTCTCCATAATTTACAACTATAGTTTGACTAGTTCCATTTTTCTCATCAATTAGCTTAACTGAACATGTAACTAAATCCCAGTTTACATATAGCGCTAAATTAGACTCATTAGATGCTGTATCGGAATCAAACTGCGAAAAATCTATAGGCGCACCTGAATTGATGTAATGCTTAACATCTGAACCAATTTCCTGGTCAGTACCATTGCTACTTAAATAGTACCATTCCGAATCGTCATTTATTATGTGCCCAGGATACTCCCACTCAATACCTAATGAGTTATGTAAATCACCAGATTTAAAACTCTCGTATATGGGTGTAGATGATTCATTATAAGTATATCTTATACTTACGCTGTCTAACCCTGCATATTCTTCTGGGCCAGTTATGGTACCACCATTTATGTTGTAAGATATATGTAATATACGTGGTAAATAACTTGCATCTAAATACACAGTGGATTGAGTTAATTTAGGGCAAATCATTCCAGAAGCTAGCACAGTTCCGCTCATATCACTTACCGGTAGAGCATTTTCAGAATCAAACCATCCATTGAACAGGTAGCATGATCTAGTAGACGGCGTAGGCAAAGATTCACTTAACGATGAAAATTCATCGGTAATTTTAATAGACGATGTTTCAACTACTCTTCCGTCATAATCTCTGAATATAAGAGATTTAGTGAGATACATTGTAAATCGAGAACCGTCTAATATAGTACCATTTACGTCGACCCAGCAATCGAATGAATCACCTTGACTATATAGACCTGTAACATTCATAACACATTGATAATTGTACGAAACACCGTAAATTTCAGTTGGTGTGTCTAATTTAGTTAAAGGTGATGTATATATATTAGAATTTAAGTCTTCTCGTATAAATTGTGGAACATAAACGCCTTCATTGGATATGTTATAATATATTGTACACTGCCCAGATGTTGAATCTGTCACATCTCCAATGAGCATATTGCTAAGTTCTGGCACTGCATTCAGAATCCAATTGGCATACAAGTTGACAGAATTAGTTGAAGATTTAAAATAACTTGCTGGTATTTCTTGACTAGTTTGATTCCAATATGTAGTCGAATCTGCACTCCCTACACACCACGCAGTAGCAGCCTCTACATGATAACCAGTTTTTGTAAATAACGATCCAACATCATAAAGATTTGCTTTAGTCCTACTTGAATATTTAATTGTAGTAGTTAGATCTGCAAGACCTGTACTGGTATTACCTGTATTAGTTCCTGTTCCGGTTGCCCCGTTGCCGTAATATTTAACAGTAAGCGTATTCTCTACCCATACAGCATACAATGTAGCAGCAGCATTAGCTGTATAAGTTCCTCCAGACGAATATTTTGCAGATGTTGCAGTAGATGAGGTTGCCCAACCTACACAATGATATCCAGTTTTGGATAATCCTGATGTACTTCTTAGAGTCAGATTAACACCATATTGCTTTGTCTGACTACTAGGAGTTGTGCCGCTACCGCCATTTATATTGTATGATATTTTATATGTTATTCTATTATACTCACTAACTGTTGCAGTATTACTATCAGTGTGGAAGGCTTTCATTGTAGATTTAGTAGTACCTGCAAAATTAGCTCTCAGATAGTAAGTTGTACCGGGTGTTAATGACAAACCAGAAACTGTAACAGTTGCAGTTCCAGACGAACCTGACAACGATACTGTAGTTCTACCTAATACACTACCGCTGTATGCAGTAGTACCAGATGACCCTGAGGAAGATACCGCAAATACATAATTATACTCTCCAGACCAGCCAGTTCCAGCAGATTTGTTAGCCCATTTAAGAACAAACTTTACAGCTGTAATTTTTGATGCACCAGTTTGAGTAAGCGAAAAAGACCATACCGCGTCTGGATTGGTTACACCGGAGTTATGACCTACACGAACATAACCACTTGCAGCAGATGTACCTGTTACATAAGTCAATGTTGCCATATCACGTACCTCCTATCTTATGCCTTAATAAGATAGATAGTAGTGGAATCTTTTTCAGCCAATGCGTCGTATTCAGATTGTGTACCTGCCCAAACTTGTGCATAGACAGCATTAGAATATTGGACTTGTGGGTACACTCTATCTATGTACACTTGACAAGGTACTTGACTATCCGAATAAATTGTTATATCACCATTCGAAGTTTTGCTAGCATTAAATACTGTTTGGATATCACCCGCCATATACTTAAGATATACAGCAGTTACAACAGCATACTGCCCCCTCTGATGAGTAGATTCTGGAATATCAAAATGATATAATGCAGGTATACCAGAGTGATTGCTACCAGCTACCCAATCACTGTCAGATATATTACAAATATATGGTGCATTAAAACTTAGAGAAAACGGTGTTACAAAATTACCATTTTCATCTGCCACTTTAAGTGTACCATCTTTATATATTGCAATATCAGTATAATTACCTGATGCAGGTGCAGATGCATCAGATGTCTGTTTATAAAATACACCCATTTCATTATTCTCCTATCGATGCTAAATTCCATGTATGTTAATTTCAATCCACGCCCCTGCGCGGGGGCGACCTGTTCTAAACTTATAAAAGGTCCTTACAGCTGTGAAAACGGGCACCCTCTGTATTCAGGAGTTATGTCTATATTCCAAGGATACATAGCTTTCATAGACTTGTAAAATTCACATCTCTTGTACTCATCTGGACCTTTATCACATATTAAACAGTTGTATCCTATTACTTCATATATGAGCTTCTCAAGAGGCTGTTCCGGTACATAGCAGAACCCATCTTCTTGTTTACCAGTTACATCATAATCTACCTTACACAATATCTTTGTATGGCTTAATTCCTTTTGGATCGTTTTCAGCTTATCTACAGGAACTGTTCTTAATATATTCGCTAATAATTTATTGCATAAAGATGCTATCAATTTAGCATCTCTCCATCCGCCAGGTATAGTCTTGATTCGTTTTTCCAATTTATCCAGATTTAATTCATAACTAGAAACTAATCCAAATATTGTTCGCAGAGCATAATATTCATCTCTAGTCAATCTATACCGTTCTAAGTTATTCTCCATCATTATCCCTCGCAACACACTTGGACTTTTCAAAATCATCGTAAAATTCAGAATACGATATTTCTTTCCATCCGTCAGAAGTTTCTTTGAAGTACCTATTTATCGTAAAAGATGAATTTGTATTCGGGTTGTTGGCTAAAAGTAGGCCTCTATGATCAAAGTCACCATTCGATGGATCTAATAAAAATGTTCTACATGTAACTATGATAGGTTTAGGTTCCGGCATATATGGCATAGAAATTGGATATATTTCGTCCATTATATCACTTACAAATCCGCAGCTGTAAACTCCAGAAACACTATCAGTATCAGTGCATCTATATCTATCTATATCACTATAAACTACAGTACCGTCAGGTTTTACATATTTGAATAATCTATACATCCGACGACATTGATATACGGAAGTACCATCCTTTCTATCATGAATATAATTCCAAGTATTGTCTGAATCGATTATAGGGGTAAGCGGCATTCCGTCTATCAATCGGTTCAATATGCTTTTTGTTACAAGAATACTGTGTCCGCTGTGCCCATCTTCGCATAAACATTCAAACGCTTTAAGCGCACTTTTATAACATCCGCACCCATACTCATAATCACCGTCATGTACAGAATTTTCCTTTTCACGAATACATGCCAATTCTACTTCACGCTTTGCCCAATCTACCATACTCATATCATATTCCTCCATAAATAGCTACTTTGTCCTAGTTTCTCCAAAAATACAGTTATTATCTAACATCACATATTTTACTCTATCGTCTTTGGTGCAAATCATTGTACCATCCAAAAATTTATGAACCTCGGATAGATCTAAATCTTTGCTAAACTTACATTCTATGCATGTAATTTTAGCTTTTGGTGCATTTTTAATATCAGAACAATCTATGATGTTAGGATATTTATTACTTTCTCTCAATATACCTAGTACACCTCCATCCGCTATGCTTAATTTCGTCATTATGAATAATAGAATCTACCATCCAACCATAGCCACAAAACCCATGATTATTTCTCACCATTTTTCTATACTCCCGGCTATTGCCACTCAGCTTCATGACATCTATACATGCACACCAACCATCACCAAAGTTGTAATAATAGCTTTTACCAATTCTATCTTTTGGGACCAATTTATCTGGTTTGGTAATAATATGGACATACTCATCGCCAGACCATCTGCCATTCCAGCTGTTGTTGTGTGGCATTGAAAGTTTGAATATTATCATATGTAGTTTTCTCCTTTGCTTACATTCTTGCACCAATTTTCAATTAGTTTTCTATTTGTGTCTTGCATCCATTTATGAGCATCAGCTCTCATTTCTTCAAATTCTTCGTCAATCATCTTGACTCTCCTTCGAAATATTAATAATATACCACCATCCGTAGCAATGAATGCATCATCGTTAGCAGCTACACATGCATCTTTATAAAAATTATACTTACATAAATCATAGTGAATACAATCTTTACAGTGTTGCATTTATATCTCCTACCATTTCTGCAATCTTTTGATTTATAGGCTTTACAATGTATTCAACTATGTTGTCCCGCTCGTTTATTTCTTGCCACCATCTTTCTCTATGCCTTCTAGGCAACTTGTAAATGTTGCTTACAATCGCACAGCAATACATTGCCGTTTGCATTCCCCAACACCCATCACAAGCTCGTTCATTGCACCAATCCGAAAACTCTTTAAATGTCATTCTCATTATCCTCCGTATGTTTTGCTACTATCAGACCTTACCCCATAGCACTGATTTTCATTATGTCTGAGGTCCGGGAAATACTGTAATAATTTTGCTGTTAGTATTGCGGCCTTAGTTAATTCCGCATCGTCAAAAAACCAACCACGCCAACACATTGAAAAATATACTGCTCTCGGCACTATTTCTATGTTGCTCTCTGAGAAATCACATTTATCACCATTAAGATTGATAAGCATATCATCTTCTCCCACGCCTAACTTAGCTCTAAAATATTGGTTTGCGGAAACATAACCCTGTTCGGTTTTTATCCTCGATGCTTTCCCGTTGCTTTTTATTATTGTCCCGTATGGGTTCCTATGCTTCACCTTTTCCTTACGTATGTTATGCGTTCCCTTTTTAAGTCCCAGTTTACTTATGCGTTTTCCTAAATTCTCATACGTTATTTGATGATTTGTAAATTTAGAATTGAACCCCTCAACAAGGTCATACAGTGTATAAGCTGATTCAAGAGTATCCTTAATGTATTTATCTTCTTCAGCTGTGAATCTTATCCCCATAATCATACCCCGTGACCTTATCTATCCTATTTCCTTTATTCCCTACAAATTTGTCTGTCCGTAAAATGATGTCTGCATTATTTATCATTTGTTTTGCAAGACTTGCGATAGCTTTAGCGTTCTCCATATTGCCGTTACCTTCTTCTATCTCAAGTATTGTTTTTCCTAAAATTTCCTGGAGCTCTAATAGCGTCATTCTTAGACCCTCCTGTTCCATGCTTCGATTGCCAAAGGCCTTTCATCGATAACCGTTATAATCTCGCCCATTTCATCAAGCTGAATTTCCAAGATGTAATTTGTTTTTGGTGTAGCAATATCACATTTAGAGCAATATATGCCAAAATTCCAACCTCTTATGATTCCCCTTTCGGTAGTTACTTTTATAAGAAATTTCGCTTCCCTCCACAGAACGGGCATGGCCTAAGTTCAACTTTTTCGCTCATCTTTATCACCTCAAATCTATATTTGCTATCTATTTAGCGTTTTGTATGTATTAACGATTCATGTAGGCTTATTTTTATACTAATATTTAGAAATCTACATAAAAATTGCTGCAAGCATTTACTTGCAGCTTTTATTATTAGCAGAATCAAATATTATAACGAATTTAATTCATATTCCCACTTGATCAACCCGCTATCAAACACTTGGACATATCCATGATCTATCATTATTTGACGTTCTGTATTATGATCAATATCGATAGTATTATCAGCAAATAGCCGCCTTAGGTTGGATTTTTGACATGTTGAGCGATGATAGTATGTATCCGAGACGTAATTAACCCATACATAACTAGGCTGTGTAGTATGTACATACTTGAACCCTAACTTTTCGTATAATGTACCTCTAGTATGAGCCCTATCAGAAAATGACACTATTCTAGTACATGGATACAATTTTAGAAACGCTTTAAATAATTTAGATGCTCCACCTACTACATTACTACCTAACTCTGTGCAAAATCTAGACAACTCCCATACATTTTCATCATTTTGTTGTTTACCCATACTTGGACGAAGTCTACCAAATGTCATTACACTAACTAACTTACCATTATCTGTAAATAGACCTAATCGTATTGTGCTGGTTACTGGACCTTGCCTATGGTTATTAGCTAGAAATGCATTAGCAGTTTTGGAGTCTATTTCGTGTATACGTAAATTTCTTGCAAACATTTTGTTATTATTTTTACCTAACATATTTCGTAACATTGATTTAATTATATCTTGTTTGTGTTCCCATTCATACCCAAATATATGAAATAAAAATATTCCCGCCTCTTTACATAGATCTGTTTTTAATTTATGATAATTAGAAGGTGTAGGGTATTTGTCATCATAACTAGGTATGCTAGAATTATGTGTATATGTTGGGTTACATTCTACGCCAATTTTAAATTGAGGTAAATATATGTCAATTTCTTTTGGATATATTATACTTCTATCGTTATGCAGTATCGTTATATTTGGGTCAATAGATTGTATATACTGAATAACTTCTTGTCCCATGTTACTTACATGATATGTAACAAGTTCCTCGCAACCAAATCTATGGAGTATTTCATGTATAGTAGTCATATCAATTCGTATATCATTATAAATTTCTTGGACAGTAGGTTTGTGCGAATAATGTGATGTTATAAATTCAATTGGGTTAGATTTGAATTGAATATAGTTAGTTTGTATTTCTTGCCCATATTTATCACCTAAAACTTTTCCGAAATTGTATGTATATGTTTTACGCATTTTACTTTTAATGCACTCACACTGAGCTGGATTAGCTACTCCATATCTAGACAAATTATTTTGCACAGTCTTATTCCGAATAGAAGGTACCTGTGTAGGATGCTCGGTACCATATTTAGCTTTCATAGTATGCTTAACTGCTTGGCGTAAAATTTTTGACGATAAAGTATACCCACCATATCGCTCATTCACAGTATTATCGACTTTAGCTCGTATGATTGGAGACTGTCCTGGATTATCTACACCATATCGTTTCTGGACACCTGCAATTCTTAGTTGTTTTACCTCATCAGACGAAGCTGCAAATTCTGTACCATATTTCTCTAAATTAGTTTGTTTAGTGTGTTCTTTAATATCATTTAATTTGTCCTCACTAAAATTATTCCAGCTTGTCTTTATTGCCTTTCGTCGACAGTCCTCACACCTGCGGCCTCCAGCTTTCATATAATTAGCATAAGATTCTTTTATTAGTAAGGGGACACCACAATCTATACATGGTCGATAATGTTTATCCTTACATGAATTTTGTTTAGGGCTCATAGCTATAAACTCTTTACCACACCACACACATTTACGTACGCCAAATGTACGTTGTTTTAAAACAGTACCTCTACAATTTTCACATGTTACAATATCTTTAGCTACATTTATTTCTTTACCGCATACTTTGCAATACTTAATCATATAATTCTCCTTAATGAGTTAATAATTATATTATAGTCGATTTTAAACAAAAAGTCAATAAAAAGATGACATCTTTATTTAGATGCCACCTTTTTGTAGATAATTTTTACATTAAGGAGAAAAAGTTTGCAATATTACTCAAATTGGGTTAAGTCAACGTTAGGCGGTAAGGCAACGAGATCAACAATTATGTCGTTTATGACGCCATTGACGGTGATCCAAATCCTGCCTATTACGGTATTCGCATTAACGCGATCCTCACCATCAATGTCAGCGGACATCTTCACTAAGTAATCTTCTATAGCACCGACATTTTTCATTGTGTCGAGAATAGGAGTTACAGCCGCATAGAAGCTACCATATGCATCTGTATTATTATATGTGAATGTTATAGAAATACCTGCTCTATACACAACATCTTCAATGGCGTTTACTAAGAATCTTGTTGAAAGATTTGCAAGTGCTTGATACGTTGCCGGAGGTACTTCATAGAGCGTAGAATTACCCCAAACAGTTGTACCTAAATCAGGTATTGTAGTTATGATATTTACACCTACGCCTTCGAGACTCTGCCACTCATCTAACAGCTTCTTCGGTACATTATAATCGAATTTACCAAGCTTAAGATTGTGTTTACGATTTGTAGGTAATGCCCATTCATATTGAACAGCTTGATTAAGAATCATTGCCCTATGAATCATAAGAGCTTGGAATGAAGGAGAAGCAGGCGCTTGCTTACCTGTACCTACATATGTATATTGACCCCAAGGTGCAAATAATGCAGAATGCGTAGAATATAATGATGTATTCAAATCATATAGTGCATTTGAAGGTACATATCTTGAAAGTAACTGTGCATAACCAGATTCACCCTCTACTAATGACTCATTATATACTTTCGACCTTGGAAGGCTCTTAGGAATATCTATGAAGGCGGTAGCACATCTGCTGTAATATGCAACATCCATCAATTTTATATGCATCGGAGAGATTTCGGTAATGTTCTCCACAAGCTCTCCTGTAAGGAATTTATAATCCTGATCATCCCAACCTGGGCTTATGATTCTATTAGGGTTATAGGATAACTTGTCTTTAAGCAGCTCGTATACGTCTAGTGCATAAGTATAAGTCCACTCTCTATATTTTATGGTAGACATAGATACTGCATCTGTTATAGTAGATTTAGCAGAAGTGAGGGCTGTTACATACGCTGTTGAACCTGGATCAGCGTAACCTGCAGCTTTATATCTAGCAGTTGCAAGAGCGATCGCATCGTCCATCATTGTTTCTGTATTAGCTGCTACATCAGTACCGCCTGTAAGTGATACCGCCTCAGCCTCAAACTCTACTTCATTTTTAGTTATACCTTTGCATGTAATAGATAAGAATGATGATTCTACCTCGTCAATATGTAAAATAGAATCAGTAGATTTATCTATATCAAACACAAATATAATATTCTCAAGTGCTGATCTAACACCGGAAGCATCAATAGTATATGTAATTATATTCCAATAGTCTCTGTTTGGAACCTTTTTAAGAACTACTTGAAGCGTATTTCCAAATGTACCAGGATACTTAGCTTTAATAGAAAATGTACCGCTAGTATCTTTATTTTTTAATTTGAACTCACCTGATGCTTGGGTACCTGGACAAAGTCTGCATACTAGCACATCATAGCCAGCAGCAAGTAAAGTCATTGCCATTTGATATGAATAATCTTTTGCTAACCTATAATTAGATGCTACACCTCTATAAGTTGCTACAAAAGACTCTAACCCTTGCTGAGTAGCTGGAAATCTACTCCATGCTGTCTCTTCAAGCATCTCTTCTTTAGTCTTGCCTAAGGATTCTGGATCTAAAAATCCAGGTCCCCAACAACTCGTTATAGGCAGAGCTACAGTAGCATAACTGCTATTACTAATAGAATAGCTATAATTCTGCGAAACTTCATTTATTGTTATGTTCGCCATTAGGAATTTCCTCCTCCTGATTTAAAATTTGTTTTACAGATACTTTGTTATCTTTTAATATCTGCTTATCTGATTGTTTTTCATCTGCCTTCTTTATAACATCCTTAGGAGGTTCCTTATGGATAGGCTTGTCTGTTATTAAGAATTTAGGATGGTTGATGTACCCTGGAACTTCTTTTATTTCGTTTGGTTCAAAAGTTACACCATAAAAAGTTTTTACAGTATTTGAAAGATTCTTGTAATACATTTCATATCCTCCAATTCACAATTATTTAAGGTTCGGATCCACTTGACACTCAGTTCTCTTAAGTTTCTGCGGAACATTATTAACTAGAACACAGCCTTCACATCGCATGGGAAGTATGGTTTGATACAACTGACCAGCTTTATTATAATTAACTTGATTAGACGATCTTTCTATATCTCTAGAATCATCTATAGTTATTCCGAATCTAATTCGTCTTTTTGATTCATACGGCAATCGTATAGTTAGGAAATACATTGAACTGTATTTGAATATCAATTCTCGTTCAAGTTCATCCATATCTGCTTGATTAGTTGTAAGCAAAGTTATAGTATAGCTAAGTTTTATAGGCATAGACCGTTCATAGTAGATTTCATTTGTATCTGTATCCATAACAACTGGAACACCTTTATGGACACGAGTAAAATTCCATCTTTCTGTGTCTACTTTATAGTTATTTTCGCGTTGTACAGCTACAACAGGATACTCTATTTTATCTTCAAGCATCTGCGCAACTAACTGTAAACACATTTCCGGATCTGCTACCTTTACATGAGGATTAGCTACTTCATCAGGATTAAAAGAACGACGAAGGTCTTCTACGATTGCATCATCATATAAATATATCACTGTCAACCCTCCTCATTCTTAGTATCATACTGTTGACCCCTATAATCATAATTCTTAGATAAGAATGTATTAGATTTGTTGAACTTCTGGCTCACCTGTTTCTTAGTCCTACCTACAACATCATTATCATATACAGGAATAACTTGACACATGACATGATCAGGACATTGCAAATCAGTAGTAATCTCTCGTACTCTAAATACTCTATCAGATACTTCAGAATACTGTCCAGAAATTGTAAATATGCAATCTCTTTGAAGATTCTTGAGGTTAAAGCTGCAGTGTATTAAGAATGGAAGATTTTCATCATTTTCTACAACCCAACCTACACGTTTGTATGTCTTTATTTTAGGAGAGCCTTCAAAAAATATGTGCACATCCTCCGATATAGAATAATGGTCTACAAGAGATTCTCCTTGGTTGTTAGAATCCGCTAGTATAGGATATTGATACTTTGCAGGTATGCCCATCATTTGAAGTGCCTCGTCATATCTGTCGCGCATCAATTTTACATCGGATTGAATTAGATTGATGCTCATTGTTCTAACACCTCAGCATTCTCTTTAAGTATGTCATCAATACTACCTACCCAGTTATACAACCAGCTCCAATCTAAGTTCTTTACTTCAGATATTGCAGATATATTGATAGCACTGCCATTGGCTAAAGCATCTCTATAGCTCTCTTCACTTGGAGCATATCCAGAATTTATCCAATCTGGATTTTCCTTAACTTTAAAACACACAACTTTCCAGTTAAATTTTTTGACTCCGTTTACATATTTCCAAGTATTTAGTACACGTATCTTATCATATCCTAAATTCTGGAGTTTCATAAGTAGGTCAAGCGTTGTTCCAGATAGATTAGATGATGGGCTGTAAGATATTCTAAATCCCCATTTATATAATTCTTCCAATATCTGTGCAGGTGTTAATTCATATGAAGAATTGTCTAAATATGTTGGATTAGATACTAAATCTCCTCCAGCTCTTAAAGTACATGCAAACAATACGCCATATTTAGGATGAACCACCTTGATTAGAATACATCTAAGTAATTCGTCATCAATTATATCTGTTACAGTTATTTTAAAATTACAACTGTTATTAGATTTACATTTTGTTAAATGATGCCAATCTGCAATCTTATACTGTAATGGAAATTGATCCGTCATCGATTGCACCTCCTGATTTAACTGCTTTCACGTAATTACGAAGTTCTAATTGAAATGCTTTAAGCTCCTCAGTATCAACATCGGGATAATTGGAGAAATATCGAGCTATCATATCAATCTTAAGTTTAAAGAATAAAATGCGTTTATCAACATCTGAAATTTCCGGGTGACGTTCACAAAATATAAAATATCTTGTAACAACAGAACTAAATGCTTTATGAGCAGTAGGATTGTCTTTAGATAGATCTGCCTTTTCTATAGTTTTAAAATTTGTAGAATTGTAATTCTTTAAATCCTTGAAAAAGAGATGTGTTATATCATTAGATACCACTATCATCACCACCTTCGTTCATATCACCTAAATTCCAAGTCATTGCATCTGTACCAGTCTGTGGAAGAACTTCTGAAAGTATTTCCGTAATAGCCTTTGTATACGATTCTTTTTCAGTAACTCCTAGATCTTTAAGTATGGTAATCATGTTTTGAGCTTGCCCAATTGCAGCATCTCGTCTATCGAAGTTTACTGTACTTTGAAGTGTTATAATTGGGTTCATTACGAGCTTATATGTTCCAATATATCCGCTTAAATTTCTAGATACAAGATACTTATTTATTGCATCTGTCCAGCCCTCTATATAAGCATTTTCAACTCTCTGAAGTGCATTAGAATAAAGTGCAGATCGTTGACTCATAACAGCACCTGCTCCACCAAGACCTTCAGATGACGAAAAGTTCATTGCTTCTTTGGGTACACCTAAAACAGATAGTTTCTTATCCTGATAGTATTGCAATAGCTTTGAATCTTCACTGGTAGCTTCAGCCATATTCAAATCTGTTATAGAAATTGCATCTTGACCGTTTACCTTAGGTATGTAGATGAGGTTATTGGGACTTTGAGGATTTACAAAACTTTGGACATCACCAGTAGATGTATTAAGTGATAATTGCTGCTCTATTGCGTCTTTAATCTGCTGCAAACTGTTTTGAATCTCATCCTCTTCTGCAGTATTGCCGCACTCTACATTTATAAATCTGACTACACGAGTAAGCGAAGACAGAAGTAATGCATCTTCAAGCAATGATAAAGTCTGTGTAGGCTGAACAGCTTTTTCCATAAGCGGTTGAGCAAATTGAATATCATACTGCTTCACGTTTCCACTAGAATCTACTGTATCAATTGTATAATCTCCTAGCATACCACCTAAAGAAAAATGTACTACTGCGGATTCCGGATAAAGCACAAAATCTTTAGCATTATCTGATGGTTCAGTCATATATCCGACCGGCTTACCTCTGTACCACAGATGCACAATATCTTCTGGAGGTATTTTAGTAGATGGAATTATATCATAATCCGTATCTATAATTGTATTACTGTCTAAAGCTACACCAATTGACTTATTATGCTGAATTCTATCCTTGTACATGTCCGTTGTAGGTATGTACAAATTTCCAATTGTAGCTAATTCTAAAATATGATCTCTAGCATACCTATTTATGTTCCATCTATCAAAAAGTTTATTTATTATTTCAGCACCATCTGCTGAATTTTTATCTCTAGGAACTGCCCATATGATTTGACCATCTGTATTTACAGTAGTTGCATCTGTTGCATAATATGATAAAGCAGTACTTATCTGAGCGTCTCTTGCAAGTGCTCGCATAGTATCTATTTGTGTTTTTATATCTGCTAAACTTGTATTTCCGCGCATATCAGAAATCCTATACATAGATCCTGATATTACACTCCGTATCCAAGATTGAGATTTTGGTCTATTTAGAAGTCGTTTTATCCAGCTATCTTTCAATGTAATCTACCTCCATGTATGTATAAAAGGGTCATTACGTGTATTGTTTTAGATCATCATCTATACCGTATTCATTGAAAAATTTATCCTCATAAAATATAGGTATATCATTAGCTCTGGCCTTATTGAGCATTGATCCGTCAATAGATTCCATCAAGTTGCCTATGAGCAAACAATCGACATCATCTGATAATTCGGTTACTACGCACGCAGAATAACTTTGAAGTATTTGTACTATTTCAGAATCTGGACCATGCTCAAATCTACCAGTTATGCATATAGTTCTACCTCTAAATATAGGTGCTCCTTCAAATTTCTTGAGTGTACTATGCTCTATAACATTGCTTCTAGATATGAAAGCTTCTAGAACAGTTTGATTATACGGACTACTTAACCACGAAATTAGATTCTTGTCATCTACACTATCCATACTCAAATCTACATATATTCTATTAGGTGAATGTATGTAATACCGTATTGTATCAATATCATTATTGCATCGTATGCAAAATCTTTTAAGTGTGTCGTCCGAACGAACTTCGGTAATCGGTATGCAAGCTCTTAGCATCTGATGAATATCTAACGTAAAGTTGTAATCTTTATATTCTGGTAGATCTAGTATATCTACAATATTCAAAATTTCATTAGACTTTGCAAGTTTGAAATATCTATCTTTAGACATAACTGGAATTCCTAGAACACTTGCCATGCTGCAAAAATCTAGATAATGATTAGATAAACATGCGTTATCATCGCATTTTACAATACCATTTTTAGGTACATTCAACAACTTCCCGCACACTGGGCAAGCTATTGTAGATAATCTAGGTTCTCTTATTTTACTATCTAACGATTTTGAAAATAGATATTGGCCATTTCTACCATCTTGCTGTATCACAATATCACCAGGTTGTATGTTATGGCCCACTACTTCGCTGTAATTCAATGACATGGTATAATTTGAATGAACATGTTGAACTAATCCTAATATAGCTCCAGATCTATCTACAGACAATCTAACTTGACTTACTATAAATTGATACATAGGTACAACTTTATGATGTATCTCAGTACCTCGGAAATATGTGAACCCGCCTATCAACTTTGGGTAAAACTCAAATGTGTTCGAATGTAATATAGTATTTATAAATTTGTAGTCAGGATTAGCTGGAACTAAATATCCAGGGCATACATAAAATTTTGACATCTGTAACCAATTTCTTATAGCAACTGCACCCGAAAATTTAGACGCGTTACTTTTAACAAATGATGCGACAAATTTATATGTATTGTCCAATTTGGATGTGTATTCTGAAATATACAATTCAGATATATTACCTTCATTATGTACAAATGGAGTATCTGGTGCATATAGTGTTCCATATACGAATGTTGAACCACCTGTAATACCTATCTTTGTAGGCACTGTAGGTAGTTCCCTAATTTTAGATAATTTGATGTGTTCTATTTCTTCTATATGATCGTAGTCGGATCCACATCCTACAAAATCTAGCACACCTCGGCTGTCGTACCTAAGCATCAACTTGATGCCAAAAGGCTCAGCTAAAACATAATCACCAGGTTTGAGAAAGTTTCTCATAATAAATTACCTCACTTTTTATTTTTATATAAGTTTGCAAATGCAGAACCTATATTATTAACTTGATTTGAAGTATAACCTCTTCGGTTTACCGATGATATAACAGAAGCTACATTTTTAACAGGTATCTTAATATTCGGAGTATTAAGTGTAGCGTTCCAAAGACATCCTGCAAAGGAGTCTGCAACGTCCTTTGAACGACCTACAACGTGATCTACTCTGCCAGTTACAGAATCCCTTTGCAGATATATCAGCTCATCTTGAAGTAGCCGACAATCTAACATATCAACTCGTTGTTCAAGTATCATTGAACGCAACGCCATGTATCCATCAGGTGTCCTATCAAGAGATATCTTATCTACTGTAAATTGCTGCTCCTCTAAAAGCTGTGCCATATACTCACTCTGAAATTGGTCTCTACTTATTCTGTCAATGTTAAGACCTTGTTTTCTAAGCCAACATATAAATGCAGTTATCTTAGAATATGGTATTTTATCGCCTCTAGGAGCTTCTAGAGCTATAGAAAATAGATGTGTAAATATTGGCATAGATACTTTTGTACCATTATCTAATTCTATGTCCTTTCTTCCAGTAATGCAACATGCCGATATACCAGTTCTATCTGTATTAAGTGACAAATCTAGATGCAGATATACAGGATATATTCGTAAATACTGAGATATACATTCAATATGGAAAAATTCTTCTATTGTATAAGCATCTTTTGTTCCTATTGTAAGTATATCATTATAAAAGGGATTTCTTCTAGTTTTAGATATACACTCTGTGAGTGACTCTTGTGTTATGAATGATAGTGAGCCTGGAACTGAAATGCCAGCCAAGTCTCTTAAAGCAATATCAAAATCTGCAATGAAATCAGATTTCATATCTACTGGAGGATTAAGTATCATATATCCCTGATCTCTGAGTTCTTTTAATGATTCGTCATTGGATTGATTGTCCGGGATTACAAACCCCTTCTTATGTCTATCACCGACAGCTATGTAAAATGTTTTATCAGAAAACATAGATTTCGGAAGTATTTCCCATTGCGGTTCATCTACAACATACATATGGTCACCGGCACCAGATGTTCTCTGAGTTTCAATATGAGCTTCAATGAAATCACTATCGCTTTTCTTTGAACTTACAGCGAACAGCTTTCCCCAGACTTCTCCGTCTTTTCTAAATGTACCTTTGATACGAGCTGAAATAGTATTATATGTGTCCATCATTGTAGCTTTAGCTTTCTGCACATCTTTCACACCAGCCCTCTGGAAGTTAGCTTCATCCATGATTGCTGCAAAACATTGTGTACCTAATGCATGCGACCCGCTACTTCCGAAATCTATATTTATTTTATCTCCCTCTGGTATGTAGTAGAAATTTCGATCGCTTCGGCTAAATGTACCATGACTGCAGAACCACGGACTTGCTTTAAGTGTGTCATTAAATTCACGAAACGCTACACCTGATGCTAAGTCCTTTGTGATGTTGAAGAATAAAATTGAAAATCTAGATATATCCTTTTTGCCAAAAAATGCTTGAGGGTCTCTCAAGCACATTAACCTGTAAAGCATGTAAGAAACTGCAGTTATTGCAGTAGATGTTTTACCTATTCTAGTAGCTCCAGTAAATATGACCTCATCATACTTATTTCCTGCATTGAAGATATTTTGAAGAGTAGTCTTCCAGTAAGGATATACAGCTTCTCCGTTTCTGTTAGTTCTACCTAAATACATATCGCTGCATAAGAATGTATCGATATCTACAGGTATCTCTTTATAATCAGAAAGCCATACATCATTGTAAGTGTCAGAGTATCCAAATTTGCTTATCTCTTCAAGTATACGACGCAAAACTTGCTGCTCTCGTTCATTTACGCTATTGTATATATTCTGTATACGAATAATTACATCTTGATCAATCATACTACATTTAGCTCCAATAGCACAGCTTGTGCACTAGATCTGAGTTTTTCTCTAGATTTAGAATCGAATACAGCCGAAATGTTGTTATCATTTGTAGTAGCTGAAGGCTGTAAAGCTGTATATTCAGACAGATCCATGTAAGGCTGAAGCAATTTTTGGCTATCTATCATAAGCTTCTGGAGCCGTTCTTGAACTTCCAACAACATCATAAGCGTTGCAGGACTGTCGTCGCTAAGCCTTTCTAACTGACGATCTATAGATTTATACAACTTAGCTTCTATCTTATCCATCATATCTAGGTACTTTACTATTCTAGATACTTGATGGTATATTCGTAAAACAGTTATATTTTGGAGAGCTTGTTTTGCTAAATCCGGATTATCAGAACACACCAAAATAGACGCACGCATTTTTGCTACGTCTGATTTCTGTTTTGCATATAATGGGTCTTCAGAAGTTATCGAATAACCCTCGACAGTTTCGAGGTCTTTCATAATACTCCTCCTAGTATGTGAAATTATTGAAGGTCAAAAAGCACTACGCTTAGATTTGCTATAGAATCTTTAGCTAATTGATCATCTTTTGCAACTGTTGCAAGAGAATCTATTGCCATCTTTATATACTTTATGCCATCTGCATAAGTATTCTGATTGACAACGGGTTCTTCAGCTATGTTAGTATCCGCATTTACACTCTTACATTTACTTATCTTCAATGTCAACTACCTCCTTAACTTTAGGCAACTTCATATATATTTCATTATAGCTTGCTATTTCATCGCTTAAGCTATCTAAACATTCAATTATTGAATCCGCTTCATCATCACAGTTATATAATTCCGACTTCATCCCTGATATATATTTTTGAAGCTTGCCGCTATCTGGAAATCCTTTATAGACTTCAGCTTCAAAAGCAGACAAGAATTCAACAAATCTATAACTTAATATATATTTTCTCACAAGTTTATATAATCCTATATAACTATTGCGAAGCTCCATCACATTCTTTAACATGTTTATGCCCACCTATCTATATCGGAATTGATTACCTTTATCATAGACAATGTACTAACATCGTTATGACACATTAAAAACTCAACTTCTCGAGCTATACTTTTATCCTGGACCTCATTTACATACATCCTATAATATGCCGTAAATGGTATATCAGCTATATCAGATATAAAATCCTTAACTGTTTTCAATATCTCTGTCATAGCATTTACATATCTTATTATATAGATGAAGTAGATGTACAGGCACTTCTACAACATCATTAGTTTTCTTTATTCTGACATTGTAGAACCACTGTAATGCTTCAATACTTTCTGATAATTGTTTAAGCGTAGGTATCTTTATAGATTCCCCGCCTGCATACTTTGTAAGCATTATAAGACGACGATATCCAATTATTGAGAATAATTCAGGTAACCATGCAAATTCTACTTCATCGTGCAGCGGAGGCATTAACTCAAGTAGATACTCAAAATCAAGCTCCTCTGTAATTGGCAATTCGCTTTTACTCATCTATGACCTCTGTAATAGATTTGTTGCTCTCATAATCAGGTTGTTCGATTATGTCGAATACAATTGCATTATCAGATCTTGCTAAACGATTAAATCTCAACTGAGAATGCGATGAAGCATCTAGTAGTACTATTGCAGGCCCCATTACATTATTGAGATTTAATTTATCATTATAATATACCCAAAACTCATTATTATTTACTGAGGTTCTCACTACACCAGCAGTATCTGAATTTGAATTAAGTATACCAGCAACCTCTAAAGGAGATACTTGCAATTTTGTGGCATATGATTCATTAGACAATATACTAGATTTGTTTGTATATGATAGACCCGATAAAGAGTTAGTGAATACAGAAGTACTAGAATTAGCATTGTTTAAAGTATCTTCTTCAGTTGATTCGCTAGAATCATCTGAATCTAATATATCATCTGCAGCGTCATCTTTAAGCTCATCGACAACCTTATCAGATATGCTAGAATCAGATCCCTTCCCAAAATTACTAGATGAACTTTTTCCACTAGACCCAGGTGTGCTATCGGGACCACCTGGAATTTGATCTACTGGCGTATTATCGGCAACAGAATCATTGGAATTATCTGAAACAGAATCTTTTGAATTTTCGAACTCAATTATATCTATATACTTATCATCTAAATACTCTTCCAGCTGCTTAACTAGTGGAGCATTTAAAGGATTTTTCATTGCTGCACGTATTTTATCTTTTCGTGAACTTGACTTATATAATTTACTGCAATATATAGATTTCAATTTTTTGCCTCCTTCATATATATGTAAGGCTTATCAGGATTACTATCTTGAATACCATATCCGATATATAGCAGATAAACATTATCGGTATATACATCTATGAATTTCAATTGATATATGTGAACACCAGCATCTAGCTTGAGGATAGATGTATTTAATTTTAACCAAGGCCTGCTACAATCTTTAGATACATTATTAGAATAATCGACTATCTGCTTTTTAGGGACTATTTCAATCATATCATATAACTTACAACTTAATGGCATAGATTCGGGCAATTTTACCCATACATACGTATCTATTTCATATCTACTAAATAAATGGGTATTAGATGCAAGTGCAGAATAGGGGCACGCATTAAAGATTGTAATGTTTTCAGATCCATTTACCATGATATAATATACTGATCTCCCTTGTTAGCTAAATATTCAGGTTCAGTTATTTTATAACCATTAGATTCCAGAAATTTTTTGAGGTCCTCAGACATAGGTCTCATCCATAATACAGAATTCTGACCTGCAAGCGCACCGTAATTGATTATCGCAGCAACTTGTTTTTTCTGAGACTCAAATTCTGCAGAATTGCTTATTTGTCTACTCACAGATGCTTGTTTAATATCTTCAATACCTTCAATAGGTAGTACCATAAAATTACCTCCGATAGTTTATATCCTATACGGAGGTATACAAGGTTCTTTACTTAATTTGTGAGTGTTGGAAATACAACATCATTAGGTGTTGGAAATACAACATCATTTAGTTCAGGCATATTTTGCATTGTCCAAACTAGACCAAACATATTCCATACGAATGCTCTATCATGATGTTCATCACAATCGCCTCTAGCAAATTTCAACAGATGACGCACCCCACTATCTACATAACAATGCGCTGGAATTCCCTTTTCCCAATTATGCTCACCATACTTATTTGCACCTTCTTCGTAATGAATAGCTACTTCTAATATCAAATCATATACAGATATATTCCACAATTTGACTCTAAATATAGATATTGATTTATATATCGAATCTAAATCTCCTGTGTGCAAGAAGTTATCAATGTTCGTCAATATGTAAGACACTGGATCAATTGTCAAACTTTTACTAACATATTCATAAGATGCTTCAAAGGAGATATACATTGCAATTTGTTTCAACGGCATCAAATCGCATCTTCCTTTATTCGACTGAATGTCTCGTACAGCACCTGTATCAAATTGTCTACGATTACCGCTATCTTGTATCATCTATCTACTCCAAATAATTTCAATTCCTTATTTACTTCACTAGAATCCTGTTTTGCAGATTCTAATTTAGATACATACGATATCACATCGTTCATACCTTTTCTAAGAAACTCAGAATTTAATTCATCTTTAACAATCTCTAAGAATTTAACATACACTGATTTCATAAAACACCCCTAAAAATTAAATATCTTCTTATTACGCCTTAAATTCTTTTCATCATATGCGTACTCTCCATATGCAGCTTTGTAAGTTTCCATTATATCTACTACAACACGAGCCACATTAGATTCTTTAAGTTCTTCAAGAGTATAGCCATAGCTTGATATCAAATCTTTTAATTCAGACAAAGTATTTGCATCACATACCTTATCAAAACACATATTAGATTTAGTTTTAGAAGTTCTAGACTTATCTGATAAAGAAATTGTTCCCCATTTTCTAGTAAATATTTTATTGTACCCTGTACGAAGTCTATGACTTACAGAGTCACAGCTATAACAAGGGAATTTAGACAATGCATCTAATGAACTCATACCAAATAGATGAGTTTTTACATCAGGATTTTCTGACGATTTAATGATATCATACACCTCACGCATGTATATATTTTTATCTTTCTGAGATACATCATTTGCAGGTGAAATTCCTATGTATTCAATATGCTTGCCAAATTCATCTGTCCATGATAGCATATTTCGTAGATTTGAAAAATCTTCCCCATAATGGAATACTGGTACCAATTTATCCGGACTTTTTAGCTTCTTTCGCATATACAGGTAATTGTCCCAAGACAGCTTTGCGGATTCAACATAATCTTCCGGAGTTTTAGGCTGCTGATACCTACCAGGAATCTTATCTACTTGTGCGATTGCAATCAAGTAATCATCAATACTATTAGCAAATTCAATGTACTCATCAACATTTAAAGAAATTCCCTGGCTATGCTGTGTCCATGCACCACTATCTAAGAATAACGATGCAATATATCCCTTGTCATGATACTCCACCATTTTCTTAACACTCATTCTGTCAAGCTGTGTAACAAGAACATCTATAGGTTTATAATCCGGCTGACGCAGTAGCCCTTCCATCATTGGATCAGTCAACGATCCCGAAAATATGTAGTGAAATTCTTGCTTCATATATTATCCTCCTAAATGAATACTATTCAGTATATTTACATTCAAACAAAAATTTTGTTAAAACTGTATGAGCAGCTATTTTAGATGATGCTAATTCACGCATACAATCAATTCCGCATTTATCTATATGCGGGCTATTGCATACTTGCATTATATAACGAATTACTAACTGTATAGGTGTTTCAGAATTATCGTCAAAATGACCTAACTTCCAAACCATGTCAGATATAGGTCTATTAAATTTAGTTATAGATGCAAGGTCTTGTATATATTTTATATGCAAATCACTCATACCTAATAATGTATCAACATCTTTAAATGTTTTAGCGCATTTCCAAAGTCCGCAAGGTTCCAGCCTCCCTAACTTCATTGCATCTTCATGTAAAGCATACTCACACAAATCAGAACGTGTTGGGGGTGAGACTGAACACACTACACTTCTACTTAATATTGTATCAGGAACTTTATATCTATTTCTACAAGTTACAACTATGTATACATTTGATAGCGGTTCCTCTAGAAATTTAAGCATAGCATATGATGCAGCAGATACTCCCAAATCTAGATTCTCTATACATAATACTACGCTATTAGTTAACTTATAGCATGCATCTACAGTATCACGTATCTCATTTACTCCTGGATCAACCTTATAGAAATCTGACACATTTAACATATCTGCATACAGCTTTGCACAATAAGTTTTACCACAACCTTCTGGGCCTTCTATCAATATGCTGTGTTTATCAGATTGAGCATAAGTATTTAGACAGTATAATGCTTCTTTTTGACATTTAAAATCCATTATATCTCTCCTATCGCAGGTACTTCTTTAAATTGAAGTAAGCTAAACAGATAAATCAATCCATTGTACATATCATATGATATTGTTCTAGATTTTTTGAGTTGGTCATATCCGTGCATAAACATGTAATATACATCTCGTCTAGACCATAATTTCAAATATTGACGCAAATCAGAATCTGTATATTTATTGTCCATTAACTTGTCTAATTCCACCATAGTGGACAATACAGCATATAATATGTTTACTAAATCTCCATCATAATTATCCAACAAACTTACAACATAATTGAAATTCTTTGCAGCTATACCACGTTTGAATAATGAATCGTCAACAGATTTGACACATCCGAACATCTCTGCAATTTTAGATTCCGACAAATCTAATAGATCCGAAGGATTATTCAAATGGTTCATACACTTGCACATATTACGACACTGTCCATAATTAGAACCATATTTAACAGCAGCATCAATAAGTTTATCAGGAAGATTAAAATCTGCATGAAGGTACTTTGACTTGAATTTAGGACTTATGCTATCTATGGATACACAATAATCCGGAAGATATTTATCAACTTTAGATGAATGTTTAGGTTGCTGATATATGCATACAAGCGTACCTATTATTCGAAGGTTGTTAAATGTATCTTGAGTAGTAGCATCTAAAGAATTCAGAAACCCTTCATCATATCTAGATATGTATAACTTCGGATCAAGTGGTATAAGCCGTTTGCTCTTCATCATGGATATAAAAGACTGTACAGAATCAATTTCTTCAAACTGTCCGTAGAAAGCCTTTAACTTATCAATGTAAGTTTGCTTTACACCATACTCATCACCTAAAAATATGTAAAATTTAGAAGGATTGTTAGACAGTATCTCTAACCCAACATCTTGAATTGATCTCATTAGCATTCCTCTAATAAATACTTAAAGTTTTTCAGTGTTGTAATAGATGTATGGTTGTCTCCTAACACTAAAATACTCTGTGATGTATTATTTAACGATTCAACATAATCATCATGATAGAATCTCAAAGATGGCTTAAATTTTGAATGTATGCCTATCTTAGTTGTTTCGAGAAACCCGCATCTATTGCAATCAAACATCACCCATGTACGAGATGCTGATTTTGACCCGTCGTCTACAAATAAGCAAGGGTATCGGAATTTTGCTATGGCTTCATCAGATATCTTTGTCCATACATCTGCTAAGAATATTATTTTGTGTCCAGATGTTTCGTGTGTTTTACACTCCCCGAGCCATTCATCCGAAATTACATCTCCGGGCACGCACATTCTAGATCCGCTTCCAGACACAACTTCCCAACCTAAATAACTAGATACCATCTGTTCTTGAATAGATGAATGAAATTTTGTATTTGTGTTATTTGCCATAGTAACCCTTTGTCCAGTAGTTCCCTATACATCCATCAGTGCTATTCCAAATATCATGAACCTTATGCAACCCGTGCGGTCCGCAAGTCTCTTTGATACAAACCATATGGTGACCACCTATATTTGCTATAAAAGACTTGCCAATAGCTCTTGCGTCCTTTTGAAGCATCTTACAAAACTCTTCTCCTGTATACTTTTTACCGTCAGGCTTTCTAGGCTGCTTATGCTTGACCCATCCTTTACTTGCAAGATACTTGTCTATTGCCATATTTGAAGACATTTCATAACCAGTTTCAAGATGGACCTGGACCATTTCTTTTAGGACTTCATTATAAGGTTCATTGAGGCCCGTACATACTGCCCTCAACCAACAATCTGTTGTGATCCTATTCTTCGGATTTGCATTGTAATGATGAAATGTAGTAGTTTCTGGGTATTTTTCGCTTCGTTTCATGCTTCAAAGTTCCTCCTATTAGAGCATCGATAATTTACCTTGTGTATATATTATAAGCCCTAATGGAAAATTTGTCAAGCATTATTTTTATACGCCAACATTAAATATGCGGTCATCATAGTAGATCACCGCCATTAAATGGTTATCCTCCAAATACATCATTAGAACTATCTGAAGAATTTATGCCATTTATATCATTATATATGTATGTCTTTAATTCGCTGTAATACTCTTTGTTAGCTTGGAGATAGTCATATACTTTGGCCATACCATTCAACTTTACAATATTACCAGAAGAATCTTCTAGAACTTCACCGGTAGGCTTACATAATGTATACCAAGCTCCGCCTTTTTGAATTATACCATATTTCTTTATAGCAAGTTGAGCATAATCAATATCTTCTCTTATACCAGATGCTGACATAAGATAATACGAGCCATTCTTCCTATCAAATGGTGCAGATTTCTGTTTAGTTATTCTAGCATTTACAATATAACCTGCTGGATTTTCAGCACTCTGCGGTAATTCATTACCTAAAAAATCAACTGGATGACCTATCCTAAAATAGATTCGCAATGACGCATAGAATTTTGGTGCTTGGCCTCCTGGAGTTTTTATAACATAAGGGTTATCCATATTATCTCGAATTTGATTTATTGTAAGCAAAGTGCATTCATATCGTGTTAACAATGATACAACTTTTCGGAAGAATATAGTAAGCAACCCAGCTAATGACGCTACTGTGCGTTCACCAAGCTTCTTTTCCAATTCGGATTTAGGTACCAAAGAAGGAATGGAATCAAGCACGATAAGACCCATCTCGCCAGTTTCGATGATATCTTGAATAGTTTGAAGTATATCCTCTGCAAACACATCCGGCGGCTGCATTATCTCTATCCGTGTTTCGTCTATACCTAATGTCTTAGACCATGCACCGTCAAATGAATGTTCTAAATCTATATAGAGTACTTTCTTTGGTCCACAATCTAAAATGTCTTGCAACTCGGCGTTTGCTGATTTATTTCCTGAAGCTGCAGATTTTCTAAGAGCTTCAACTTTAGCATCAAATTCCTTCTGGAATATATCAATAGCATTTTTACATATATCAATAGCTGTTGTAGATTTTCCACCGGAAGGTTCACCGTAGAATTCTGTTATTTTATTTCTCGGTATGCCACCATATGTACAATACGATAAAAGCGGGCTTGAAAATGGCAACTTTGATCCTCGTTCTATTTTTGCACCTTCCATAAGATTCTCGCAGTTCCACTCTTTTTTCTTTTTGTTTATGATATCTATGTAGCTCAAATTCATGCCTCCTATTTTATATATACTTTGCTGCCTGTAGAATACTTGTCGTACTCTGGTAGATCTGGCTGCGATACAGGTTGAACAGGCATACCCCCATCTGACTTACGTCTGCTGTCCCAAACCTTCTTAGCTCCCATGATAAGCTCTCGATACATAGAAACATCAGATTCAGCCCTTGATATTACAACGGTAAATAAATCTACCATGAGCTTATCATCGAGCACAGATAGCGCTGCAGCTTCTCTTCGTTTAGTATCAGTAGATTCAGAAGAAGTTAAATACGCGGTGTGCTCTCTTTGTTTTGTCTGCAGCTTCCAAGCTTCACGCTTCAATTTAAGTTTACTTATGTTCTCAGATACATCTATAAGCTGCAATGGTAAAGATGTTAAAATCATTTCTAGATCTGAATCAGATATTGGAACCTCTGATGAAAATTTTGATTTGAGTTCCATTGCACACATCAAGTATGATCCAAAATTCACCTGATAAATGTTTTCAGCTAGAGCTTCTAACTCTTCAGTTTCTTTACAATGATTATCATACTTTTCTTGGATAGTCATAACCCTACCTCCTAGTTCTGCGATTTAGGAATGGAGCATAAATATGTAAGAGCAAGTTCTTGCTGATACTGCGTAGTCTTTAGCTCGTAATTAAGTTGAACCAGCTTATTTGCAAGCCTAAGACAGATAGCCGAATGCTTTATACCATATGATGATATTTTATCGTTGTAATACGAAGGTATCATTGTTGCTCCAATATCCTGCATAAATATGTATTTTACAATATTTATAACGAATGAATGAAAACTTTCCATCCATTTGGCAAAGTTTATGCCCGAATTGTACACTCTATCGATTATGCAAGTTATTTGTGTGTTATCCTTTTTTGCATAAGCAGATAATAGCTCGAAATAATCATCATATTTAGGTAGATTCAATGCTTTAGATAAATTTTCGACTGTGATATCTTGGCTGTATGCTAATGCTTTATCTAATGTTGTAAGTGCATCACGCATACCTCCTTGAGCTAACTTAGCTATATAATTAACAGCATCATCAGTGTAGTTTATAGATCTACCTTTAGCTTTTTCACAGTCCAGCACATAGCACAATCTATCATGTATACCTTTTAAAGATATTTTAGATAGTTGGAATGTTTGAACCCTTGATAAAATAGTATCAGGAATTTTCTCAGGATTAGTAGTAGCAAAAATGAATACACTTCTTGCCGGACTTTCCTCTAAAGTCTTCAAAAGAACTTGCCATGCTTGATTAGAAAATGAATGACAATTATGAACCATTACACCATCCACATAATAAGATGGATACCCATCTATCTCTAAGTCATACATATCTACAATCTCTGATCCTAAGTCATACCTATCAAAATAATCTAAAAATTCAATAGGAGATTCATCATAAGCAATCAGCTGCTTTATACTGCAAAATAAATCGGATGGTACATCTTTGGATCTAACATCATTTTCAAACACACTATTTGTAAATTTAGGAGTTTGAAGCATCTTAACAAATGAATCATCATATTCAGACACTCTAAAGTACCCGTCTACACTTATAGGATATTTTATATCACCATCTTTGCATGCGTAATGAATAGATGACATTTTAAATATCTTATCAGTTAGCTTAAGTAATCCAGCTTCTACCCAACCTCGTTTTGTAAAAAATAGATGATGTGTAGTTGTTACAACTACTTTATTATTATCTAGTATTAACTTAACCAGATTATGCGTAATTACTTTATTTATTTTTACAGATTTAACTTTTGCATACATGTTAGCGCTACATACGATATCTCCAGGATTTATATCGCTTATCTTAACTAATCCGTCAGGTGTATTTACTAATGTATTCTTATGAAAGCATTCATCAATTATAAATACTTTATAATTAGACCCAACAGGATATGTTTTAGCTTGCTGAATTATCTCCCTTACGCTATCTACACCATTATGTGATGCAGCATCTATTTCAATAGGTTCTCCCTTACCATCATTGAGCATATTTGCCATTATTCTTGCAGATGTTGTATTGTGTGTAGGTATGAACCCTTCTTCGCATATATAAGTATGATCTGGGTCATCGACATAAATGCACTGACATTCTTCCTCACCGATATATTTTATATATTCGATATTTCGAGTAGGATCAAATCTATGTTCACGGAATCTATCAGCATCTTTATGATGTTCTACAACATTCATACCTTTAGGTGGATGAAAATACAGCACATGCAATCTACTTTTAGAAGTTTTAGATATGCCCTCTGTAACTCTTATACCTAAAGATCTTGCAACAAAAGTTACAGTTTTAGAAATTTCATCATCTGTAGTACTAAACTTTACATATCCTTCAGGTGTGATTGTACTAGACATCATCATACCTTTAAACAATTCAAGCCTTACAGATTTTGAACTAAACACATAATTTGAATCTAAAGGTGTGTAAGGTTCAATTTGATTAGATTTTCTCCCGGAATGCAACTTCTTGCGAGTATATGCTTTGCCTGCATCAAACGCAGTATCTAATCTAGACGAATCGTCATTAAATTCTACACTAGGAATGTCAATACGAATTTTTGTTTTAGTGTTATTAAACAATTCAATAAGTTGACAAGTGGTGAGTATCTTATATTCCTTTTGTTTAGTAGTTGTATTATATCGAAATACTACATTTAGATGATCATCGGAAACACGGATAGTAGTTCTATCTTGAAGACCGATTTCATATATAGGTCTTTTTCCTTGAGGATACACACCAAGCACTGTCGCAGGATTACCTTTTGCAGTAAATACAGTTGTTCCGGGTACTACATTACGCATAGCGATATACCCATCAGGAGTTAATATATTTGTATATAGTGGTTGAGCTTTGCCACAACCTGCACTTCCTATAAGTAGAAAATTTCTATTATCTAAAGATTTAGATTCGCAGATATTTTCTAAAATTTCCGTAACTGTATTTTGTTCTACTACATCTTCAAAGGTTTTAGGTCTATACTTTACAGCTAAACTCATCTAATTACCCCCATTGTTTGCATTTTATTTTATACTTGCAGTTTGTGCACTCATAATCTTTCCAATCTATCCTATCTGGAGCAATGCCTGCATCTGCAAGTTCTACTATTTCACCGAACATATTCAACATATTATCCTTGTCAGATTGATTTACAGAATACTCAAACACCTTTATATCGCCGTACTGTCTATCCATATATATGAATAATACATTAGACAAGCCTAAAAGTGTACAATATCCTTTAACTTGATCTATATGATTAGGCTTAGGTCCGCATAGCTCTCGAAATGATGAAAAATCACATGTCTTTATCTCAACCAAATATAATTTATTATTTAGTTTAACGATTCCATCACACGCGAATCTTACAGGCGGATCTTCTATACTTATAAGTGTCTCTAAGCTCTCAGTGTCTGCCTTTAAAGTATATTTGAATGGTATAGGATTATCAGCCAAATAATCAGGAACAGCTATCCAATCCTGTCCAAACATAATACTTAAATCATTTTGTAATATCCTATGGCATGCTGTGCCTAATTTAGCGGTATAATTAAGAGCAGTGTCCCATCTATCTAAAATATCAGGCTCTGTACCTCTTAATCTGAACCACTGCTTTCGTTTGCATCTGATAGATGATGGAGCAAAAGCCCTAGCGGAGGGCTTAGATGAGCTCTCCGCTGCTTGAGCTTGTAAAAATGATTGATATCTATCTACTAAATCGCAGCTTGATGCTGAATTAAATTTTACTAATCGTTCAAGATTAGCTGATCTAAATGCCATTAGTCAACTCCTGCTACCATGATGGACAAATTTGAATCGTATACTACAATACCTACTACTTCATTCTCATTTGTGCATGGGCAAATTGTAACCGATTCTCCATCAAAATCGTTAAGTACTGACTTCAACTGATTAAGATTAAATTCAAGCGAATATTCAGAAATATTATCTTCTGGATTAAGTCCCTGGACACTGTAATTTGAATTTGCATTGCTTAAATAGAAATTTCCATTTTCAACTTTAACAACAATACTAGCATCAGTACCTGTAGATATAATATCCACCTGACTTATGAATTTATTTATAGGTGCTACTGGAACCTTAATTCCGCCAGATTTATTATTATTTATCATATCGATAATTATATCCGAATGATAGCTTCCAAGATTTTCATCAGTCTCATATCTAGGTTTAAATTCCGATACAAGCTCAAAACTATCTTGTTTAATCTGTATAAGATATGAATTATCTAATTTGACAAGTCTGCTACCTTCTGGAGCAGCTGTTAGCATATTGATAGCGGTATCTGTAAGCAGACAAGTTGTACCTAATGTGCCTTTCTTAGACAGCGTAAACAAGCTAGAGTCAAAGTCGCCGACAACAATATCTCCGCTTTGACCGATCCATGCCATAGTATATACAGGTTTAACAAATGACATAGCTGCAGCAAACATTTGCTTATCCTTTACAAACTTCCAAGCTGCTACATCTAAAGTAATCTGAGGAGCAGAATATTCAGGAATTGAAGGTCTAGAAATTTGAGAATCTTCGTCGTCATCGCTTACTTGCGGAAGAACGAACTTTGATTTTCCGGAATATAAAACTATACCTCCGTCAACAAATTCTAGATCTGTTGTATTTGCATCAAAAGTGTGTACAAGCTGTTTGAGCAATACACAACTTACAAATCGCCGTACTTCACCATCTTCTGTACCCAATCCTGAAAGTTTTATCTCTGTGGTAATTTGAGATGCGGATAGGTTGATGATTAAAGCATGTTTGGTAGCTGTGACCTGAGCAACTTCGCTCAACTTATAGAATTTTGACACATTTGCATTTACGACACCTAAATCTAAGGCATCAGACAACGGTTTTGTACTTACTGTAAACTTCATGTTTAACCTCCAAAAATAACTTTATTATATATATGTTCTATGAGATCATCATCTGTAACTGAATTCTTTATCTTATAATCATCAATTGCAAATTGCATCTCATCGGACATCTTTCCATTAACACCCCTTGCAGCATCACCTAAAGGCTTATCGCCATTTTCATCATTATAAATTGGTAACACATACTCCAATTCAACTAAGCAGTATTGTAACCATTGTATCTCTCCCTCTGTCATATTATTTAACGATTTAGGCTTAGGGTAGGGACAAGGATACTCTAATCCATACCAACGAAGTGTAGTTTCTACATCACAATTTATTCCAAATGGCATAAAATCTGCTGCTTTGCACATTGCTTCGCTTAATATCTTACCGCCCTCTTCCCATACATCGATAGGAACTTCAGCAAGAAGCTCATCATGAATACAATTCACGAGCCTTCCTCCAATTTCAGCCCATTCTTTATTGTTTTCTAGAGCAAGAATAGCTAACTTAGTAAGATCTGCAGCGCCTCCCTGAATTCTAGAATTAGATGTTATATATACTTTGTTATTACGTTTCGCAACCCAACTACCTGTATGTGTTGTTACACACCAACATTCATCAAGATGTGTGCGCTCAAACTTCAGATTACAAATCATTTCATATCGAATGTCCATGTTGTCATTTAGATATGGAACTTCATAAGATCTTCTCTGAGATTCGGACATTTTCATGATATCTAATGAAGTTTTTCTTATAAATTTACCTGTATGTGTCCTTAACCACCATCTATGATTTTCAGTTGTAATTGCATTTATATTCGGACTTTTGATAACTACACCGGGAGATTGATCTGTTATATGATGCACATATTGTATTGTATCAGAAACGAGCTTGCTTTTGGACGTATCAAAAGCTATAATTGAATCACCTACCTCTATGTCGTCAAACGAACTCCAACCGCTAGATGTAAGTATCTGAGTATCCATATCTACACAATTTACGCACTGTCTAGATCCATCATTGATTTTCGGTCTATTATTTATAACACGAATTTTTTCTTCAGCTAACTCTTTAGTACGCTTTACAATCTGTCCGAAATATTTATATCCCTTAAATTCCTTTTGAAGAGATTGAACAATCCTTTCTGGTATATCAGATTTGTTAGATAATGTAGACACATCCATTGGATCAATGTCCGGATTTATGTACCCCGGCATAGCTTTAAACTCAAATTCAGGCAGCTGCATTTCAGGTATATGACGGCGTCTTCCTAGAAATGTTGTAACATATCCATATTTGCGAGCCATTGCTTGCGAATCTACCATAAGCTGACGCAATTTAGGGAAAGCATTCAAAACAGAATCATATACTTTCTGTGCAGCTTTAACCTTATCTTCATCAGTCATTGAATCATTTCCGCCAAATAACTGTTCTGCAATAGACGGAACAGATCGACCATAGCAAATTCCTAATACAATAAATTTAGCTTCGCCTCTGCGCTTTTTACCCTCAGGCTGATATTCGTGAGTCTCTGGATGAAATTCTAGACATGCTTCATAAGGCACGCCGTATGCTACACTTGCAATAGTTGCATATATATCTTTGCCATCCATAAATGCTTGAAACATCTTTTCGTCATTTGCCATCAGAGCAGTTATTCGAGGTTCCTGCTGACTATAATCACTCGAAAGTAATACATACGCTGGAGTTTTTACTGAAATAGAATATCTATTCTCCACTATTTATCACCCCATTCCCACAATATCGTGCCGCTGTCAAACACTTGGACGTATCCATTTTCTATCATCAACTCCTTTTCTGATTTAGTTAAATCAAGATGTTTACCTAAAAATTTTTCTATATTCTGTTTTTGAGCATTATTTCGACTGTATCCTATATCTGTTTTTAAATTCACCCACATATATCCTGGATCATTTGTATGCACATATCTGAAACCTAAAACTGAATATAAATTACCTGTTGTATGCGCTCTATCAGAATAGGATTTTATATATTTAGGCTTATATGTATTAACGAAGTGATCAAATAACTTGGAAGCTCCGCCAACTACAGATGTGTTTAACTTATTGCAAAATCTAACTAATTCATACATGTCTTGTGTAGCATCATTCACATAACCTAAAGTTTTTCGTAAATGCCCAAAAGTCATCAATGATACTAATTCGTTGTTGTAGTATAAACCTAATCGGACTTTACTATGGACACCACCTTGTCTATGATTTTTCATAAGAAATGCATATGCATCATTAGCTGATACCTCGTGTATTGTGCATTTACGTCCGTATATCTTATTAGGTGTTCTATGAACCAAATTTGCTATCATTGATTTTATGATATCTTTTTTATGTTCCCACTCATACCCAAATATATGAAATAAATGTATACCCTGCTTAATGCACATATCAGTCTTCATTTTATGATAATTTGGTAACTTTGGGCTATCATCAAATATACCGATGCTGGAATTATGTGTATAAGTTGGGTTACATTCAAATGCTAAATTATATTCTGGCAAATATAAATCTAATTCATAGGGTGTTATATGCTGAAATGTATTACATTCTATGTTATTTATACCTAAACTTCTAAGAAATTCCTGTATATCTTCTTCCATTATTGAATATGAATATGTAATCATATCTGATATATTGCACTTATGGATAATTTCACCTACTGAAGACTCACGTATGCCTAAAACTTTGCTCAATTGATGAAGTGTAGGATAGCTATTAAATGTTTTGAGTATAAAGGATGTAGGATCATTGTGAAACTGAATTAAATTTTCAACATATTTGGAATCATTCATGTTTGTGGCTAAACATTGTTGAAGTTTTCCGGGATTATCTACACCATACTTTTCTAAATATGTATTACGTCGTTGTAATTTTCCTGAATCTGTTTGAGCATGCCAATCTTTCCCATATTTTCTATTATTGGTGGTAATAGTCTTTCTACGATATTCGTCTGTCTGAGTAAAACTAGATTTACCGTAACGTTCCAAAGAAGTATTTTTAGCTTTTGCTAGAATGAAATGTGATTTCATAGCATTGTCTACACCATATTTAGCAAAAACTGCACCGTTTACCTGAGCTTTTATATTTGGGTCACTTAAACCTAGTCCATGACCTGTTCGACGCTTATGCGTATTTAAACTTTTCTGATAAGTACATTTTTTACTGCAAGTTGTTACACCGTCAGTAAACTGTCTTAGGGATATATGAAACGGTTGCCCACATATTTCACATTTAGCTATATGATCTGCGCCGCAATCTTTACTTTGACCATATTTAGATATAAATTTTTTGCCGCAGATTTTACATGTACATTCGACAGGTTTATGCATATGTTTACTTGCATTTGCACATTCAGTGCTACAAGTTTGAACATTTATCTTATTCTTATTTACTTCAAATTGACGACCACAAACTATACATGTTTTATAATGTGGTCTATCACAATATTTATACCTAGGATTTTTAGCATCGAAAGGCTGACCGCATATTGCACATAATTTAATCATCATAGGCCTCGCTCAAAAGTAATGCATACGCTGGAGTCTTAATTGGAATGGTAAATTGATTCTTAGTATTCATTTGTTTCTGCCTTCCTAACATTTAATGGATATTCATGTTGAGTATTCATATATTTCTCCAATCTATGCTATACAAACGATAAATTAACATTACAAGTTCCTTCAACATTGCTGATGCATAGTACATGCTTATATACATCACACTTATTTGCATTATCGTGTAATCTTACAATCTGATCATGTTTTAGATCTTTTACTTTAATGCAAGACCCGTCATCGAGATAAACCGAGTCAAATTTGGATAATGTTACCGTTATAAGCGCATTATCAGATTCGCATTCAACATCTACATTCATTGAAGGTGTTGCTCTAAACTGATGTCTTATATCTTTAGATCGACTAGGAATATTCTGCATATTAGGCGATTCGGATGAAAATCTTCCTGTATTCGCACCAATTTGTTTAAAGTTCGCATGTATTTTATGATCAGGCCATACAGAACGAGGTAATTTATCTACAAAAGTATTTATAAGCGTAGAAAAACTCCGTACTTTTAGTATTTGATTTGTTATAGGATGATTAAAATCCTTTAGCACTTCTTTATTGGTACTACCGCTACCAGATTTAGGAAGATGCAATACATCATAACACAAATACTTAACTTGCGGAGGTGATGTAGGGTTAAAATCTTTGCCTCTATTAAATGGTCGCTTTTGACCTAATTTATAATCCATTTTATCTAATTCGACTTGGACCATATCTTGTAATTTTGCTACCTCAGAATTATATGAATCTGCATACCGTTTTCTTAAAACATCTGAAATATTTGTATCAAAATACATCCCATATTTGTGCATCTTCTGACATACAGTTACTAAAGGAAATTCTAGATTCCACAATATATTAGCTATATCTTCTAAATGATTTCGTTGACACTTTATATGAGACGGTGTTACAAAAGGTAATTGCCATTTGAACAATTCAAATGTTATCTTAGCATCGTTTGCAGCATATAAGCGTGCTACTGCAGGCTTGCAATATGGAAAAAGTTGCGGACTGAAGAAATCTGAAAATTTCTTAGGATCGCCTTTACCTTTAAGAACATATTTATTGTACAAAGATTTCAAATCGTTTCTAGGCTCATTTTCTTTCAAGCATCGCCAGGCAAGAAGTACATCATAATAAAATATGCTGCACATATCTACTTTGTAATCTTTGGATATCATAGATAAGTCAAAATCTGCATTTGCGAATATTGCTTTACATTTAGCATCGACAAGCCGTTGAAATTCTTCATGCACTTCTTCATAAGTTAATTGATCTTTGCATAAATTTTCAAATATAGGAACTCTATGTTTGTTAGGTATATAGCACTCAACCCCGCCTGGATAATATAATGAACTTCCTACAATGTAATCATTATATCTATCGAGACCAGTAGTCTCAGTATCTATTCCAAAATATCCACATTCAATTATATTTGATATGTAGTCATGAAGCTGAGATTTAGTAGTTATTAAAATAGCTTTAGAATCTTTGAAATATTCTTCTACAGATTTAGACATCCTGTGAAGTTCATCGTTCAAGCTATTTATATTACCAGATTTAGGTTTTTCAAATGCAGCTTTGCTCTTTTCTGCAATTCTATTCACTTCATCAATCTGAGCTTGACTGAATAATTTCAATTTATCACCTCATCATTATATGGATTCAAATAATTAGATGTGCTGTAGATCACCTACAGCACATCTCTACTAAAATTTAGAAATCTACATCATCCATTGGTTCATAATCACCTATATCTTCTAATGATGGAACACTTTCTGGAATATTTGCAGTCTCTGGAATGTTATCAGGAATACTTGTAGCTGCAGGTCTAGGTGTAGGAACATAATCCTGAGTAGGTGCACCATATCCAGAAGATGTACTAGAAGTATCAAGCATGCTAGACAATTCGGAATTGCTCACTTCTCTGCACACTGTATTGTAATATTCTGGTAATGTAACATTGTGCTTTGACAGAATATAATCATAAGGCATCTGTGAATTTTTGCCGATAGCCATTATATCATATTTGGTATCAATACTTCCAGCCTCTCCGATTCGAGTGACACGGAACACATATTCACTAGGATTAGGATACTTAGAAAATACATCCTGAACAAACTGATTGTCAAATTTGGTACTTCTATCCCAGAATTGAATTTCGTCTTTTCTAATGTTGTAAAGAGGTATGAAGAACTTATCCTGAATTCTAATACCTTTTGCACAAGCTGCGCATCCTCTATCGTTACAATGCACATATCCCGAATAATCAGGAGATTTGATGTAATGTGTTTTTGCCATAAGTGCATCATCTTCACTTCTAAACAGGAATACTACATCTTCGTATTCTCTGTCATTTCTAAGGATGAAAAATCCGCCATACCGTTCTTCGTTGTACGCTTTAATCGACTTGAATGCCATTTTTAATTCCTCCGTAGATATTTATTGATATGTATTATATAACGAATCATAGACGCCAAGACGCATATGATTTCGTATTCTCATGTAGATCTATTTGCAGTACTTTTACATTCCTATGTTTGATATCAAGCAGTTGTTGTAATGTAACAGCAAAATGATTAACTAAATTTTCTGCAGATGGTTCAAAATTATACCCTACAGTAGGTACACCATATCCTTTGATGCTCTCAGCTATACTAGATTCTAATTTATCAGATTTGTTATATATGAAAGAATTTGCAGGCAACATCATACTTATTAAGGCATTGAATTCAGAAAATTCAATAATTATATTGTCAATAATATCGCCCGATACAGTTACATCAATTATGTATCTGTGTGAATTGAATTTACAAGAAGTTTTTATGTCGCTTGATAGGTATGAACATTCAAACTCTTCAGATTGTGTTACTGTTATCATACAACCTCCTACAAATCATATCCAAATTCGTTTGCAAATTTAGCAAGTTTATCTCTAAGCAAATCTCTAGCATCTTTTTTCCGTTTTGGCGACATTCTCAATGGGGCATCAACCTCATTCCCATCTTTATCTATTTTCTTGCAGCGTCTATAAGGTTCATCTACTCCTATACATCTGTCTATGTATTCTGCTACAAATTCATCTGACGCACTGGATTCTACTACATCCCAGAAACTAGATCTAAACGATGTATATTCTATCTGATCTAATATTGAATCATCATTACCTATATAAGTATCCAATAGATCAAATTCATCACCATTTCGGCTTAATTCGTATATTGACCTCACGCACTCATATCTTTGTTTAGGTTCTAGATAATCATGACATATACAATACATACAATTATATGCTACTCTGTAGATATAACGGTCTGAATACTTTTGAGGGTTAGCTTCTATCAATGGGACATTCTTATCAAGGTACTGCAAAACAGTTTCTACACCTTCTTCTGGATCAGTGTAAAAACTGCGAACCTTCTCCCAAGCAGTATAGATTGTATTATAAAATCTTAGATAAAGTGCTGCTACTTTGCAATTGTGAGGTAAATTAACCCACTCAGAATATGTAGAATATTTTCTATCACATAAATAATCTTGAAACATTCTCTTTGTCTTATAAAATTCGGAATTACTCATTTTCAATTCTCCTCGATGTTCTTCGATATTTGCTTTTGCTGTACTTATATTATAATTCCTACAATAAAATTTGTCAAGTATTATTTTTGCAATTTGCATAAATTTTTTAATCTCGGTTGGAATATATGTTGTTAAACTCCTCTAAACTCTTTAAATCATTCACATCTTTTCCATCAGGAAGATGCATTGTCCATACAATTGAACAATATTTCAATGCTCGTTTTAACTTTGCAGACGCTCGTCTACCTGCATCATCACCATCCATAGCTAAAACTATATTAGATACACCCAATTCTTTTAATTGATGCACTTGAAGAGCATTACCTGTACCCATCAGTGCTACTGCAGGATGTCCATATTTCCAACATGTTAAAGCGTTTATACAACTTTCGACTATTATTAGTTCGTTACATCCTTTCGGAATCATATCAATGCCATATAGTGGTTTTTCAACACCTTCAGGATAATTATACAACTTATAGTTGATAACACGTCTACACAAAAACAATGTTTTACCGAATTTATTTCTTACAGGAAATGTTATACAAGGCGCTGGATTTTTTCTTCCCGGAGGTATCCAATTAGCATCATAACCTATATCAAACTTTACAATTAAATCATCTGTTAGACCTCGTTCATACATATATGGTACAGTATATCTATATGATGATAGCTCTTCTTCGGAAATAAAAGTTGTATCAGGTTTAGATAATTTCCGAATATATTCTACCGCATACTTACTAGAAACAGACTCCATCAAATCTTTCGGAACTAAATATTCAAATGAATCTACTTGAAATCCAGGTATATTTGTCTGTAACCATTCTAGTCCAGACATTGTTATATTTTTTGATTTTAGTATATCTGATATCAGTCCGGAAATTGTATTTACATATCCGCACGAAAAACAATGGACCCAGCCCGCCGGGTATTTTTGCCCATTTCTAATCTGATCTTTTAAAAGTACACCGCATGAGGGTTTTTTCTCGTTACCTCCAGAATGAATTGGGCAGTATATCTGATAGTAATCCCCAGATATCTTATGTAAACGTACAAACCCGAGATCTTGAAGCTTTTCTAATATTTGAAGTACATCCATTACTTATTACACCTCTTGTATGCTTCAGCTTTTGCAATTTGATCACATCTGTTATTGAACGGATTATCAGAATGCCCCTTCACCCATATAAAGTTAATATCATGAATATTGCGAAATTTATCCAATTTAATCCAAAGTTCTAAATTTTTTAATTTACCGCTACTGTTTCTCCAGCCATTATGTTTCCAATTATCTAACCATCCAAGATTAACAGAATTGCAAACATATTGCGAATCAGTATATATTGTTACTTTACAAGGTTTTAACAAGCATGATAATGCAGAAACTACTGCCTCAAGCTCCATTTGATTATTTGTTGTATATACATTGCCTCCACATATTTCTTTTTTGCGTCCCTTAGACATAAGTATTGCTGCCCAACCACCGGGTCCTGGATTACCTATACAAGAACCATCAGTATAGATCGTAACTACATGAATTAAATTTCCCACGTTTCTCTCCTTAGAATTCTACGGAAGTGTCATCATCAAAATCGTCGTCATCTAGTATATCTGAATGAGTATCAATTTTGGAATCTGATCCAGGTATAACAGGTCGTCTTTTAGAAGCCTCTGCGATAGCATCATTTGTTTCATCATCAGGTAGATATTCCATCGTTCCTGTATTCGGATCCCAAGAATAACTTAGAACAGGTTTTTGATTATTTGCAATCCTTGACTTCTCTAGACGTATATCGAGTACATGCTTATCAAATATCTGCCTTAATGAAAATGCTTGTGTACAAATTCTACCAGGATGGTCAGAACCTGCAACATTGTATAACGACGGAAATGGTTCACCCTTTTCATCTTTGCTCTCTCGAGTTTCTCTATTTGCTTGTGCTGCAACTACTACAGCACATCCAAACTCCTTACTTATCTTAAATAAATCTAAGCAAAGATTTTTATATTTTACATAATCTGTATCGGATTTATGGTTATCTGATAAGTAATCTAATCCGTCAATTATAAGTAACTTTATCTTGTACTTCTGAACTAATGTTCTTAGATTGGCCGGACTAACTACACCTGATGGCATATCTTTATCTTCAAGTACATATGCACTTGTTGATTCTTGCGACAATTTATGTATGTAATCTCTATAATCGTCTGTATACTTACCTTGGTACAGCTGGCTATTCTGAAAATGGTTTCTCCATGTATCAAATCGAGTGCCGATGAAACTTGATTGCATCTCAGGAGAATAATAAAGCACAGGAAATCCGTGCTTCTGTGCGGACTCCATCATCTTAACACAAACCCAAGATTTGCCTGTATTAGTCCTTGCAATTATAAGCAATAGTTCTTCTACTGTAGACAATCCACCATACATCAATTTATCAATCTCCGCGAATCCTGTAGGTATTCTAGATTGATTATTAAATTCAATTACTTTATCGCTTCGTTCTTGAGCATCTTTAATTATGTCAACAGGTCTTGTAGAATCTAATCTATTTGCAAGCTCACACTGATTAGATAGATACAGCCATGCATCAGATACATCTCCAGAACCCAGATCCTTTAACTTATTGAATGTTTCTAATAAAATTATGTGTTGCTTATTCTTCTTTAACTCTTCTACAAGATATTCAATAGGTTCAGATACGCTTACTAAAGTTATATCTGGAAACTGAGATTGGAATGTAAATACATCAGGTGCATCATTGTATTTCTGATAGTGATCTAATATAAATTCAATATGATGTTTGAATACCGAATAATAACTTTCGTCATATCCACATAATGTATTTAGCTCATCAGCATCTTCAGTAGTTAATATCCTTGAAATAACTTGAAGCTCAATCGATGTTATCATAATTTACTACCGCCTTAGCGAGGATTTTCTTTAGTTTATCAAAAAATATACCATCACCAACTAATTCTGACACTTTATTCAATATAACGATTGTTGTCCGTTTCTGATGCTGTCTACTTTGAATTAAATTAAGTAATGTCTGGCATTCAAAATCTTTAAATCGTACAAAATCTAGAGAATTTATAACTAATACTTTTGACGATTCTGACCATATTTTCATATATTCTAAAGAATCACCAACTGTAGAAACATTCCAACTGTTTTTGGTCATATCCAAGTACTTAGAAAAATTTAAAGAATAGACTGTGCAATTCAATTTACTTCCATACCAATTTTGACAAATTGCACAATATGCAAACAGATCTGAAGTAGATGACACATTATCATTTTCTATAACTGCTAAACTACCTTCAAATTTGTCTAATATTTTTGTACATAATTGAATAGGTTTTCCAGTCTTAGTGAATACATTGCTATTGGATGATATGTTATTTCGTTCTAATAGATATGAAACCTGGACATATATTGGGCATGCTTTATCGCATACCTTCTCAGTACAGTGCCCAGTAAATATACAATCACGCATTATCTATCAACCTCCTGAATATAGGGCTATGACTTTGCTTAAAAGCTACACGAGCTTCAACACATTGTCTTGCTATACCTTCTACATCGGTGTATCCATATTTAACATAATCCTCGATAGGCATAAATAATGTTAGAAATGGCCTAAATTCACCTACAAGCGGATATTTATGTTTCATGTGCTTTATATCTCTTTCTAGAAGATATCGTCTAACAACATAATCTTTCATAACTTCTATATTTCTAGGTAGTATTTTTGATTCAGGTAAATCACCCCATATTTGAAGTGTAGGAACAAGCTCACCGTCTATCTCAATTCGACGATAAAATGCTTCTAACTCTCCATCTATATTTCTATACATCCTATAGTAATGAGGATATTTGATTATGTTATCTCTAACTTCATCCTCAGTGAATCCATTCACCGGAATTATATTGCCTAATATATTATCATATTGTACACCTGGCATATAACAATACATTGTTTGATATCGTGTCTGTATAGGGCAATTTGGATACAAATTGAGAAGCTCTTTTGATGTCATCTTATTTACATCTGTTGTAATAGAAATCTCATTTTGATTTGTAGGTATATCCGGTAAAGTATAATAAATTACAAGTTGGTTTCCGTCTACTTCCCCTGACATATATATTCGTGAAAAATCCACAGCAGGTACAACAGGCGGTCTAAGATACAAACTATCCTTTGATGTAGGTGATATAATTATATTTGACGCTTGTTCTATTACATCTGTAGTTGTATCATTATGAGATCGCTCAATTTTGTGAAATTTATTTGATTTAGTTTCTGGAGTAAATGTTGCATTAGAACATTCTTTTATGTCTATATCCCAATCTATATCCTTATAGTGTACTATTAAATTATCTGATAATCCATAAGTATCTACTTCAAAATTTTTGACATCTATACCATTAAATGGGTCATCCACAGTACATCCCGGCGAAATAGTATCGTGATTTATAACCATATAAGTAAATGTATTTAACAAATTTACTATACTTTTCTTAAATTTAGCTGTGCCGTCAAAATGATTTATAGCGTATTGGACTATAGCTGCATGATAGGATGACAACACGCCTGCTATATTTTTTGGATATGGTAGTTTATTAGTTATTTGACTAAATTTAATCATTGTTGGTCACCTCATCATGTAGTCCATATAGATGATAATCTTGAGGACTATTGAAATAATCTGTCATTGACGACCCTTTACCATTGTCTGTAAGCAACTTTACCACATACATTATTGTAACAGCATATTCGGGTGGTGATATCTTAGATAACGGTTCAAGATATGTTTCCATAAGATTCATCCATAAACAATAAAATCCTGTATCTAATACAGAAGACAAATCGGAATTTATTATACTGTGAACGGAATATGGTGTAGGATAATTGAGATGCTTATCAGATATATCGGAATACCAATTATGTATATCTTCATCAAATTTATGTAAATTGTTTGATTTCCAGTAGTGATAATATGCTATTACATAATGAGTTAGCCATATCGGCAATTTTGATAACTTAAATCTAAATCCATCTGAATTCTGTATGAATCGTTTAGTTATCCATTCTTTTATATATCTAGTGCATTCATTTACTTCTTGACATGTAGATCTAGATGTATCACTGTCTTTTGCAAATGCAAGATATTTGTGCATTATGCTCTTCTTAGTTTTACTAGATATTGACGGAACATTTGAAGCTGAATGTTCACTATCTGAAATAGATTCATTTTGATCTATTGATGTTGCAACAGATTGCAAACTAGATTGATACTGAAATAATTCTTTTAATTTGGACACTTCTTCATATAAAGATTCAAGTGTGATTTCATTATCAGGTTTTGTAATTTCAGCACTATCATCGGTTTCACACATGCTGCTATCTGCAATTATATCACACATACATCTTGATATTTCGTTGCACATAGATATCATGTTTCTATATCTAATCTTAGATTTCTGATACAAGTTAGGGCTGTCATTAGATATAGATTTAACATATGTCAGTATCTTAGTTAGATAGTTTTCTGCACTATATATGTCCATTCATTTTCCTCCTAGATAGACGGATAAAAATAGCGGTACTTATTTTAGAAGTGTCATTCTTTCACGGCGGTCATGAACATTTAACGAAGGCCCTTGTAGATTTCCTACGACGCAAGAGAAAATCTACTCCATCCTATTGTTAAGTTCTACCTAAAATTGAACCGGATACACCATGATTAGATGTACCTGACACTTTTAAAATAAATACCGCTTATGATATCTATCTTAAAACTGCTTAGCGTCGTCTGTTACCAGTTATGCAAGATTTAGCATTTACTGAATATTAACTTTTATGTATCTAGACACCTGTTTAAGGTGGAATTTTGTTTTACATGATTATTATATGCCCACTTTGTAGAAAAGTCAAGCAAAATTTTTAAAATTTTTGAAATTATTTTTTGAACTGTATCAATGCTTAGATTCAATTTCAGGTAAACGAGCTTTGCGAGGTTTACCTGTATTCTTTTTAATTTTACTTATTTGTTGAGATTGAGTGAATCGTAATTATATAAATTTTTATAATTCTATAATTTTTTTTAATTATATAAATTCATTTATATTATATAATTATATAATATTGAATCTTCTCAGATATGAAAAATTGACCCTTCAATTTAAGGTCAATTTCCTCATATATGAAAAATTGACCCAAATTAGATGAACCTCCTATTTTGAAATATTTCATATATGAGAATATTTAAAATGAATTTTCCATATCTGAGAAGATTGAATTTTTCATATATGAGGAAATTGAATACAATCTTCCATATTTTGAAATATTGACAGAAATTTAGCTATATCTGAATTTTCCATATTTGACCAAATTGATGCAATATCATCATATATGAAATATTGTAAATCTGAAATCTTGTTGAAAATTACATCAATTTTTCATATCTGAGAAGATTGAATACACCAATTTTCTCAATATCATGTAATTGTACCCATAAATTTTGAATATTTCTAATAATTGAGGTTGACAAATTTTATAACATATATTATAATAAATATGTACAATTTTACACCAATTATCGCATAGGGAAAAATAATATGGGAGACAATCTATCAAATGATTACATAAAAACTAGAACTATAGAACTATACGATCAACTTCCTATGATTGAAGAGGAAAGAAAAAAGAGATTAGATATAAGAGACGAGGTGCTTATGCTCAATTATAAATTTTTTGGGTATGTAGCATCTCATAAATTTGTAAACAATTCATATATATCTTATGAGGATAAATTTCAATCAGCATGTTTAGCGTTTATGGAAGATTGGTGGAAATTTAGATATGCTCCTAAATATCGAACAGATTTATCATTTGCAGTATTTTTTAAACCTCGAATAACTGAACGAATGGAAAGAGATTTCGATGAAGTTAAGTATTCTGTAAGACGAACACTTTGCATGGAAGCTGGAAAGCAATTAGGTAAACACTGGGGACAAGTTAAGTATGATGATTTACAAAGTCTGAATTTACCTCCGGATAAAATGAGAGCTTTACAAGCTATTTTCGGATCAATGTATCCAGCAGATCTAGGTGATTATGAAACATTTTTAAATTCTAAACCTTCAAAAGTATCTATTGACAACTATATAGCAAACATAGGGGATAATTACAATACAATAGAAGATATGCTGATACATGAGATGGTAGAACGAGAATCTACATTATCAGATAAAGATCTACGAGAAATGTCTCAATTGTATTCAATAGACTATAATTTATTAGTGCGTAAACGAACTAAAGCTGAAAAGATGTTATATGATCAAATTCAAAATAATTTGAGTATAAATGATCAATTTGATGATAATTAAATAAGCGCCTGTATATTCGGCGCCTATTTCTATGTTAATTATTGATTTTTGGTGCGATGTAAATAGGTATATTTAGCTTTTCTGCATATTGTATATCTCTTTCACTAAGTGCATGATATCTACCTACATGACCGAATTCAGATGTAACATATTCTTGCATTTCTGGTTCGGTACCTTCTACAAGTATGCAATATTTGAATCCTGATGTTCGGTACCATATCTGCCACACTTCTACAACATATCCATTTCGCACAGAATAATTCATAATATCACCTCACGCTACTAAGCTATTTATATACGGAATACCGACATCGGATATACCTTTCTCAACTTGAAGAGACGGCAATTTTTTGATTCTATAACCAATATCATATGATTTATCCAGCTGTTTATACATATGTTGATCAAAATCTATTACAGCTTGATATAGCTGTAAAGCAGTACCTTCAACATTAGCTAAATCGTCAGCATGAATACATTCTGATACAAATTGCTCCCTACGAGATTCAATAACTTCATTTGCTTTCATATCTAATATCTGGCCAGCAGAATCTTTCATAAACGGAAATATTATATCCATCAACTCCGTTAAATGAGATTCTCCTATCTTAAACTTACGGAGTGAATCCAATCGTATTTCTAGACGATTTTGAATATTTCCAAATATGTCTATAAAATCATCAGTTATTTCAGATACTTGATAATTATCTTGAGGTACAGGGATTCTTACCCTTTGCCAATATTTAGGTAGTTGACCTGATAACATGTTTTGACATATCACTCTTACCGGTGTATGAATAATTGATAATTTACCGTCGGATTTTGAATGGTCATTTACTACTGTAAAATAATGTTCTATGGTATCATCAAATATTTTGTACGATTCATTAAATTTGAATACAGCAAATATTTGTGCACCATAATTCAGTTGTGAGATTGTTTCAAATGTTATACGATTATCTGAATACAGCCCGTCTAGCATTCTAAACATATCTGAATTCTGCACTAATGTAGGCTTGTAAGAATTTACTACGCCCAGTACTTCTTTTGTGTCGTCTCTAAATACAGCATTGTAATTTTTGATTGAATCGTGTATATCTGTTTTCATAGGAAGGTATGACACTTGCCAAGTATACTCAGTTTTTGGCACTATGTCGTAAACAGATTTTGATTGAGATTCAAATCGTGTACCTAAATGACCCCAAGGAGTTTCTCGAATTTTCAAAAGCATATCCATAATTACACCTCTATTATTAAATGTAATTATATTATAAGCCCTAATGTTAATTTTGTCAAGTACTATTTATAGATATCTAGATCCGTTGCAGCTTCATACAATTCTTGAAATGTGTAACCATCATCTAATAGATCAATAGCTAATTCGTCAATATCTATCAACAGAATTTCATATTCAGTTATATATTGCTTAATTATATCGTCTGTAGCGTCTTGAACATATTCAGCTAAATCTTCTGGATAATATTCTTCCATAGCATCTTCCGGTTCAACTTCTTCACCGTTTACATGAATAAGTTTACCATCCGTTACACATATGTATAGATCGTTATCATCAATGTAGCTTCCGTACATGCTTTTTATATCTAAAGCTTTATATCCAAAATGTTTAAGTGCAGCTATGCAAAATATATTGAACCCAGTAGATTCTAGAATCTTCATTATACTTTGAATATTAGTTTTATAAAATGTTGTGCCAGTTACTTGAGCACCATACACTTTGGAGAAGTACCGTTTCATATATAATCACCTCATGTTAATTTACGCCATTTTGTAATTTAGTGCGTTTATCTCCGGTCAATTTTGAATATTTGAAATTATTTCTGAAATATTGCCAATACGCATGTCCTTTAGACGGAGCTGCAACTAACTTTCTGTACAGGGTTATAGGTACATCATACAGTACATATACATCCCCCGGACCTCCTTTAGAGTCTTTGAATTGAATATACATATCACCAGTTCGATCACCTTTGTTTTTAACATTAAGATTATATGCCCATATATTTGATGATCTAACCCGAACTAGAGATTTAGTTATATCTTTACTAGATATTGCACATTCAATTGCAAATTTGCGTATGTCATTAGGTAAGAATGTAATCGCATGAATTTCCATTAAATATTGACCTCCTTGTAGTATATAAGGGTCAACAAACATACTTGGAATTTATGCATGGAGCCCATTCTAAAATTGGCTTAAGTTGCCCAGTCTCCTCATCATATACTTTTACAGTGTCTATTACATTTTTTGCAGCATATAGATTATTTAATAACGTGTAAAATTGTTCTTCGGTCAATTCCATTGTTGAGTCATCATCGCATATGATTTTCATTTGTATTATCTCCTATACAATATAGCTGATCGTGTGCAGCTTGGTTGCATCACCATTTAAAATAATTTGACGGTATATTTTTACCTATACCGTCAAATCGTTCAGATATTAGTAGATACACCCGCTTATTTTACTGTATTCCAAATACATGCTTCTTGCTATATTCGGATCAAGTTCTTGCAGCCTAAGTACATTCCAATCTGTGCATCCGCCATTTATAAATTCATATATGAAGTCATCTCTAAATCCAATTTCAGCTGCATCTTTAGCACTACCTGAATAATAGACTTCTTTTATATTTGACCAGATTATTGCAGATAGACACATCGGACAAGGATAACCTGTGGCATATAAAACACATCCAGATAGATCATATGTCCCTAATTCTTTGCAAGCTTTTCGAATAGCATTTATTTCTGCATGAGCTGTAGGATCTTTGTCCTGTATCACTGTGTTAGATGCTATTGCAATTATTTCATTCCCTCGTGTTATTACAGCACCAAAAGGACCTCCAGCACACTCACACATAGTTCTTTTAGCACGCTCTGCGCCTAGATTCATTATATCTAATTTTGTCATATATTACCTCACCATACAAATTTATGATTTAACATTTCCAGATTATCTACTATTATATCCTGCCCAGAACAGCTTCTATTTACAACTGTTAGGAAATACACCCACTCAGCACATTCTTCAGGTTCTGCCCACTTTTTCAGAGGTGTCATAGACATTATTTCAGCCCATTTGTCACTGTCATGCATAACTGTGCAGTTTAACTGAGTCTTTACACCTCCAAATGATATGCTGTTACATGTTGCTCCATATTTAGCAATTTGCTTAGCTGTCCATTTAGTGTATGCGAGTACACCACCTTTGCTCGCTGTGTATTCCGGAAACTCAGCTCCGTTATGAGCAGATACCGAAGCCATGTTACAAATAGATTTTATGTTTGGCTGTAATCCATACACTTCAGTAGTATTTATTAGACCTTTTAGATTTGTTCCTATGCAATCACCACATTGGATTCCGGCACTATTTATTAAAATGTCTACATCTGGTATAATCGGAAAATAGTATTTATCTCGTACATCAACTTGATGATGTGTGTAATTATCTTGAAATATACTAGAAACAGCTATATCAATCCCATGAACTATGTGATTATTAGCTAAAAACTTATCCGCACACGCTTTACCTATACCATTAGAAGCGCCAGTTATAACAACTTTCATATTATTTGGCCTCCTTCTTAAATTTAAAGTAAAGCTCGCCTACATTTTCAGATTCCCATTTCTTGCAAACTTTATAACCTATAGGACTGAATATAATTTCACATACGAGTTCAATAACTGCTCCGGTTATAGCACATGTTACACATTGAATCATAGTCCACCCAAAGAATGTATGTGATACAATTAGAGCAAACACAAAATTATCAACAAATTGACCTATAGCTGTAGATACATATGACCGTACAGCGTATGCTTTAAAATCATTATGCTTAAGCAGTTTACCTATACTTTCATTTAGTACAGAATTGACTACTGCAGAAATGATAAATGCTATTGCGCTTCCTAATAGTACGTACCATGTTCCTCCTATGGTATTATTAAGTGCAATATTTACTATATCAGAATTTCCGAATGTGTAATACTCTCCCCACCATCCAGGGACTATTGATACTATGTAAAATATTGCGCACGCTATTAGATTTACGCCCATTGCAAATAATGAAAGTTTTATTGATGCTTTAGCTCCAAATCTCTTTGTGAGCATATCCATGCTCAAGAAGCTAAGCCAAGATAGTGTGAATCCGCAATCTAATGCTAACCAGGTTGTATTGGTATCAACTGACTTGTTAGCAAGTAGATTCATAAGAACTACGGATATTGTAAACAACGCCATCATAGATGAAGGTACATTTCTGAGAAGCATCTTAAAATCGGCATACTCAGCTTTGAACTTTTGTACTAATTTATTCATGTTTCATTTCTCCTATTATTTTTGTTTATATTAGAGAGGCTGTCAAGGATATTACAAAACTCTCTGTATGAAATACCATTAGCACATCCTTTTGAACTATCCTCCTATCTTGCTATAATTACGGTATCAATTTATATACTATAACGATTTTTATCAAAATATAATGGGCTTATAATGTAGTAATATTATAAGCCCTAATGTTAATTTTGTCAATGGATTAGAATATAAATTCATAATCCTTATATGCCCGTTTCATCAGCTTATGAACTTTATCTAGTATCAAAATATGAGCGGATTTAAGATCTTGTAACTTCTCACATTCAATTGTAGCATGACCTAAAGTTTTTTCAGACGGTGATACTTCTATAAGATTCATACGAATTTTATTTGAATATGTTGTTAGATTCAAATTGATTGTCATTTCGTGCATATCATTATATTCATCAGGTTTAGTCCAGTCTTGATTCAATCTAGACAGTTGATAATATACATAAAAGTATATATCATTCATGTTTCCGGATACATTATACTTAAATGCACTATCTATATGTTTATATAGATACTTTCCTAACATATTTACTAGTTTCGATGCGGGTATCATGTCCATGTACCTCCACCAGCTGACCATTTAGAGTTATTTATTTTTTCTTCATCTGAATTGAATGTTTGAAATGTGCAAAGTAAGTTTATAGATGATACTTGAGCAGTCCTACCGCCATTTCTGCAAATTACTACACCAGCACCATTTTGATTTATATATCCTGTCCACATATTCATTGAAGGAATTTGTATAGTTTTACCATCAGGCTGGCTTACAGTTACCCCATACGGTTCGCCTGTATTGGAACTATAAGATGGTACAGGAATGATTGTGATTTTCATGCAATTTCCGTTAGATGGGCCTTTAGAAGCCACTTTGCTGTAAAATTCAGACCATTTGTTTGAATTTATATTAAATTTCTGAAACCAATTTACACCGTTACCTATGTTTCGTATTGGAGATCGTTCTTGAAAATGGGCTGTACCAATAGTTGCAATGTAGGGGTCAGTTGGATTAGTCGGCGTCCATCCTATAACATCAAAGAATATAGATGAATACACAGCATTACTTTTACCTAACAAAGATGTTGGAAAATGATACATAAAGAATTCAGGTATATCAGTTGCAGGAGCTAGTGTTATATCTCCATTAGATTTATTTATAACGTATTTACCATTACCCGGTTTTTGTAACAACTCTCGTAATGTACGAATTGCAGGTCCTATAGGATCTATACTGCGATTGTTACCTAAAGCTGCAAGTAGCATGTTCCAATTTATAGTATCTCCGTATAAGGAACCTAATTTACCTGATGTATCTAATGATGTTTTTGCGTCTTTTTTAAGCGATATGCTTTCAGTAACACCTAGATTACCTGTTTCAGCTTGTGTTTTATATGTAGCATAGTTAACTTTACCTACTTTTTTAATTTCTGTAACAATTGTAGATTTTGCAACAGGTTTTTCAGTTCCGTTTACATTTTCATTGAGTATATAATCGGAATCTCTATACAACCCATAATTATCAGTATTGGACGATTCATAATTTTTTGCATCATTAAATGTTTTGAATATCTTAACTGTTCCTGGAGCTACAGTATCTACGGGATACAGTTTAGTATCAACTATATCATTTTTATCAATATATGTACCAAATAGTGCAGGAGGAAATAGGTTGTGTCTTTGATATACAGTTAAAACAGCTCCGCCTTTTCCATATGTAGATATAGATTCAACTTCAAGATTTTCTGCGCATGATGGGTTATAAGTTTTGTAGTATGTGGCAGGATTTGTTGTTCGCATATCTATTATAGGCGTATCGTCAACAACTAAGCTATTACTATCTTTTGCTGTTTTCCGTTTGTATTTATTTCTGCTGAAGTATGCTATAGCAGAAGAAGGTACTGAAAATACTATCTTAGATGCCCAAGGGAATGTTGCAGGTCCAAGATAATCTCCATCTTCGGGACAGTCAGTATCGGTAGAAGTGTCTAACCCAGATTCACCTACCACTACAGATCTAAGAGAAAATCCTGTAAGCAACATCCAAAAAGTATCATCAATGTTACCAAATACATGGAATCTAAGTACTGGTCGTTCTGATTGATTCATTATAAGCGTCTTTTCTGGAGGTTTTGATGTACTTTCAACCCACTGACCAGGTTGAATGACAACCCCATCAATTACCTTCATATAATTATTTAACTTATTTATATCAGATTTTGACCAGTTTATATCAAGATTAGAACTAATAGGTACAGTAGTAGAATTTATTTCATCGGTAGTATTGGCATTTGATGGATTCAATGCCGATGTGTTAGATAACAACTCTCCATAGTCTGTTATATTTTTAGCAAAATTTGGATCATTTTCAAGTGTAGAGGCGTTACCTTTGAAGAAATTTGCCATTATCGTATTTGCAGCACACAGTTTACTATCTGCCGGCAATGGAATATCAACAAAACTATGATCATTATCACCTTGAGTAACCTTTGGAAATTTTAAAAGTATGGATACACCTGCAGCTAAAGATGACGCAAGCCATTCGCGTTCTGATGCTGGTGGTGTATTTGGATCTTCTGCAATATGGTTCTTAACATATGTTTCATATGCACTAAGCCCAACTACTCGACCCTCATTATATATTATCTTGGGCATTACATTACCTCCAATTTGTGTATACTTTCATCACTATAGAAGGTTGTAAACATAGAAATAGGCTCTGAATTTACAGAGCCTATATTGTAATTAGCCTTCCCAGATTCCTCCAAGTGCAGTAACTGTATTTTTGCCTACAATACCGTCAACTTTAAGATTAGCTGCTTTTTGGAATGCTTTGACAGCTTTATCTGATTGCTTACCGAATGTACCATCAGCTCCAGATTTTCCTAAATTGTATCCTCTGTCTATAAGGGCTTTTTGAATAGATTTAACATCATTGCCCTTCATACGTATAGTTTTGAGTTTAATGGTTCTTGCAACCGACCACGATTCAACCCAGTGACCTTTAAGGGCTTTGCAAGTAGATTCACCTACAATACCGTCAACACGAATTCCTTTATCCTTCTGGAATGCTTTAACTGCAGCAGATGTTTTACTTCCGAATTCACCGTCAGCACCACATTTACCTAAATCATATTTTAATCCGATGAGGGCTTTCTGGCAATTTCTAACATCTTCACCCTTCATTGTAGGATTAGATAGCTTCAAGTTTCTAGATAATTGCCAACCTTTTACGCTATCCGGTACATGCGGTTCAACAGGTTTTGGAGGAGTCGGTTCAACAGGTTTACCTGCAATCTCTTTTGCGAAATATGAAGGTCTACCGTAATAGTTCCAATCTCCATTCTCAAATTTGTCTTTTATAACACCCCAAGATCTGCCCTTCGCTTCAATTACATTTAGGTCGTTGTCTACGACATAACCTATATGATAAGCTCTACCATTAGTATAGCACTTAAATACCCAGTCACCTTTTTTAAGTTGACGCTTATCAAGTTTCTTACATTTACCTTTCATGCCATTTGCAGTCATATCACTTGCGGATAGTTTTGAAAGGTTCTGTAACCAATACATACCTAATCCGGAACAGTCAAACATTCTCATATGCTTATACCCGGCTTTGACATTATTCAGGAATTTTGTCAATGCACGCTTTCTATTGCTTGCATTAGACTCCATCTTTGTAATTTTTGCTTCTGTAGCAATCTGTCCTTGACCGCCCCATACATAGATGTCACCATTTTTGACACACGCCTCGAGGTACGACAAGAATCCATTCAGTGTTTTGTCCATCTTTCATCCTCCTATAATTTAATCATATATGTTAATACTCGGTGGCAACCAAGTAAGTATTGTATGTATAAAATGGTTCACCTAATGATGTAAATAACACTATATGTACATCTTGATAGAATGATGCAGATGATTTTATGTGAATATTTCTATCCATATCATAATGCACATATTCTATTGGCAATTCTGCATCGGAATATATCGCTATATATAAAGGTTCAGATACATCTACTTCATCTGAATCATCCAATATAGCAATAGCATAATCAGAATCTTTTGGAAATTGCACAAATGAAATATCTTTCACGATGTGCTCAATGTTATGAAATATATTGACAGAATTTTCTGCATACCCACATCTACCATCTACATTGAAATGAAGTGTTTGACATATATTCTTACTGGACCCTGGTGATACATGCACATTAAACTGATTAAGTTTATCCTGAATACTAATAGTTGTACAATTTGTGAATATATTATTTTGAATAGTGCCTAATGATACGTTAGATTCTACAAATCTAGACATCACCGGGAATCTACATATATCCCCATATATGTATACATCGTTTTTGGATTTAATATATGTACAAGTATCTACATAGTTAGAACCGTCAAAATACCTAAGATAATAATTATGCATCTGATTATCTACAATTTTCAGATACGAATCTCTGAAATTTATCACATTAGGTGAATTATATATATGTTTTTGACATTCATATTTTATAGGTATCTGGACATTCAGTTTCTGAATAGAATTATCAGTTATTGAACATATCTGATACAATTTTCCGTAATCTTCGTCTGCAAGCCATCCGTCAATAGATATATGGAATGCAGCATTGGATGTATAAGATAGTTCCATCAAATACGAATAACAGTCTTCATACAATATTGGATTGTTCAGCTGAATGTCATATCCTATAAATTCAGATGCAGGGCAAATTTCTGCTAGAGGATGATTATAATCAATTGTAGAATCTGTATATAATCCTTCATATTTACATATTTTGAATGTTGATGTTACATCACTTGTGCTATTTATAGATATGTTGGATTGAGATATATGAATACTAGATATTTTACAATATGAAATTTTGTTGTATCTATACAATTCTAACGGTACTACTAATTTTACTATGTGATTTCCGTCAACTTCTTGAGAATTAAGTTCTAAACTAGAATATATAAGTTCAGATTTATTAAAATTCCCGGATATTTCTACACAGTCTAAACTGTATTCTACATCAATATCTGATAACCTTAGTAGATAGTTGCCTACAGTTTGAGGATCAGATATATCTGATTTATATTTGAATCTTGGTGTATCAGTGTCAGTACGAACATCAGGATAGATATTGGGATTATTATCTGAACATTTAACACCTAAATTTTTTATTAGAGTATACGGTAAATCATTATAAGGATGTTTACCATCACCTATTTTTAATTTTGAAGCATTTTCTGCAATACTAAATTGAAGCTGACCGTCATCCAGTATCGGATTTTCAGCTTGCAAATCAGATTCATTTTTTCTTTCAAATCTTAGAATATCAGACATATTATCTCCTAGATTATAAGTAAAAATGCTTCATTTTCAGGTAAATCTTCTGGGATTGTATTGCCATATCTTACTCCGGCAATTGTATTAGGTTCATATGCAGTAACTTCTGCTGGTTTAGATGTAACTTGATTTGCACCTATACCGCTGGGATATGGTAAATCATTCCATGATGTTACACCATCTCCCACTTTAAGATTCCCCGTGTCTCGTTCAACTCCAACTCGACCGTCATCTAATATAGGATTTTGAGCTTTCCACGAGTTAGCATTCCCTCGTCTTAATTGAATTGCCATCATACCTCCTAAAAATCAACCCATTTTACACCTTGTCCAGATATAGGTAGTTGAGATTCTGGAATCTTACCATTTTCGTCTAATGTAGCTACACCATTAGGCTCTCCCTTATCCTCAATTGAATCTGAGTAGATTACAGGAGATATCTGTTCATCATCCTTATTGTATAGTATTTCCTTTTTCAACTTTACTCAACTCCTTATGGTGCATAATCGTCAATAGAACCATCGTCAAGATTCCCTAACCATGTTCCTACTTTATCTGTACCGGAGCTATTGCTGAATGTTTTTCCAAATCGCACATCGGATTCTACAGCATCTCCAGTTGATTTCTTTATTGATTGTACCTTTTCGTGATACTTAGTGAATGGTACATCTGTCATATCTACAGATTGATCTATGAGTGCTTGCTTTATAGCTTCTTTTTCACTATTCACTTGAATGAGCTTATCTGCAATAGCCATAAATTACACCCCTAATATTTTAGTTAACGCCTCATCTATTCCTTCAAGCCCTAACCATTTTTCCCATTGGGCTAAAACTTCAGGACTAGAAACAGGTCCCGTTTCTGTAATTTCAAAATTTTCACCTATCTTAACATGTTCAGATACTTCGATAGGACCAACAGATCCTCCTGATAGTGGTAGCTTTGTATTATCTTTCAGTTGGACTCTGAGTTCGTATGAGTCATCGACATACACAGTTCCGGTATCTGTTTCTACAAGCAATGTTCCCGGTACTTTCTCCATAGGAATTGTAGCTGCGGGTCCTCGTCTGAATACTACTTTTTCTACTTGTGCCATAAGATACCTCCTTACACATTATATATAAGGGAGCATTTCTGCTCCCTTATACATTTACATCAGTGCTAAATTACTATTAGAATGTTTCCCAAACAATAGCATTTGCAAGCTCAGTTTTGGTAGCATAAGTCTCAGTAATGACATGACCGTTACCATCCTGCGTAGCTTTAGTTGCGGAATCAGCATTTGCGGAATGAGATACTGAAGCAGTAATTGTAACGTTTTCGCTTCCATCAAAAGATGCACTACCTGTAGCATCGCCACCAAGGCTTATTGTACGAGCTGTGGTAAGTTTAGCAGCAGATGCAACATTCTTATCAGCATCTGCAGTATTGTCAACATTACCTAAACCTACATCAGATTTTTCAATCTTTTTGTTTACCCAGGCAGTACCATTGAATACAAGGGACTGACCGTCAGCTGGAGTAGTGATAGTAGTATCGGTGAGACCAGAGAGGCTATCTGGACCTGTTGCAATCTCAATGTTTTTGGAACCGTCAAACTCTACGCCATTGATCGTCACCGGAGTTTTTAACTTATCAGCTGTTCCAGCATTACCTGTAATGTCATTGATCTGAACATTACCGGTAAGTGCTTGACCGTTAACTGTAATAGTATTGTCAACCTTTCCAGCAAGACCGTCAGAGAGCTGTTGGCTAGTTACATAATCACTAAGGTCTACATCACCGAATTTACCAGCCATCTCGTAGCCTGAACCTGTCCAGAAATACTCGATGAATTTATTCTTATCGGAAGTTTTAGGATTCTTAACTAGATAGAATACACCAGGTGTACCAGTTACGGGAAGATTAGTAACTGAATCATAACCTGCACCACCATTAGCATCTACTTCAAACGAAGTTATTTCCCCAATAGCGTCATCGACATATTTCTTAGTCGCAGGATTCATGTCAGCTGTTGGAGCTTGAACAGTTACAGGACCAGTAAAATCACCGCCTGCTGTAGGCATCATGCTACCTTTTGTAACAGTAACAGTTGGACCATCAGCAGTAACACCTGTGATTACATTACCAGCACCGTCATTACCAATTACAGTAATCTGAGTTGCTTCAGGCGCTTGAGGAAGTTGAACAGCAACTTCTTCAATAGCAGTAACACTACCTCTATTATCAACAGTAACCTTCGGAATCTTAATAGTATCACCGAATGAAGATTGACCAGCGGTGTTAGAACCAAATACACCACCTACGATAGTCACAGGAAGCACACTTACGAGTTCCCACTCACCGCCATCTTTGCTGTAATAGAGTTCGCGTTTTGTACCATCTTCCTTAACAAATAACGAATTTGGAGGAAGATATCCTGTAGGAAGTGACGAACCGTGCATAACAGGGCGGGTAAACTCTACGTCACCTGCAAACAGTCTTTGTGAGTCGGTAGCAAAATACAACGTATTTACATCTTTAGATGTAATTGCATTGTAGCTGGCTTGAAGACCGTACTTAAAACTTACTTTTGATTTTGCTGTAGGCATATGACCTACCTCCTTAAATTTATTTTATTATTGTAACGCTCTCCATGCGATTGCGTCTGCTACTGCTGCTTCTGTTGCGACTGTAACGCTGTCAGGTGCATCCGAAAGTGTAGCTCCACCTATTTTTGCACCGGAATCCTTTATCGACCCATCGGCTGCAAGTGAAACGATATCATTTTCGGTACCTGATATCTTGGTTAGAATATTTGCAGGCTGTATAGAACCTACTGCTAATGCTTTACCTGTAGAGTCTACTACTACAAGTTTACCAGCATCTTCTGCACTACCGTCAATTATCTGAACCTTTAAACCATTTTCAGATGACGTAAGTGCGTTACCAGCTACAGGGTCAATCACAGCTTGAGCGGACACTTTGTTGTCGTCAGATATACTTACGACTATGTTCTTACCAGCATTATCAGCAGTGTATATATTTACAAGCGATTCTGCTGGAATGATAACAGGCTCTTCCTGATTATCGATTGTGAGTACTATTACTTTATGATGAGTAGGGCTTTCTACAGGATAATCTTCGTAGTACTGACCAGCAGTAACGAACTTATCTTTGGGGATGTTGACTACAACATCATCTCCACCATATACCGGAATTGTAATTGTGAGATTAGCAGAATCATATGATACATCATGTGCAACACCTGTTAAAATTGCACCCTCGCCGTCACCGACTTTAATTGTACCAGTAGAATTATCCCAAGTTGCAGCAAGTTTAATTGCATTGGAAATAGCTTGCTTGATAACACCTATAGTAGCAAATTTCGTATCATTGCCTTGTGCCCAATTTGCATGATCAGATATGTATCCAGGTGTAATAGTTATCCAACTAGATCCATCCGTAGTAAATTTTGCTTCAATTGAAGCAGTGTCTACATACAATTTACCTCTTACTGCATCTGCAACATCCGGGAAAGCAGAAACTGCAGATATAGAAGTTGTTACATCTACATCACCTTTATATATCTTACCGATATCAGATACAAAATATAATGTATTGCTATCTTTTGGTGTTATACCCGCATACTGCGTTTCAGTAAGTGCATAGAAATTGATCTTGTTCTGAGTACCGTACCATACAGTATCATTTTGAGCAGCAGACTCAACCCAGTTAGATAACTGAGAAGCATCCCCACCTTTAAATATCCATATAGTATTTGTATCTGTTCTATATACTTGCTGACCTGCCTCAATATCTGTAAGAGCGAGCATCTCGGATTCAGTATCTTTGAAAATCATCGGAGATTTTGAACTTGCTATAGATTGAAGCTCACCAGCTTGATTTATAACATATACATCAGTTTTATCAGAAAGTACTACCGCTACAACTTGACCGGGATACGCTGTGGCACTTTGTGCATATGTTTGAGCAGCTTCCAGTGTAGAAAATACTGACTTATCATCTATAGGAAGAGCATTTGTACGAGTAAATGCTACGCCAGCACTCCATTTTGTACCATTAGCTAAATTGTTAAAAAATGTATCTCTATTAACTATTGCCATCGATTACTCCTCCTTTCTTACTTCCATGTAAGCGAATATGTATCGCTACCTGCTTCAGCAACCGCATTAGCAACATAATATACATCATATGCTATAGGCGAATAATCATTTACACCGCCGATTTGAACAGTTAGCTTAGGTTGCACTGTTTGCGGCAGATTTGTTGACTTACTTACAACTTCAAGTCCTGACACCTTACCAGCAGGAATAGCAAAGAACATCTGTTGCATCTGAGCTGTATCAATCGTAGAAGGCTTATTTGCATTAGATTTTCCTAATGCTTTTATCTGCGCAGCAGTAATAGCTGTAGGATCAGCTAATGCGTTTGTACCATTCTTATAACCCCAATAGCAATTTCTGAAACCTGTAACTTTAGAAGATGTGCTAGATTTACTACCAGCTTTTATCTGAGCATCTGCATAATCGTTACCTAAGAAAGTCTTCGGAATATCACCATCACCATAAGTTACAGTAGCACTTACTGAATATTGAGTATCGTCTTCTACTGTAAATGTATCGAATGAGCCAGTAGCAGATGTACTAGAGCCGCTATTTGTATCGGTTACTGAATATGCTGTAGCAGTTACACCAGATGCTTGATCTGATTGTCCAGATACAGTATATTTGCCAGGATTAAGTGTAACTCTATACGAAGGTGTAAACGATGTGCCTACTTCTTTTGCGCCAGCACCTGTAAGAGATACGCTTACGCTAGGTTGAACTGCTGATGGATTGATATCCTTACTTAATATCGCTTCAAACAGTGCCTGGACATCAGATGCTTTAACTTCACCAGTTGTTGGATCTCCAGATAATATTACTTTATCGCCAGCTTTAAGATTACCAACATTCGTTGTAACTGTAATTTCCCTTGCTATTGCTACCTGACTTGCATTTACAGCTTGTGGAACAAGCTGAGAAAGATCTACTTGTACTGGATCTTTTTGACCTTTAACTGATAACGAAAGTATATGCGTATCAGAATTATAACTAGCTGAAGTTAGAAATAGATCCGAAACAGTTATTGATTTTTCAGTGCCATCTTTGGCTGTAAATGTTAAAAGTGTACCAGAATTATCTTCGGCTCTTGCAGCAGTAACATCTACTAGTGCACCATCATAATCTGATAAAGCAGTTTCAATAGCTGCTTTAACAGCCCCCGATGTAGGTATTGTAGAATCATCATTAGCTGATAAGATTCCATCGGATTTTGTAAGGATTGAATCTGCAAATGCGGTTATATCGCTTATATCACCCGCTTTTATGGACCCACCTACTTCGTCCATTGCCGAATCGCCTTTTACATACATTGTATATCCATTTTCATTGTACACAATGTAGAGTCTGTTTTCTTCGGCAGATGCAAATTCAGGTGCAGTAGTAACAAATGTTACATTATCACTTGCAATTAGTGTTGAGCCTTTGTATAGTCTATGTGTATCTTCGATAAAGTACAAGGCATTAGATTCTTTAGATACTATAGAATCAAATTGTGCTTGAGTACCATACCTATAAAGAACATACTCCATACTTCAAATTTCTCCTTTCATCAATTTAATTGTTTCCATGTTGCTTTTGAATCAATTTCGTCCATCTTAGTCTTAATTTCAGATAAGGTGGTTGAAATAGGTTCCAATTTCTCATCTACTGATTCTTCGGTTACAAATTTAGATGAATCAATCCCAAAAGTTTCAGTTACCCATTTGGAATTTATTTGATCCCAGCTGTAATACTGAGTATACCCTTCCGGAGTAAAATTCACCTTTACAATCTTACCATGTGGTAATAGCGTTTTATTCAGTAGATCTCTTTCCGGGATTGTATCAACTGTTATGAATGCTTTACTCATGTCTTGGTTGAAACCCGGATGAGGTGGACACGGAGGTCCGGGTGGTCTGGGTGCAGGAGGGTGAGGATACGGACAATCATCTGATAGTATACTCACATCTTCTAGTAAAGTATTGCTCAGAGGCATTATCATTTGGTCTGGAATGGAGCTAAAGTACCATCCGTTGTATTGCTGAGCATTATACTTGTACCATCCATAATGTGCTATCCATTTAGTATCTGGATAACTTCCGAATACAACTATACTACCTTCATATATGGATCTACCATCTGAAAGTGGTATGTATCTGTTACGCAATAATATTCACCACCTAACTTTCAATTAAGTATATATCAACGATATCTGCGTCAGTTAAAGGTTTTATAGCAGAATTATCATTACAATTTATCAGATACCATCCACATATCGTTCTGTTATTGTCAAATTGAAACCAACCATAATTAACCACCCATTGTATACTTGAAAATCTGCCGATTTTTATAGTATTGCCTGGGCGCAATGTTAGACATGTATTTGGAACTTTAAGTTGCATATTTTCATACATAGAAAAACCTCATTTCTAAACCGTCTATATGAAAGGTTCAGAAATGAGGTATCTGTTATTGTATGTATACTACATCTTTAATAATATTGCTGCTTTTTGGGCTACGATTTTCATGTCCGGATGAGGCTGTCCTGTGCTGCCTCTATACCTAACATCTAGAAAATGATCCCAATCAAGTTCATTCATAGTTAATACTAATTCCGTTTTTAGTGCATTTGGAAGAACTGAACGAGCTTGCTGGGGCTGCAAATTTTGTTTATTTATCATATCGGAATAAATCATTTCACATGTTTGTAGATAGATCAAAAATTCTTTTTTGCAGCTATCTGACCATGTGCTCCATGTACTAGGTTTTATAAAAGTAATCTCCCCACCAAATTTAGATTTGGTGTAGTTGCAGTACCTTGTAGATTCCTGAGCTACTGCACATCTGTGTCGAACAAGTTCATGGGATACACCTCTATCGCATATGAAATGTACGGAGCGGAATGAAAGTCTTTCGTGTAATATTTCCGGTGGATCGACTATTGCTACATAATCGTCTAAATTTGTTTTGTTTGACCCAATTTCATCTAAGTATTGCATCTCAGCTAATCTTCTAAATGTTCTAAATAACTCAACATTTTCGTATTTAGGATTATATAGGTGTGAAAGTGATACAGATACATATAAATCACCTTTGTAATATCCATATTTGACCCAACTTGTTGTCATTACTTCCAAACAATGTAATGTTACTGATGAGTGTTCACTTTGGATCTTATATGTTATCCATCCATGCTCAAGCATAGCAAAATGTTGATTATTTTTCAACATTTGAAAAAACTTAACATAAGATGTATCTGTAATTTTATCTTCAGATTTATAGCATATTCGACCTATTCGTTCTACTTTTTTATATGGGTTACTCTCCTCTATCAAAGATACTGTAGGATCAATAAATTTCACCGCTATATTACCTCCTATACATTAAATTATAATTTTCTCCCATTATATTTAGTTTCTTGTTATGACTTTCTACATGATATAAGGCTGAACTCCTTACATGTATTTAGACCTAAATTCTTGTTCAGTTATCTTAGTTATTCCCCATTCATCAGCTTTTATATTTTTACTAGATTGTGAACAAGGGTCATCAGTGATTAAAAATCGTGTATTTTTACTAATTTCTGCCACTGTATATCCAGCGGCTTTTAATTCTTTCTCAAACTCAGATCGTTTAACTGACAGTTTACCTGTAATTGCTACTCTCCCTTTATCGGATGTATACTGTCCGTCCCATATTATTCTCTTCCAAATGTATTGAAGATTTGCAAATTTGTCTAGATTAGCTATCAACGAATCTGCATTTGCATCTCCTATGTATCCATATATGTCAATAAGTGATGTTGCATCACGGTCCTTAGATATAGCTACATTGTATATTCGTTCAACTACATCAGGATGTTGTGCAAGCTTCTCACAAGTCTTATCTCCAAATCTAGGAATATTTAATGCTTTAAGTGCTCTAACAGCATCAAATTTGCCTTCATACATAGTTATAACAGAATCTATAAATTTGTTCAATTGGATGTTATAATCTCGAGACGTATTTTTACGCATTTCGTAGATCCTATCTCTATCTGTCATAACTGTATTTATAGCAATCTTACGCTTGTCTCTCCATGTATTGAGATAATAATCTCGTCTAAGTTTTTGACCTAATCCATCAATCGGCGCAAGCGTATCAGACCATATAATTAAATCATGAAAATATCCACCTTCACAATCCGTATTAGGGCACTGTAGGTGGACACCGTTCCATATCAATTTTGTATTACATTCTGGGCATCTATCCGGTAATTCGGCATTTCCACTACACAAAATTTCATCTACATTTGGAATTATTTCTCCATGTTTAGATGCAATAAACTTGCTACCAATCCCAATATTATTATCTTTTATATATTTCGCATTGTATCCAGTAAGAAATGATACTGTAGTTCCTGAAAGCTGAACAGGCTCGATTTCAATTGTTGGCACCATGTATCTGGTTTTTGATAATTCCCAATTAACACCAACTACATTGCATTCTGCTTGCTCAGCTTGAAATTTGAATGCTTTAGCATTATATCTTATTTCATATGATGAAAAATCTACAATTATTTCTTTAGATGTTAGAACAATGCCATCTGCAGGATATCTACCATACCACATATTCTTAAACAAACTAAGCGATTTAATGTATTCATCATTTTCAAGTTTTAGTATTCCTGTAGTGTATGGGGCAACTTTATCAAAATTTTTATTGAGCCAATATGTAACATAGCTCATATCTAATGATTTCACGTTACTAACATCTTCATTACCTACAATAGTGTAAACTAATATATCAAGATATTTCAAATCATCTACAATATCATTTCCGTTTATAAGTCCAGCAGTTGAATTTCTAGGATTCTTGGCAGATGGATGCAATTTCTTAAATTCATCAAAATTCTCGAAAGACATAAGAATTTCCCCTCTTACAGCTCCTGTGAATTTTGTGTCCTCAAGTTCTAGTATATCAGGTTCAATTGCTTTTACCTTATCTGTTATATCAATTCCTATTGAACCGTCACCTCTAGTTAATGCTTGAATGAGTTTACCGTTTTGGTAATACAGAACTGCACTTATTCCATCCAATTTTAATGACATGTAAATTTCTTTATCTTGCAAATCAGTTCCTATTTCTTTCCAAGTTCTGCACTTTTCAAGAGATCCAGCTTCACCATATCTATGGGGGACCTTTTTACCAGGAGTAGTATCCAAATTTACATCATATCCCCAACCTGTTTTAAGTACCTCAGAATTAGGATCTAACTTTCTAAGTTTATCTGTCATAGTGTCAAATTCTTCATCGCTTATAGGAGAAGATCCATCTGAATAATATTTTTGAGCACACTCCTTTATTTTAGATTCTAGTAGTTTATTCATACTTTTCATATTACACCTCAATGTACTCAAGTGCAGATTCAATTTCCGACGAAAGCATATCTGTGAAATCTTCGGTCATCTGCTCTTGAAGAGTTTCATTGTGTTCGAAGATAGTATCATAATCCTCTTCACCATCTTAATGAATGTGATATCGTCTTCATACATCTTAGCAATTTTATAATGCTGTTCAGGAGAAAGTCTCTTATTGTACTTTAAAGCACAGAGATTTATCATGTTAGAAATTCTAGATGTGTAGAAATCTTTACCTGTAAGGATCTTTATATTATCTGCAGCTGATCTTGATTTACCCGCATCGATTGTAATTGCAGCATCTTTTGGAATATTAAATTCTACTTTAGCATATACAGGAACTCCTGCTTTTGAAATAGCTGTAAGTCTATGTTGACCATTTGCAAGTGAGCCATCTTCATAAAACCCGATAGCATCGAGCGTAATTGGTTGCCACTGACCGTTCTGGATCTTCTTGATCAAGTCATCTACAAACTTTATTCTAATGCTGCGATTTTGGATGTTGTGAGATAGCCAGGTCTGTGCAAGTTCTGGGGTTATAAGTGTATAACCATTCTGTTCATACCATTCATTCGATTTATCATAAGTACTCATAGTTTAGACCTCCATTGATATATTTTGATATGTTTTGATATGTTTACTTATAATATAACGATTATACGAGAACTTTGGTGCCGTTATCGAGATTCGAACTCGAACAGTATTTCTACTAAGGGATTCTAAGTCCCTCGCGTATGCCAGTTTCGCCATAACGGCATGTATGCTGTTCCTATTTAGTTTATTAGGTCGTATGTAACAGCAAACCAGTAGACCTTGGAGCGGATTGAAGTTATGAGCTTCATCAGAACAGTTATCAGAGCTTATACACGAATTTCGTGTTAATTTCCTGTTAATGCTCTGATAAATTCCTGTTAGCATCAAGCTATCCGCATGTGTTGGTAGGGGTAAAGGGACTTGAACCCTTACGGTATTTCTACCAGCGGATTTTAAGTCCGCTTCGTCTGCCTATTCCGACATACCCCCAAAATGCTTGAAACCGTAGATGGTATATGGTGTGCTATGTGGGAATTGAACCCACGACAACTTGATTAAAAGTCAAGTGCTCTGCCGACTGAGCTAATAGCACATGTAATTATTCATTAGTAGCATCAGCCCATAGCTACTATTCTAATGCCCATCCAGTTACATTATTGCATTAGTTCCTGTGTGAGATTTTCTTCGACCAGCTTTGCTGCAGCATGCAAAGCTTTAGAAGGCTGCAAGGATCTCACTAACCTTTTGGCGGAAAGGCAGGGATTTGAACCCTGGGTGCGTTACAAGCGCACAACGGTTTTCAAGACCGTCACCATAAACCACTCGGACACCTTTCCTTGATATATTACTTAATCATTTAACGATTTTGGAGCCCTTAATCAGAATCGAACTGATAACTGAAGATTACAAATCTACTGTTTTACCTTTGAACTATAAGGGCATGTAAGCTGCAGACAATGATTCGCACATTGAAAGTTTGGAAGTTGGGAAGTTTATTGTATACTTCAAACACTGCAGCAATTGGTGGACCCTCTCAGACTCGAACTGAGGACCGTTCGGTTATGAGCCGAATGCTCTGACCAACTGAGCTAAGGGTCCATATTCACTTATGAAATCATTTTTGTGGTCGGGGTGACAGGATTTGAACCTGCGACCCTCTGCTCCCAAAGCAGATGCGCTACCAAGCTGCGCTACACCCCGAAATATGTTGGAATCTTTGACTGTTTTACATCAGCCTTACCATGCGGATGTGTCTTATGGCAGCGGATGCAGGATTTGAACCTGCGAATACAAGAGTCAAAGTCTTGTGCCTTACCCCTTGGCGAATCCGCTATGGGATGAGAGTTTATCCGTTAAGTAAGAACTTCCCAAGAATGTATGGGCATCTTTGCTTATCTCCTACTCCCAAGTCTGCACTTTTATAAATAATCCCACGCAGAGGCAGCATTTCCTCCACTTGTCTGTCTATCAGTGACACCAGACCAATGTCAGAACATTATCGTAGTTCCTAACGCCACTATACATATAGCTTTACTTCTGTTACTGTTCCAGTAGCGAACTGGCAAAGGGTGGCCAACTCCTTAAATATGTATTGCGGTCTAAGCGTTAGGCAGATGATAATTCATCTGCCCGTTGGAACTGCCCCAACCCATTATCTTATTCAGATAAATCGAACCTAGCTTCAACAAGTTGTAAAGAAACAATGTGGAGGAAGCTACTAACTTACCCTACAATTATATTATAAGCCCATTTTGTAAATTTGTCAAGTATTATTTTTATAAATTTTAGAAAAATTTACATCAGTCTACCAATGAATTTACCCTACGTACAGCTTCCTCAATTTTAGGACCATATTTGCGTCTAAGTAGTTTTAAATCTGACAAATATTCATTTCGCAAAGATTCTAGATCATCCATGGCTTTAGTTATATCGTCGTATTTGGACAGTTTATCAACATTGTCATCTTTTAAAGCTTTTATCAAATTTTGGAGATCATTCAAACTATCAACTACAAATACGCTATCTCCAGATAAATCTCTTACTATATACATTATACCACCTCAATTTTATTTACGCTTCCGTCATACTTTGCTACACCTGCAAATATAAACTGCATTTCAGGTATTTTGTTAATTACCTTAAACAGTATATCGATGTTAGAATCATCTAAGTGATCTAACATATCATCTACAAGGATTGTACGAATACCGCTACTAGATTCACATATACAGGTCATTATTGCTATCATGTACAAACATTTTTCGCCGCTTGATAGTACAGAAAATGGAATATACTTATTTGACCTAATCAAACCGAATGAGAACGAATTAGCAGCCTGAGACAGGTTGAATTCCGGGTGTGTGTCCTTGTCAAACATAAGCGTAATATATTTATCCAACTTAGACTTAAATTCCGTAAATGGACCATCAATCATTTCAGATTGGATACCATTAACGCCTGTAACTTTAATCAGATATTTCATAAGTTCGATATTATTCTCATGCTCAAACTTAGATTTAGTTAGCATATCAATGAGATTTGTATACTGCTCATTTGCAGTTAATTTACTTATACTATCATTTACTTCGTCAAGCTGCTTGTTTAACTCATCGATATTTTCGCATGTATTGAATTCAGGTAGGATAGCATTTTTCAATTCTGTTAATTTGTTATTCAGTGCATCAAAATTGTCCTTTCTACGCTTAAATTCATCCATATCTGCAATGTAACGATTTAGTGCATCTGATTTATCTTGAATCTTTTGCTTTACTTCTGCATGCTTCGATTCTAAATCGGCTATATCTTTTGTATATTCATCAATCATTCTTTCGATAGATGCACATTTTGATTCAGTATATGGACATATTCCATTGCTGCTAATAATCTTAGATTTCTCATTTTTTGTAGCCCAAAGGCCACTAGCAGTATTATTTAGTTTTGATATATCCGCTACTGCAGCATCAATTTTATGTTGAAGCTCCACAATCAAACTATCAAAATTGTCAAATTCTGATGAATCAATTAAAGAAAGTCGATTTGAGCAGTCGTCTATCATAGATTGAAGTCTGGCATTACTAGCTTTTGTGGATTCAGATTTACTGATGTCACGAATCTTGTCCATAATTACAGTGCGTCGTTTAATCAGCTCTGGTTTAGTCATCTGAGAATCTATATCATCATAGTATATTAAAGATTGAATAGTTGCAATATCTCTATCCAGCTGCTGCTTTTCAGAGGACATCGCCCCCTTCAGAAATGTGTTTGCTTGAGCTACACCAGCTATATCTGTTGCAAATCCAGAAAAAATATCAACAGATAGATTGCTTGACGGAAACTTATTTTTAGCATCGCTCATTACAGTATTCCAATCTACATTAGATTTGGAATTAGGTAAAAATTTAATAAACCAATCTTTCAAACTATTTGCAGTCATATTTACAAATTCCGAAAAATTGAAAATTGGAAATTCAAGATTTCCTATTACATCTTCGGGTTTGAAATCTTCTGGATCAACAACTGTAGTAGATGTTACAGATGATTTAGTCTTTAACCAAGTTCTGCGCACTGTAAATATAGAGCCATCCTTGTCTAATTCTAATGTTACAGACATCGTAGGACCGTTAGCATGCTCAAAAATTGCAACATTTGTACGCTTGTACCCTGGAATATATCCAAGTAGTGCAAGTTGGATAGATTGAAGAATGGTAGACTTGCCTGCACCGTTGCTCCCTATGATGTAATTAACATCGTCAAATGAATAACTTTTATGCGAAACATTGTGCATACCGTCGATGGTGATTGATTTAATTTTCATCTTTCAGCCTCCTAATTATTTATATTAGATATAACGATTTTTAGATTATTTTATTCCATCGTCTAGACTTTCTAGTAGATGAAAATTCATAGGAATAGCTTCCAGGTGTTATGTATTCAGTATCTACCTTCCAGGAATGCATTTCACCGGATTCGTTTTCAATTATGTTTACAAATCTAGAATCACAGTGATCAATAAGTATGTGTGATACTATATCTTGTCGGTCTGCAGATTTTCTATGCTTAGAATCTGGAAATACATACATTTTCGGGAACATTACTATCTTACCGTCATCATATATGTTTACTTTGTATTCAATTTCTCTACAACCGCGTCTTGCAGATAAGTGCGAAGATATACATCTTAATATTGCTTCTGTCATATCTGGGCGTATCATATCATTTATCCTCCTTATGGAACAATACTTTAAGAATAGTCTTTGCTCTAGTTATTCCAACATAGTATAAATTATTGTTATCTTCTCCGTTTAATCTGAATGAAGGTCCATTAACCCCTACAAGCAAAACATTGTCGAATTCTAACCCTTTTACCGAATGTATAGTTCCAACATATACGCCATTAGAACTATCCATATCCAATTTATCGAGTATTAGGGAAACTATATCGGAATCATTTGTTATTACATCTCTGTCATCCATAATTAAGTTAGGTTGCCCTATACCTGAACTAATTCTATAAAATTTTTCTTCATTAGAATGGTCTGAATGTAATTCAACTCTTATATAACTTACAGTTTTGACAATATATGATATGCTACATAGATTGATGTACTTGTCGATAAAATATTGAAGCTCGTTTTCTGGAGCATCTAAATATTTATCGCGTATGTACTGTGCGTGTATATTTGACGATAATGTAGATTCCATCCAATTGAGAAAATACTCATCATCAAGCGCAGATTTGAGCATATTTTTTGCATCAATTTTGCTTTTAGTTGATACAGATATGCCTTTTTCATTCAGATGTGATACTATATAATCGACTTCTGCGTTAGTTCTGCACAATATTGCACTAGAACCTGACATATCATTAACAAATGATTCGCACTCTCTTAATTCTGAATCGAGCACAGGACTAGAATATCTTGATTTAGGTTGATATACAACTGTTGGATCAGTACCGGGTGTAGTTGAATAGATTTCAACTTTATAGCTACTATCGGCATATTCAGTGTTAGCATTTGCAAATTTACATATTGGATCCGTAGATCTATAATTGTGTCCCATCTTGATAACTTTCCATTCGGGATTATCGGAAAGTGATTTAATTATAGATGAATCTGCTCCTCGGAAGGCATACAGACTCTGCAATGCGTCTCCAACTAGAAATAATTTAGCATCAGAAAATGATGATACAAAATTCCACTGCAATTTATCTGTATCTTGAAATTCATCGACAAATATGTATTTGTACTTATCTTTATATAGTTTCACGCAATCATCATTGTATATAAACATATTACATATAGATCTACATAACATGTTAAATGTTATCATATTTTTGGCTATAAGCTGCTTTCTAATATATTTGTAGTATACATTATATTGAAATTTTTCACCATCTGTGAGTTTAGATGGATCGGATAACTTTCTTTCAGGAAGTTTGCAGTTACATATCATCCTGGCTTTACTCTTTATGTTTTTAACTTCAACTTCATCTGCTATCTTAGGAATAGTTGAATATCCTAATTTAGATCGTATATTGGAATTAGATGCTATAAGTGAACAGCAAAATGCATGGAATGTACGAAATTCTGGTTTTACATCACCTTTAAATCTCGTTCTCATATTAAATGCTGCAGCATTTGTAAATGTTAGAACTAATATAGATGATGGGTCTACACCATCATCTACAAGTCGCATAATTCTGTGGAGCATTGTATATGTTTTTCCTGTCCCTGCTCCTGCAATGCAGAGAATCTTATCAGCTGAACTATTTACAGCCTCTTTTTGCATCTTGTTTAACATCATTTGCCCTCCTTGTGGTATGCTCTATACATGCAATAACGATACATCTGACCATAACTTCCGCATCTTCTGTAAATTCTTCTCAAGAAAATGCTATCATCGTTTCTTAAATGGAATGTATTAGCTGCAAAAGCTGCTACTACTGCGCATACACATATCATCTGATATTTGAAATGTTTTGGATTACTCAGTACATATCCTATTAAAATAGCTGATGCACCGATACCGACAATTATACCAATAGACCTTAAGCCTTCCGGAATGTTTTGTATATCTTCTATGCCCATTATTAAAAGGATGCAAAATATACCTACGAAATAAAATATGGATGACAGAATATATCTTACTTGTTTCATTTGTTAAATCTCCTCTAACTTTATTTACAATTATATTATAAGCCCTGATTGTAAATTTGTCAAGTATTATTTTATAAAAATATAAAAAATGCCCGCATGTATTTCTACATGCGAGCGGCTGTGGAGGCTCCAAATGAGCAAGATGAACTATTTTAAAGGTGTAATTTCTAGATTTTCAATTTTAGATTTAGATATATCAAATGTACATTCCATATAATCTGTAATAATGTCATCTATATCATATACTAAATCATCATCTTCGTCTGTCCAATAAGTAGCATATATTTCCAGTTCTGAAACGGTGTATACCAGATCTACATCGCAAGATATGGCGTATCTCCCATCTTTATCAGGTATATTAGGATACAAAAATTCTATTGTGTCTAGCTGAACTGTATCGTAATCTACTAAATCTATCGGGTACTCTTGGCTACGCCAAGGATACATCGGTTTAGATGGATCATAGCATGCCCAAAGGCATTCGTCATCCTCCCATTCAACATACTTACCATCATCGCTAACTACAACTACAACATTATCAAGTTGAATTTCAATATGTTCATCAAAATCCGGAATTACTTCAGGTTCATCGTAGTCTGGCGGGTCAATAGGGGGTTCAGGATCTCTGTAATAGCTATATATGTAACGTTTCATAAATTCACCTCATTAGTATCGGTTGTATACATCATCAATGGTACGAGAAAGTCCGGATACAGCTCTATTTACATATTTCATCAAATCTGATGGTTTTCTTATAGTTCTCATATCTATTGATAATGTATAATCAGCTATACAATCATCATTTTCTACTTCTATATATAGATGCTTTGGGTCAGACATTCCTAAATCTGAAATGTTAAATGTAGAACTGTATTTTGAAGATAATTTATCTACAACTTCATATGCAAATTCAACAATATCGTCTCTAGTGAAATACTGTTCCGGATCTATATCGTATGCTCCACCATAATTAGATTTAATGATATATCGTTTCATAAACTCCTCCTTAATTATGAACCATCTTAGATTCAATACGTTTATTTGCTTCATATAATGCTTGAACAACTTCGTCACATATTCCGCTATACCAATCTTCTACATTCCAATCACTGTTAGGATCGTCATCTAACATATCTTCTGGATTAAAGTAGTAGTTAACTCTCATAACCTTGCCTTTGTAGATGTATTTTATCATCCCATTGTATATTCTTGCCCAATAATAATCAGCATCATCATATGGAGCAATCATTGATATAGAGGCTTTAAATGAATCAAAAGCTTCTTTTGCATCATATGTATCTTTAACTGTATAGTGTACTACAAATTTTTTACCTTTATAGTAAAGCGTCTCGCGCTCTGTTAGATCTGAATTTTTAAATTCTTGACCCTTTATGTAATCATCGTAGAATATTGTGCACCCGTTATCAGCTTTGTGTTCATATCTTTCATAAGGTGTATTATGCGAATTCAGCTCATCCTCTAAATCTAGTATGTCTGCACTTTGAGAATCCATATCATCGAATTTACGCATGTTTTTATATGCTCGTTTTAACTGCATATAATAAGTATCATTCGATGCAGATGTTATTGATGCATCTTCATACACATATGCTTGCATTACTCCAGCAGTCATCATGTCAAGATATGCATCTGGATAATATTGCTGTATAATTGGATCACACACTTCTTTAAGCACCCATAGGCCGTCGTAATCAAGTTCAGCCCTAACTTCTATACATATTTCATTATCATTAACTGGTAATATTTCAACAGCACTATACTCGTTTACGTCATCTTCGAGAAATCCAAATTTGTCCGAAGTCATAACACGGTGGACAGCTTTTATAAGTTTAGATTTGAGCTTATCTAATCTGCTGTTAGATGATGCATTAGATGCACCTAATATTTCGTATGTTGAATCGTCTATTTCTCTAGCACGACCTTGTCTGCACATCCCTTCCAGTGCTTCAAGTAAATCCCACATATCAATATCTAATTCATTTGCTTCATAGATAAGACCACCAGGTTCGTTTGCAGTATCTTTTCTTTTTGATACTGTTTTTCCTTTGAGATTATCTGAAATTAAATCTCCATATGCAGCAGCTGCAGTCTGTCCAAAGTAATCATCATATCTGCCCATTGAAGCTTTTATGTCTTCTGAACTATATACATCATATTCGTCTTCTTCGTCAGCAAAACCTGTATAGCTGTTGAACCAATCCCAAGCTTCTTGTTCAATTTCAGTCTCATAATCTGCATAATTTTCATCAGGTTCGTATATTTCCTTATCTCCAAACATACATATATAAGTAGAACCGTCTGTATATAATGTATAATCAGTATAAAATCCATCTGAATCTTCAACAGATTTTGATGCAAGTTCTACCCAATCAGATGGACCATACGTGTTCTTATCCGTTTTTCTCGTCACTGAATTTTTTATGATTCGCTTCATTATGTAAGTCCTCCTTTAATTTTTTAGCTTTCTGGTAACAGGAATAGGAACAACATTGGTTTATTCTACCGTTGTATGTAACTTTATATATGCTTAAGGGTGCTTTAACAAATTGCTTTCCACATATAGCACAAGTTGTAAGATGTATAGGAATCTTCGAATCATTGAAATTATTCTCCATCAATATCCTCCTCTGTGTCAGAGGTTTTATTGATGTAAGATTCATCGTCAACATCATCAATATCAGCATCTCGTATTATCCATTTAAGATACTGATCTGTTTCATGATCACATAATGGGCAAACGCCTGAAATTTTTTGTACAGCTTGATCAGATTCTATCATAGCCGATATAAATATACCGTGACACCGTTCGCATTCTGCTATATAATGATTGGATATATTATTATCTGTTTCAATATCTATATCGTCTTCATCCATATCCTCTACAGCATCTTGGATATCTTCAACATTATCAGAAATCATATCTACCGTATCCATAAATTCGTCGTCAGAGGCTTTTATGTATTTATACATGCTACTAATCTCCTATATTATACCATATTCGCATTAAATTGGATTAACACGAATATGGCATTATTTTGAATATATAATAGGTTGATTAGTAGTTTGTTATCGAAAGTTGATCCGCAAATTGGATAAGATGAACTAGTGGGTAGTTTTCATTTGCACTCTGAAGTTCGCTATGTTCAGATTCGCATACACGCCATGCCCCCATATGCCATCTGAGAGCTGCGCATTCATCAATAGTAAGCTGGAAAAATTTCTGAGCTAGAAACATGGAAGTTACACCGTGACCCAAAGGAACCTGTGCACCTCTATATCTAAATGCCGTTACAGATTCCCATGCACCTGTAGACTCATTCTTTACATTTCGTCTGTACGGTTCATAGAAATTTATCTTGCACCAATCATGCATAAGCGCAATAAGAACAGCATCGCATTCATCCACCGTATTAAATTTCCCCAGCTTACAAAGCTCCAATGCATTAGCAGCTACTTTGAGAGTATGGTAGCACAGACCACCTAAAAATGATTCATGGTACTGAGTAGATGCAGGAGCAGTATAGAAATCTGTAGACTCTAACCAAGAGATAATTCTGACAACAACTTGCTTAGCCCTGTCTATATCTTTTCCTTCATTTGTAGCCCTGCCGATAACTGCTTCTTCCAATACACGGTCATATTCTGATTTGATAATATCAATCTGACCAGTAGAAATTAAAGATTCAAAATTTGTGTTGATGTTCATGATATTCCTCCATACCGTAAAATTATAATGGAGATTGCAGCTTAAGCTGCAATCTCGTTCATCATGTATACTAACTTATCTAGATCTGGATTGTAAAGAGTATTGTTGATAAATACGTTATCTTCGAACTTTTCTGTTGCTCTTCCGGTCTTTTCTGGATGAGTTGCATAATCTGTAAATGCGTTGATAACTCCCCAAGCGCTTCCCCTGAAATTCTGATTGTCATCGTTATTATAAGCATTTAAGAATCGTTCAATCTTGATGACATTATTCGACTTGTTGATAATCTCTGCATCGTCAGATTTTACGATTATCTGCTTGATAACTTTCTGAAGATCTGCGTCAGATATATGCTTACCAGCAAGGTCTTCAGCATGCCACATGTAGTTTTCGATGTACTTGTATGTTTCAGACAGCGTCTGTCTGGCAGCAATGAGCTTTTCATCCATTGTAGCAGCATGTCTTATAGATACGGAATTTGCACTATCCTTAAATGCATGAGCGAACTGATTCTGACATACAATACGGAGCATGCAGATGTTAGACTTAACAGAACCTAATCCGTTATGAGAATTCTGGAAGATGATATTAGGTCTTACAGCATCACCTAATACATTGATTTCAGGGAGTTCTCCAATGATGTATACAAGACCGCTGTAAGTTTCACCAGCCTTAATGTATCTTACATCACCATCAATATAATTGATGAAGTCGAATGCATCTGCGTTCTGACAGATATGATAACTATCGGATACAATACCAAACGCTTTAGACGGATCGTCTTCACGATAAGTTATCATCTTACCGGTAACAGCAAGATCTTTGCCGTCTACATTATATGTAAGCGGTGCTGTCTTAACGGTGTAATCGAGTCCGGAAATTGCTAATGCTGTGCTTACATCATTTGCACTAGTAATATCTGTTCCAATTCTGTTCCAACTTGCTTCTCTCATCTTAAATACCTCCACGTATTATGAATCAATTTTTATGTAGACTATCTTTATCTACAATTATATTATAAGCCCTGATTGTAAATTTGTCAAGTATTATTTTATAAAAATTGCAAAAAAAAATTAGCCCACCAATATATGATGAGCTAATTCCTTAGGGAGAAGTATCTGATTATTCTTCAGAATCTGATTTAGTTAACTGCTTATATGCTTGATTCAGACCTGTTGCACTTAACCCGCTTACAATACCTACTGCTGCAGCTGTAATCGGATCACTTGCAGGAAATTCTGGCATACCGGCATAATATGCAACTATACCTAAAGCTAAACCAAATGCACCACATATGATAGGTATCCACTTGTTATCCAGCTTTGTAGCTTTAACAACCTGACCTACTAAAAATGCAATAACTGTTATTGCAGCTACTGACGCAATTCCTATAAAATCCATGTTACATTCCTCCTTGTTTATTCTTCATAATCTGATGGATTAAATACAAATAGATATAAGGATTGACAAAATTGGCCAACTCGTGCCCATCTTTCTAAGTACCAAGGTATTGTATCGGCAAGATCGTCAGACTTATAAGATAGATCTGGAAATTTCATAATAGGTGTATACATGTATTCGTTGCCCATTCGCTCCGTTTTTACTTCTATCTTAGGCATTCTACTGTCCTTGTGAGATAGCTTAATGTTGAGATCGTCGTCTATTTCAACATTGTACCCCTCATCTGATGCTAATCTAGTTACATCATAGTATATGTCTTCTATTTCCAACTTAGTCATTTTCTAAACACCTCTATTCTATCTAAATGTAATCGTTTATCTGTTGACATTGCATAATTATATGCAAAACTAGACGGATTATATAAACCATCTTTATGATATTTCACATACAGTCTATCGAATAAAACTTTGCACTCTCTAAAAAATTCGTCATCCATCGCAATATCTTCAAAATCTTCACGAGTAGCTTCGTCAGGTACTGTATATATCCATGCATAATAAGCATTTTCATTATTCATGGACTTCATAACCTCGTTCATCTGCTCTAAAAGACTTATCTTGCGTATTACATCGGACGAATACTTAGATGCGGAATTTATTACACGTTTCATATTATGTATTCCTCCAATTCTCCTGTATAATCTAAATGTTTCTTGCGACTATTTGGTATTGTTTTTATTTCTTTATAAGGTATAGGCCATTTATCTATTTTCTTTATGTTCAATGACTTAATACCTTGCTTCTCTAGCATATCTATATTTTCGATATGAAATACGAATGCACGTTTGTATGATGCAAATAGTACAATAACTAATCCAAATACATTGGAGATTTTAGTTTTATCCATAAGACCCTTATGCTGAGTCTCTGTAAGCATGTTAAAACTAAATCTATCTTCCCAAGTTGCTTTGCTTTCTATATAGTACATGTATGGAGACTTAAAACAAATAAAATCGCAGATATTTTTGCTTCCGTAGAATCCAGATAATTGATCGGGTATTCTATCAAAGGAATATCCATCTTCCGGCCTATCTAACCATTCACGAATCTTTTGTTCAGCTTCCTTACCTAATCCATCATTCATAACGGTCTTTCATCATCTACTTCATAATGCGGAAGAGCTTTTATTTCATCCATATACATATCATCAGCTTGAGTTGCTTCCCACCAATACTCTACATCGTGATCATCATCGTTAGCAATCAATTCTGCAGCAGCTTCTGCGTAGTCAATAACTTCATCATCATGAATATCACATCCTACAGATCCTAATTTCTCTAAAACTGGGTCGACATAATTTACAAAATCTTGAGGATTATCATTCTTTTCATATGCTCCTGCGACAATAGAGCTATCTATATTCTTATGATATGTGTCTAAATCATATCGAATCTCATCAATAATGTAACCTGTATCTTCATCAATATAGTCCCATTCAAACTGTAAATCCGAATATGGGACAGCATATTCTTTTATGGTGCCGTCAATTCCAATAGTTATTATGATATTGCTATCATCGTATTCAAACTTAATGGAATCAACATATCTTGAAATTTTTGAATCAACGTCTCCGATAAGAGTATGAATATACCTCTCTTTATACTGTTCATCAGTTTCATACGAAGATGTTGATTTTATAGTAGAATTATTTACGGTGTTACCAGTTAATTGTGCAATCCTATTTTCAAGAGCTGCTTCAAATTGCTCTGGAGTACCGTGAACACTATTTCTCATATATTTATCTCCTATTCTGAAATTCTATCAGCAATATCTGAAATTGATGCAGATAGATCATTACTTATGTTTTCAATTATTGCAAGAGCATCCTGTGACGCATTAGCACCAGATCTACTAAGCTTTTCTAATCCAGATACAACATAATCAAAATCTTCTTTAAGATCAGACAATGCATCATCAAATATGTTATCATTATTTTCTGCGCTATATATTCGTCTTTTCATAATCTATATTACACCTCCAAAGTTTCAATAGGATTGTTGAGAAGCTGGATTAACTTATCTTTACGCATTCTCTCAGAATAATTCTTGCGTTTTTCAACTACGTCTTTCAAATTATATTCTTCATTGTTTACAGCATATCCAGGGATTTTAACAACTTGATATTGAGAAGGAGTTTCCTTAAGAATCATATAATAAGCTGTACCTAATCCATACCCTCTTTGATTGATAGAAGCATATCCTTTCAGTAGAACGTCTTTCCCAATGCACTCTTCAATATCAGCTTCCATGAGCATTCTGTCGAAATCAGGCGTGTCACTATCAAAGCTAGGATCTTCCTCCGTTATATAATCTTTATACTTAGGCATCTCTTTATTCAGTACAGTTGCCCAATCTACACTGTTAAGATATTTAAGAGCTTCAAGTGTTTCTGTAAGAGATTCTAGCTGATCTGCTGTAGTAGCTTTAAGGCCTGACCATGAAGATGTTTCCTTCTCTACTTCACCATCCTCATTTAGATTAGCATTGTAGTTCCATGCAAGTGCTACGTTATCGTTAAATTTTTCATCTTCATTACATTCAACTCTAACGCGAAGACCTGGAGTACGCCACCTGCCCCTATCTACGCTAACGTAAAAATTGAGAGCTTTAAATCTAGATAATTGATGTTTTATTTCATCTTCTACCATCGAAGTAATATCATGCTCTGCTTGATAAAATCTCTCAGACTGTTCATCATATCTGGCCTGCCGTTCTGCCCTCTTAGCTTCGTATTCAGATTTTTGCTTGAGTATATCATCACGACGATTGCATGTTATCTTCATAATATACCTCCATAATTATATGTATCTATTTAAGGTCCTCTTTACCAATTAAAAAATCAAGCAACTTGGGATTATTCTTTATATCTAGTTTATCGTCTACTATATACTTAGTAATCATATCTTTGCTGTATAGAATATTGTGGACTCTTTCATCGATTGTGTCCTTTGTTATGATTGTATATACATTTAACGATTGTGTTGTACCTATTCTATGGGCTCTATCTTCAGCCTGTGCTTTATCTGAAGGAGTCCAAGGTTCATCATAAAATATTACATTTGTTGCTGCTGTCAGTGTATGCGATGTTCCCATTGCTCCAATCGTACCGATTATTATCTTACAATTTGGATCTTCCATAAATATTCGCTTAGACTCTTCACGAGCTTCTACAGACATCGTACCGGTAATAGACACAACCCTATAATGAGGTGCTAAAAATCTATAAATTGTTCTAAGTGGTTCAACCCAGTTAGAGAATATTATTACCTTCTCACCTCTTAGCATTATATCAGATATAAGTTCCAGCAGACGGACTAGTTTTGCATTATATTTGATATATAGCTTATCCAATTTTATTGAATCATCAACTAATTCTGGACTACCATTTACCTGACGCAACTTCATGAATTTTGCAAGCGGATTCAAGCTACCTTGAATTTCATCTCGTTGTCTTATAAGGTCATTCAAAACTTGGTTGTAAAGTTTAGACTGTATACGAGTATTTTCTACATATTCTGTGTAATGTATCTTATCAGGTAAATCTAAGATTTCTGATTTAAGTCTTCGAATCATATTATCTTCAAGAAGTAACTTAAGCGATGGTATATTTTTATATCCTACTATCTCATGCCCACCATAACCGCCATACATGCAAAAATTCTGACACCACATGTAATAATTGGTGTAAGTATGACCATCTACAAGTTTTAGAGGTAAAAATACATCTGTAGGTTTGTTAACTATAGGCGTTCCTGTAACAGGTATCCACATGCATCGGCTAGAATTTTTCTTTATCCTTAGCAGTTGCTTGCCTTGTGACGATGACGGAGAAGCATTTTTATGAATTTCATCTACTATAATCATATTAAGCTGACCAGAATTTATCATACTTATAATAGCATCAGCAATTGGATAAGTTCTACCTTGCTTCATCCGTATAGACTCAATGTTAGTAACTATGAAATATGGAAGGATGTCTGAATGTTTATCACCATACATGTGTAATGTTTTTAGATCATCTAATTTATCTTGTGAAGATATATCGGATTTAAGTTTTCCGGATTTTGTGTATCTTGTTCCTAAAATATAGGGATGGTACTCACCATTAGTGTGTTTTACTATGTCATTTACCCAGTTGTATTTAGAGGTATTTATACAACATATTATAAGACACCTCTTATACTTTAATGCATGCCTGTTGTACAATGCGAGATTCATGCATTCCAATGTTTTTCCAGCGCCCATATCATCGCCTACAATGAATCCAGATAACCGTGATCGTTGGCGATTAACCGCGAATTTCATGAAATCTATCTGATGCTTATAAAGCTCTTTCCCATCTTCAACATATAATTTAACACCGGATAAATCTTCATCTGGTATCTTAAATGTTGTACCAAGATTAGCGTTTTCATTTATATGTTCGCTGGATTTGACACTGATATTGCCTTCAAATTTAGTACCTTTAGATAGTTTTATTAACCATCCTAGTTTATCTTTAGGTATAGTCCAAAACTTACCATCCGGGTTCCACCGCCTACCTGGAATATTTTTAATGAGTGACACAGCATCTGGATCATATCTAAATGTAATTTTATATTCTTCGCTACACTCTAAAACAGATATCATTTTCAACCCTCTTCAGATTCTAATTTAGCTTTAAGGCGTGAATCATATGTGAAATAGGTTCTATCTATACACACATAATCAACATAACGGCTTCCCCAATCGAAATAGTAATCGGCTCTGAAAAATGTAACATACTCTGGAATAGACGGACCGTACATTGCAACACATTTAGCAGCTTTCATTGTACTTTCCGAAGGTTCTGATTGTTTTATTTTCTTTGCAGGTGCAAATTGATGCTTTGCGTATATTACATCATGGGTGGATTTACCTGATGTTGTTGCTCTATTTATAACTACACTTGCAATAGCTTCTTGGCATTCATAAGACTCTATGCCACCTTCAAGATAAACTAATGTTGCCAATTCATACAATTCGTCTTCTGTCATAGGATAGTACCATGTACTCGGATCAGATTCAAATACTTCTATAACTTCAGATTCATTAGAATCTATGACATTAGAATCTTCAATTTCAAATTCAGAAACTTCGTACACTTCATAATTGTAATTCTTAGGTAACTTTGTATTCGGTATGTATTTATCATATCCTGTTGCAGTTTCTTCAATATTTTCAACTTCTGCTGATTCCGACTGTTCCGCAGTTGACGAAGTTTCTACTATTTCATCATTTGCATATGTATAATTGTGCAAACCATCTATAATTGTGCAAACTGATGAAATTATTTCAAATACAACAATAGCAATAACAGCTATGATAATTGGTTTAATGTTTACTTTTGTACCCATTGTAATTCTCCTGAATTTATTTATACATACAATAACGATTCAACCAAAACAATAGGCTCGAGCAGATCCTCGAGCCGATAGTTATTACATCTTTATATTAGATTGTGTATCATTTATCGATAACATTCCCGATAATTGTTCTGCAAGACAAATCGTATCATGTATATCTTCTTCTGAAATCTCTGCCTTCTTAAATGAGATAAATCCAATCGCTTTGTCATAAGGTGTTTTCATTATTACTGATAGCACTTTTTGTTCAGTACCACTACCCTCAAATAAACTAGATATTGGATAACCTATATCATCATTCGTATCGTGTATTTCAAACAAATGATAATCATGATCTTGAAGATACACAAAGAAATTTGTAAACAATGAAGTTGATATCTTGTCTATCTTATACCCTATAGGAGACCTGCCGAATTCAAATACTTCATAGGTACATGTCATATATCTAAATGGTAGAAACGCTACAGATTGGACAGAATTTGAAAACTCAACTACTTCCAATCGCATACCGTCATGATCTACAAGAAATGATTTAATAGTTTTTTGGATCTTTAAGCCTACTTCTGTGCGTAAATCTATTGCTTCCTCATGCTTCTTCTTACCTCGTTTATCTTCCCATTTAGAGAAAAATAAATTTATAGCTTTTATTATTGTATATACAACTATACCTGAAAGTACAAGTGTTATACCAAAATCTGCAATGGATTTTATTATTTCTGGGATTGTCATTCTAATGCACCTTTCTGTCAATATTACGATTGCGGAGGTGCAACTGTTTTACATCCAACGCATCTATTTTATATGTATTATCTGTAATCGGATTTCTTTATCCAACCATTAACTTTACCTACACCCTTTACAACTTTAGAAACAGATATCATATCATTAACACATTGACCTGTAAATGTATATACACCCTCAGATTTAGCAATGAAGCTCTTAGCTGCGGGGGATCTGTATAGTTTTATAGGTTTATGTATAACTAGTTGCTTATCGATGTTAGATTTAGCTTTGGCTGACGAATCTGGTTTAGATGCATTATCAGCTTTTGGATTTTCATCTTTTGGTTTGTCAGAAACATTTGGAACATCTTTCGGCTTAGGCTTCGGGCCTGGTTTACCCTTCGGCTTATCTGGTTTAGGTACATCAGACGATTCAGATTTCTTATCTGAACTATGCTGATTGGTTTCTATATCATTTTGCAATACTGGATTATCTTGTTCTGCAGGTTTAGAGTCGACACTTTTACTATCCAAATCATTTGAATCTAAATTACCTAATACATCATCAAGAGTTTTGACATCATTATTCATAATTTACCTCGCTTATAATTCAGTGTTCAATTTGTCCCAAATCAATCTGCAAAGTACACGAACTTTGCATCTTTGAGATGGGCATAAATCTTTATGATAAATAAATATAAGGTGATTTGATTTATCACTTTTAAGCATAGATGCAATAACTGATTTTTTGATGCATTCATCTAACACATGGCATGTACCATCATTTATTATTTCAACGATGCGATCAATTCGTTTCCGTTTCGGCTTATCTAAGCATTTAGGACGTATTCCAGAAGCAAGCCATCGCATTGCTTCTGAATGAGAAATTATATTATCATTATCTTCAGCAAGCTTTCTAGCTTTCTTAGCTATCTCTGATATTGCAGCATATTTATTACCAGTTATAGTTACATATTTGTCAATCAATCGTTGATATTCGGAATTTGAACATTCAACATTTTCTTTAGACATTTAGGACCTATCCCCGTAATTATAGATTTTGGCGATGTGAGTCGTTTACCACATATGCTGCAAACACCTTCATGATATAATTCCATCTTTGTAGTGTTGAATATGTTATCAATAGTTACCATATTCATCATATATTTTGCTCCTTTATATTCAGGAGTTGTATAGCCAAATGTAGACGCCGATGTATTCCTAAATTTTGTACCTTCAAGCATTCCTAGATATTTCCATCTACCGCTGCTCCTAACATACATAAAGAGTACATCATCAGGAAATGGATCTTTTCTAGGCTTCCATATACCGTATGTATGATGTACTCCAGATGGTGATAAAAGAGTTACTACACCCTTACCACCCAATATGTAATTTAAAGCTGTTTGTCTATCTGAAAATTTATTTCTGGCATTCTCAAATAGATTAAATTTAGGACCTAACATAGTTGACACCTCTCGATAATACTTGATACAATTATATTATAAGCCCTAATACAAAATTTGTCAAGTATTATTTTGATATGCTAACTAAATTATTTTAAGAATTGATCTAACTTGTAATCTATTTCAGTCTTATAGAAGTCAATCATATTATCCACAACAGATTGAACTTCATGATCGAAATTAGGATAGTACAATTCTAAGGTACTTATATAATTTTCAAGGATAGACTTACACATCTCTGCAGCAGGTCTGCAATCAATACCGTTGCTAGTATCTACAAATGACACATTGCACATGCAAGTTCCTATATTAGGTGCATAACCGCACTCACGAACAAATATCTCTGCAAATTTATCAATGTCATTTGAAATAGAATATTGATATTGATCAAATAAACTGTGAAGCTCATAGAAATTATTCCCACGAACATTCCAATGCAATGCTCGCATATCTGCGTATGCACAAGCAAGTACGAACATTATAGTCGAATAGCAGTCTGACCTATTGAAAGTATCGCACTCATCTACATCTATTTCAGATCCGTCATCTACAACATCAAAACATTGTTCAGATTCTGGTAGCGTAGCTACAAATGCGTCATCGGATACCAAAGCGTTTATAGTATCCATTGCTTGTACTGCATCGTAGTTTGCAAGTACTTTTGTAAGTACGATATCTTCTGTTTTAGAACCTACTACACGCTTGAGTCCTACTTTTAGAATCTTTGATGCAGAAGCTTGCTGAGTACCCTCACCCTCGGATTGATCGGCAGAATTAGATGTATCTTCATTTATATCTTCCCCGAACTGCTCTTTAACTACAGCAGCATATTCATCATCAAAATCTACATCTAATACATTCTTAACAAGTTTTATACGCTTGTCTGTTTTATCCATGAATTCAATATCAAATTTATTTGACGAAGATGTAGGCGTTATTTTAGCTTGTATTGTATTCCCTTTAGGAGTCTTCATAGAAATTATCTGAGAATCTCCATCAGATGAAGAATCAAGTATTTTTGTGCCAAGCTTCGTGATTGAATTCAATGTAGAACTGAGTTTATCTGAAAAACTTTTAAAAGTTTTCAGGACATCTTGAACTAGTCCAGCCTGTACTTTAGCCATATACATTACCTCCAAATAAAAATTCGAGCTTTCACACAATATGTATGAAAGCCCTACTGTGCATATTCAGGAGTTACTTTGAAGAAACTGGTCTGCGTCTAACAACTCTACCCTGACGAGTAGCTTTTACAGGCTTGCGAGAAGCTTTTACAGCCTTCTTGTTTCTAAGAGGTCTACGAACAGCTTCAAGAACTTCCTCATCACCTTCGGCTTCAACGGTATATTCGTCGTCACCTACTGCAAATACTACTGAATCCTGATCAGCAGTTACCTCAACATCTTCGCCTGTAATCTCAGCTACAAGCTCAGCAACATCCTCTGCTTCAAAGAGCAAATCAGACGCTTCAGGTTCAACAACAGCTTCGCCGCCTACCTGAGTATCCAGCTCTTCCTCGGCTACTACTCTGGAACGCTTATTGATCTTTAACATGTTAAAATCTCCTTTAATCTTTAATTTAGAACAACTAGTTTATTCTTTTTATTTTCAAGCTCTTCACGTATTGCTTCAAGTTCTGCATTAGCCTCATCTAGTAATCTATCACCGTCAAGCGATACATTAGAACCTTCAATAGTGTACTTTGTGCGAGATCTGCCTAATGATTTTTTCATTAAGGCTTCGCTCATCCGTATTAGATAATCTAACCAAGTCATCGACTTTATTTCTGAAACATCTTGATAATCGGGTACATATCGTATAGTTACAGAAGCAGGTCTTGGATCTCTGTGTGTACAATAAACTACTTGGTTGTTAGAATCATATTTCCACTGAAAATCAGTTGATAATGTATTACGAACTTGAGCCATTGCCATCTCTGACATTATTGGATCAATGTTTATTGAGCTTGTATTTCCGATATTACTATATGTATTTACAGCTGCAGCTACTTGAAATACATTGCCGCTATCTATACTGCTCATTGTTAATCCTATTCTAGGATATGCAGCTTGTACATATAGTACTTTCAATGTATGTATTCCGACATCCGGTAGATAAATTCTGGTCGAAAATGGTACCGTCTTATCCACCGGAGTCTTCATATATCGTTTTAGCTCTCTGAATGCAATGGTTACAGCTTTTGAAATTTGCTGAGATTCTACATTATCATTTGATGGAATACCGAGCATGAAACTAACTTGGTCAACAATTTCCTCCATCGTCATATTCGGTATCACCTCCAGATTTTAAGTACCGCGAAATTATGCTCCCGCAACTTCTGCAGCCTTTTCGGATACCTCAACAACAAAACCTTGATCCTTCATCTGATCACCAAGAGTCTTATAATAGAATGCTTCTTTATAATCCTCAACATCAAATGACACCTCGTTAGCCTCACCTACAATAGCGAGCTTAAACTGTGCAAGAGCTGCAGGGAACGGAATAGATGTAGATGCGAACGGCTCAGGCATAGCAGTTTCACCCCAACCCTCTACATTAGTATCATAAACAGTACCCTCGTACGGCTTAGAATCAATGTAAGCACCTGTAGGCTCGAACATCCTTGCAATATTCATACCAATACGATCAGCGTCTTTCGTTACACCTTTATATGTAATCTTTACGGTGTATGCCATGTTAAACTACCTCCAATTATTTTTAATTATTCGGAAACAAATTTTTAAGTGACTATAAATTCACCTATCATGTAAAAATATAAGGTTGTTGAATTCATTTATCATATTGTTATAATATCGGTGGAACAAGCTCTGTATCGAAGATTAAATAACCCGTAGCTAATATACGAAGCAAACCAACTATAACGGTAAGATATACGGTTATATAGTTATTAGATTAAATAGTTTGATTTTTTAACCATTGCCAAGTAATCGTACCGCTATCGCATACCTTTACAAATCCATGTTGAACCATTATTTCTGACTCACTCATAGATAGATCTATATTATCATCATGTAAAAACTTTTTGATATTAGATTTTTGTGCATTTATACGACTATATGCTTGATCAGTTTTAGCATTTACCCATACATATCCCGGGTTACTTCTTCGTATTTCTGTAAATCCTAAAACTTGATATATTTTACCCGAAGTATGTGCTCTATCAGAAAACGAATAAATACAATCAGGATGATATTGATTTACAAAATAGCGAAATAACTTACTTGCACCGCCTACTATATTAACATCTTGCAATGAACATAATCGTAACAATTCATACCCATCGAAATTCCCTATAGTATGCCTATGTTTGCCGAATGTCATCACACTAACTAATTTAGAATTATAGAATAATCCTAATCGTATGGAACTATTTGCACATCCTTGTCTGTGATTTTGGTTTAAAAATTGATTACACTCCGAACTCGATATCTCATCTATGCTACAATTTCTTGCGTATATACGGATATTATTTTGACCTAACATATTTCGTAACATTGATTTAATTATATCTTGTTTGTGAATCCATTCATATCCAAATATGTGGAATAATCTGATTCCAGCGTTTTCGCACATATCTGTTTTCATTTTATGATAACTAGGACTTAATATAGGTTCACCATGTGCACTTATGCTAGAATTATGTGTGTACGTTGGATTGCATTCTATAGCCAGCTTATGCTGTGGTAAGTATATATCAAGCTCTTTGGGATATATTACATTCCTATCATTATGAATAAGTGATATATCTGGACATATTGAATAAATATAATCAATTACTTCTTGTTCCATGTTAGATACATATTTATGTACTAGATTATTACAATTATGCCTATCTATGCATTGTTGCACAGTTGAATGTGCCCTACCTAACTTTGTACATATATCCAAATATGTTGGTTTGTTATCACCATAATTATTTAATATCCATTTCGCAGGGTCATTATCAAATTGGTTAAACATTGTACCTTGATGTTCACCCATTGTAGCCATTCGAGATAATTGAATTCTACATTCATTAGAACATGTTTGTGTATTATTCATTATTTGATCGTAAGTTAATTCAAATTGATTGCCACATATCACACAAGTTCGATAATGCGGACCTTTGCAGTATTTCTGTTTAGGTGAGTGTGAAGTAAATTCTTTTCCGCATAGTTCACAGATTCTAGTATATAGTGTTTTTGCACTATTCCAACCTTTCGATTTAGTAGCTACTTTAGATTTTATAGCACGGTTACGTCTGGTACGCTTACATTCGTCACTACAACACATAGATCTATATATGTCTTTTGTAGCTACTATAAATTCTTTCCCACAAATAGGGCATATTTGATAATGCGGCCCAGAACAGATCTGTTTATTAGGTGACTCAGATTCAAATTCTTTCCCACAATATTTACATATACGTGTATACATTGTGTACTCCATTCTCAAGTAAATGTAATAGGTTTTTATACCTCAATCTTTAATATTGTGTTTCAACTTCCAATATGCTTCAAGAATCATCCTTGATACATATTCAGACTTAGAAGTTTCTTTACATTGAGCTAATTCATCTAACATATGTTTTACATCCTTACTTACAGCAAGACTTATTACTATTTTGTTTGCCATATATTCTACCATCCTATTTATATTAGTATATTATATATTATAATATATAAATTAAAATTTGTCAATATATATATGGACAAAAAAAAGAAGTCGAATAAATTTCGACTTCTTGATATCTTATATTAACGATTAGAATGTGCCTAAGATCTTACCACTTACAACTGTAGCCGGGTTGACAACCTTCATTCCGAACATTGTCGCATAACCCTGCTGTACTGACGCATTAGCAAGACCAATTGCATCCGTAGCAACTAACGGCATATACTCCCCGAACAGGGCTGAATTTCTACGAATGTCGGAAGACTTGCAAGCCATGACCCAAGTATCAGGATTGTAATTAGGATCAACGAATATCTCGAACTGGTCAAGAGTACCGAACTTGTAAGGACCAACAGTATCTTCAACAGCATCAGCTTTGAAGCCGTTTATCATTGCAATGTACTCAGCGCAGTTTGAACCGACAATAAGTCTATTAGGTCTAGACAGTCTAGTTGCCTGATAGATGCTTGCAGCAGCCTGACCAAGTTTCAACTTGAACATGTTCAGATAATCTGAAGGTACAACTGAACCGCTAAGTACAGGAGAAGCATCCCAGTTGAATTGAGGTTTGTAAGCAGCTGTCTGAGCAAGTAAACCGAAGCCCATGGAGTTAATCTCAGCTGTAATCTCAGAGAAAGCAGCTTCTTTAGCAATATCAGCGATATTGGAGCCGTACTCTTGCTGAGCTGCAAATGCTGAGTAGATTGACCAGTAGCAAGCAAGCTGATGAGCTTCTGCCTTCATGTTAATCTCATCGAGCATCAGGTAGCCCTTACCCATCTGAGCACCATACTGACCATCAGCATCAGGACCTACAGTCTCGTTGTCATACTGATAAGTAGCTTTAATCTGATCAGCTCCGCCAATTGCATCGGAACCGGACTCTACAACACCAGTGCTATAATCGATGGTACCAATGACCTGACCATCAACATCTTTCAGATTACCAGCACCGTCGTCAATTGCTTTAAATTCATTGCCATTAGCAGCTACAGCAGTAATTGTAACAGATGCAGGAAGTACAGGACCATATGCAAGCTCAAAATTAGCAGCACCGCGACCTACTATCTCGTTCTTAACAACTCTGCCTGTGAAATTAGGATCAATGCCCTGACGGTTAACAAACGGTGAAGAAAGAATATCGCCTTTCTTAGTCTCACCCTTACTACTCTCAGCAACGAATTTAAAGTAAGGGATAATCTGCTGACGAGATTTCATTGCAACTGAGCCGAATACATCTAATATATAAAGCTTCTGAACAAACATTGGAAGCAGTTCCATGAAATCCGGACGAGCCATGATATTTGAAGTATTAGTTGCACCCATTATGGGATTTCTACCTGCTCTGGAAATGTTAGCCTGAATCTGGCGAGCAAATGCTCTCTTAGATGGATCCAGCTTAGCCATTGACGACATTACAGGACGGTTAGCGGAACGATTGGCAACTCCAGCAGTTATGCTAGAAGAAGCCTGAATCGGCGTTCTACCTGCAGGAGCTTTGCGTGTAGTTTTCTTAATCATAATGATAATCTCCTATTTATTTTTAAATTTTCAAATTACAGTGTAACCATTTCATCTTCATCTACTGGTAGATCTTCGATGTCAGGTTCATAGAATATAGTAGATGCTTTTGATGTTACCATCTGGTTAGCAATTATCTTCTGCAAACCTTTAACATCTGTAGATGAGGATATACTCATGCTCGGAATTTTTACACCTATTGCATTAGCATACATTCCGGCATATGCGTTTTGATACTCTGCAAGCAATGTCTGCATAGCTTCGATCTTAGATTTAAGTTCCTTATTCTTTTCGCCTAAGTTTGACGTACTAGATTTCAGATTCCTAACTTCGATAACGGTTTCATCAAGTTTGGCCTGAAGATTAGCAATAATTCTTTCCTTAGATCTAATATCTTCATCTTGTTTTCGTTTATATTTAAGGTTGTTATTCTGAGCAACAATAACTTCACCTTTTAATTTCTTATTAGCTGATACGGCTAACTTATACTTTGCATCTGCAGCATCTCGCTCTTTTCGAACTGATCTCATAGTATCTGCAGAAATCCTACTTAAACTGCGGACCTGCATCTGCAAATCATGAATTCTTCCATCACTAGAAGCTACAATAGATTTAATTTCGGATTGAAGCTGTCTATTAGCTTCTATTGCTTCAAGATATAAATTAGTCATGCATTGAAGCTTAGCATCTGTAATATCTAATGAAGAGTAGTCTTCTGATGATTCCGGATTATGTCCAGTCAACTCAGAGATTCTTCCCTCAATTGATTTATACACATCCGATTGTTTAGCGAATTGGCATTTTATAATATTAAGTGCAGATATATCAGTTATTGAATCTAAATTAGCTTTAACAGCTGCACATACCTTTTTATACTTTAACTGTTTATCTGCATCAGTCGATGCAGCGATTGCAGTAAATTCTGGAATAGAATCTGGATATGCAGGAAATGATACTAGATCAAATCCCCGGAATACAAACTCTTCAGGTACAACAGAATTATCTACAATATCACCTGCACCTCTAACAGATATTCCAAATGTTACACCAGCATCTATAAAAGATTTAACTGTACGACCTACTGGAGTATCAACAAGATTAAATTTACCATACACCTTGTCATTATCATCAATACTACCTTCGGTCATAACAATGCAAGCATTTTTGAAATCCATACAATTCGGATCTTCGGGATGACCTAAAAATCCTATGTACCAACCTAAATCTATTGCTTTCTTGTAATCATCAGAATTAAATACATACTCCCAAACTTCACGAGTAATGTCTAACCCATTTAGATTAGTTATAGAAGCATCTGCGCATTCGCCGCTAAACTGACCTAGTATCGATTTATTTGTATCTGGCATACTATACGCCTCCTCATTTTAATAACTTAGCTGAAAGTCTAACCATACCACCTAAAGCAAGCGATTTAATCAGCTCTTTTATTATACCGCCCTCAACAGGTTCATCTAAAGATACTTGATTATTTTCGGCTAAGGATTCATAAGTATCTAAGTTTGCTTCTGCTACTTCATCCATATCTGATTGTGATACATCAATTTCTACAACATCATTTGGTTCAATTTCGTAGTATGAATCATTAACTTGCAGCTGCAGCTTACCGTCAAAAGTTTCTGTAATACCTATAGTAAAATTTTTGAATTCATCTATATTTGAAAGTAAATCTAACAGCGTAGCTGGCGTTAATAATAATTCTTCCATATTTGCACCTCACATATTATATACATCATTGCCATTTATACCAATTGAGATCATATATAAATTCTTCTGGATATAATTTCTGCAATCCTCCAAATTGCTCTATACCACCCAATTGTATTTTCCAAATTACTTGAACAACTTCATTGATGCCTACACGTAAAATGTTCCTTTTTATTCTATTTCGATTGTCAGGATTCGACATATCAAAATATTCTTCATTTGTAGGACCTATTCGGTATCCTGCAAGTAGACCATTATTAGCACCATCTGTCCAGTCCCTTTTTGACCACAATCCTGCTTCAGTTATGAATATATAATCCCTACCAGGTTCTCTAAATTGTGCAAGAGCTCCTGTAGATATCATTGCACTAAATATTACATCAATAGTTTTTGGAAACTCTGCTTCATATTCAGGAACAATGTCTCTATATGAAATCTGAGCTCTAGGAAATGTTTCAGATATAAGTTCACAATTTACAGTGGACGGTACATTCGGATTGTACACTGCAGTACCTAATGTAGACTCACTATACTCACCTTCAATAAATGCTCTAAGTAACTTAACATCTTCACAATCTATTATACCATCTTGATTGATGTCAGCAGCAATCGTCTGCTTATCAGATAAATCAATTCTACCACAAGTGAAATCTATAAGCATGAGTAGGTCATTTACATCCACAACTCCATCGAAATTTAAGTCACCTAGCAATACAGGTTGAAGAGCATCAGTAGTTATTTCCCTATCAGCAAACATAGGACCTAGACCTGGATACTCTCTATTATTGTTCTGATTAGAATCATAACCGTCTGCACCGAATCCAGGAGCTTGAGCTAAATAATCCACAAATCTTTCCTCTTCAGTTAGAGTCTCTCCATCCTTATTTTTAGCTATAACACCCACACCCGCAGGAAGACCTTCATCATCTTGTTCCTGATTGATAAGACCCATTGTACCTAATGATATATATCTAGGTACATATTCGCTTAGCATGTCGTAACCTTGATTGAATACTCCATTACCTACTAGATAATGGCCTATACCTGTAAGTAATGAGTTTGTCGCAGCATTATGACCTTGATGAACAGAGGTTACTTTACCACGCTCTAAGTCCAATGTTCGCAATATTATATTTTGACGTATACCTAAATTTCTTAAAGCAGGATCTAAACTCTTCATCAATTCTCCTATTACGGTATTTCTGATACAGTAGATTCTTCATCATGAACTACTGTATCTATACCTCTATATGAATTCAATCCGTATATTGACAAATTATATTTTCTAGAATCTAATTCAGGTTTAACTATTTCGCCTTCGTTGTCAATTCGTCTATGTAAGTTCGGGTTAGTTAGACCATGAGCATCTTTAGCAAGATCATCATCCTCTGCTATTCTAGCTTCTTTTCTATCTACCCATAAATCTTCGTTCATTATATCACCTATTTTTCACTAACTATAAAAGGTCCTATTCTTCATCGTAGGTAGTTATGTTACCATCGTCGTCGACTTTAGTGTATCTTATATTAGAATCATCTAGAGCTATCTTATCGCCTAATTTACCCATTATAGGATTTACAGCAGGTCTAGGTTTAATAATACTTTCTGACCTTTCATCATCAACTACCGTAACATTTGGAGCATGTAATACTTCATTTGACGGTGATTGTGTACTTCCATCTTGATTATATTCTACTTCCGTATAACCTGCAGATATATCTACTAAATGATTGTCCAAATTTCTATCGTATCTTAGATTCAAAGTAGGCTTATCTCTATATGGAGGTTTAAGATAATCATCAGGATATACAGTCGATACATCCTGAGGACCATAACCTAAACTGAATATAGGATCTATGAGTGACTTTGTAACATGTTCATTATTGCATAGCTGTAAAGAATATAATGCTCTCCATCCGGGATTAACAGATCCACTGGGTACAGATTCGCTTTTGCTATTACGATAATATACAGGATTTCTTGTATGGTCTCTATTTACTATATTCTCCGACTCATCCCACATCTTCTGCATCCTTGCATAATCTTCTCGTCTATAGTGGCCAGTATGCGTAGGTCCAATAGATATTCGCATTTCACGCGTATCCGTGAGTCTTGCATCAACTGAAACTTTTGTACGAGCATCCATTCTAACACCTGCACTTTGAAACACATACATTCCAATAGGTCTTACATATTCTATGCAAGCATCAATCGGCTTCTTTGTAGAAAAATAAACTACATCTATGTACCCCTTATCAGTATAAGGGGTAACATATGCTGAGTTTACAGGTATAGATTTGTCTTCCAATCTATCATATAGTATATCATTTTGTTTGCCATATTCAATTATTGAAAATTGAGCAAGATTGCACTCAGCAGCGAGCGTCACACCGTCTTTACTACCTTTATGTCTAATCATGCTCATAAAATACAATAACACTAATCTATTATATGCAGAAGGTAATCTATCATCATATTTGTAACCCATAGTCCAAGCTAACATCCACAATAATTCAGATTTACATCTTAGTGGATCATATAAATCAAAGAAATTAGTAGTATCGAACTGAATTTTAGACAAACATTGCTCAAACCAGTTGATAAAAAATCTAAAATCTGAACTTTCATTATATATTTCAGGGGTTGATATAGATGATATTTTCATTACTTACCTCATTATGTTTAAGACATATACCAAGTCGAAGTCATAGAAGAATATGAATATAAACTAAGACTAGAACCGGCGCCGGAGCCAGGACTAATTTGCTGTACAAGTATTACAGATCTATTATTTGGAATGAGAATTATTCTCATTATTAACTCTTCCGTCATTATAGCACTAGGCATATCAACTATATGCCATGTCGAAGTAGGTTGATAATGAAAATAAAATGCACAAGATTTGTTAAAATGCGAATAACATCTTGATATAAAATCTGCGGTTGACGGAGAACCTGTACCGATCAAACCTAAATCCGATACACTAAATACGTTAGACACATCCGCAGCTGAAGCTTCTTGGCATGTTCGAGCACTATCTGCAGATTTTGCTTGAATGTTTAAAATTGACTTTAACATTATTTACATCTCCTATTTTATTATATAATTAGGTGCAACAATTATGTTATCAATTGTGGTACCCGGATCATTATATCTTGCAAATGATATAAGATTAAAATAATCTATATCACAATCTGTCCAAACAATTCCATAATTTTTAGTTCCTGGCGAACCTAGATCAAAGTGCATTATGCGACTATCGCAATGTTCAACTACATCAATTACTTCGGAATATGTAGGAAGCTGGCCAACTGATCTAGCTGCTGGAGCAAAATACATAGCCAATGCCTCTTTAGCTTTAGCAACTATTGTAGCTGCAACATCTTTAGATAAAGGTTTATACGGATAGATTTGACCGCATACATGCCAATTGAATATCCTCATGTATCCAAATTCAATTTCTACTGACATTGATTGTAATGGTCTGTAGTCGCGTTTAACTAAATCTATAAATTGATACGGAGGTTTGTACCTTATGAATTTAGTAGATTTAGATATCTGTGCATTAGATACTTGCCCTTGACCATAACTTGTATTCTTAAAATCATTATGTATTGCAAAGCACATTGCTGTATAAGTTTTAAAATTTGCTGCAAATACAAATTTGTTCGGATCAGTTGGGTCAAACCCTAAATCTAGAACATTCTTCCAATCATATATAGGTGGACCTGCAGGAAAATCGTAATTAGTTATATACTTCTTTGTCTTCTGGCTCGATGTAAGATTGTCATCATTGTATATTGACATATTATAATCAAGAGCTTTTTGACAATCAATTACTATCCCGCAATCTACACCAGGTTCTCTATTTAGAAATCTATTGTAATCAGGCAGTGTTACTAGACTGTCCCAAGTGTTTATAAAATTTCTACTATTATAATATGCTTCTTTAGCAGTTTCTGGACTTTTACCAGTTACAGCATAAGTATGCGGTAATTCTACAGTGTTAGATAGATTAGACACAACCAAGTCTCCAGAAGTATCTCCAATAGATTGACCAGGTTTAGCAAGTATAAGATTAGACAACACATCTTCGCCTACACAACCTATTACACCTGAACAATCTATCCAATAGATTGTTAACCAGTTGTTATCATAATTCTCTAATTGGTTAAGGTAATTACTTATCTGAACTTGAGCATTAGAATAGTTATCATAAGTAACAGCAAATCTAGGTTCTGGCTGAACAAATTCTGCAGGAGATGCACATTGAATCCACTGTGTAGTTAAGAAATCATCTGAATTTTGCGATGCTCTAGCTTTTACCCAAATTGCTGTAGTATCAACATGTTGTGAAGGTAATGTTATTATGTAATTATTGACCTTTATCTTATTTACCGAATAAGATACACTTTTCAACTCGCCTTCAATTGCAACACGAGTTACACTTTCTGTAGGTTTCAACTTCACAGAATCTGTATCTGCAAATACATCTATGTTTTCTGTTACTACTGTACGTCTACTTCTAGAATCTTTTGAACCATACTTATTAGTAAGCGGTAAAATATTGTATGTTATTACACGCGATTGATTTGTTATGTCAGTATAAGCATTCAATGTTGCAAAATTGCTTCCGTTGAATCCGAAATCTATGCTTATATCATAATCTGAATTATTTGTAAATGTGACTTCTGTTCTTGCTGCGGTATAGAATCCTAGATCGTAACCTATTAGCCCAAATAACTTTTCAGCATTTTTTCTCTGTGATACAGATGGGGCAAATATCTCATTAGCTAAATAATCAAGATTTACTCCAAGCATATCTGCAGCGCTTGCAAGAAACTTGCCTAAAACTACACCAGGATCAGCATCAGCTTCTGGTTTCCAAAGTTCTGTAAGTTTAGGCACCATTTCAAAGAAATCATCTAATATTGATTGATAATCTCTGCTTGTATATTTAATTATGTTTTTAGATGTATCGGCGCTCAATGTTTGACCTCCATTATACCTTTTCTATCATATTATTAAGTGTTACTTCTGCGGTATCTTCAAATACTGTTGATAGTGATATGGTCATCTTCAACTTATTATATTCCTGTGCAATCTGAACTTGATCAGTGCTACCTGTAAACAATAATCCATCGGCAAATTGTGTTTTATCAGGATCTACATAAGGCTCATGCAATCTAAGCTGAGATACAATTCTATCACGAATTATAGCTTTCTGATTAGCATTGTTATATTGCCACAGATGCCGTTTCAACCCTACTCCAAAGTCTAATTCATTATAAAGTTCTGTAGGCTCAGTTAATATGAGCAACTTAGTTCTATTAACTATTGATTTAGAATCTTCGAGCGTAGATACTACATTTCTTGAAACATCGAACATATTCGGCCAAGCTATAGATGTTGTTCTACTCATATTTATTCTCCCACGTTTGTTATAGTAGACTGATAACTACCTCCAGTCAATCCTATAACGAGCATATTACTTCTAGAATCTGACAACGATGCTACCGCAACTATTTCGCCTTCAGACGGTAAATGTGGTAACAACAACGATGGATAATACGGTAACTTGTCATCACGAACATAATTTCTAGCAGTCTTACCATTGTAATCTGTTTGATAATATGCTCCATGAATCGACGGTATTCTTACACGAATTAACAATGTACCATCTCCACTGTATTTGTAATCTTTAGCGTATCCGTATGTTATCACAGTACCGATCCCCTATTTATAATCTTTATAACACGCTGCCCTTGCCATCCACTTAAATTGATAGCATTTACAACATTACTTTTATTTGCACTACCTACTCGTTCCCATTCAATTATATCTAATTTGCCTCCACCCATATCGTGGCCCCATTGAGAACGAGCATCATTTCCTTTCAAATCAGCTATAATTGCATTAAATGAAGCACTGTTTGCAAGAACAACTGTTATGATGTCTCCTACTTTCCCAAATATAGACTTTACAGCTACTAGGTAGTATCCGGAAATAGTAGCGATACCCCTATCGCTTTGTCTTCCTTTATCGTGCCACATGTTAGCAACTTTTCGTTGATTTGTGCCCTTTGACCACTTAGGGAAGAAATATGTGTAGTTTGTATAGTTTCCACATATCCCGGACTGTGATACAGAGGCAGGTATCACCACTTCCATATCATTTGAATTTGAAGTATATGTTGAACCTGTCTGTTGTATCACTATCTTTGACCAATATTGAATTGCTGTTTCTTGTCTCCTTCTGACAGCCCCTTCAATATCTTTAGGTCGCTCAAACTGTCTCACAAACAATTCGGCTGATTGCATTGCACCTGATTGAGTATTTGGCACAGATCTCAATGAATTAAGTAACCCTTTGTTGCAATACTTTCCTTCATTCAACTCCTTCATCAAATAATTCAACTGACCCGTTAAATTATTTGCCCAATCATATCCTACAAATGCAATCATTGCATCTTTTCGTCCTTTATGCCATTGACAAAGTCCTACCGATGTACCACTATCGCCTACAGCCCCTAGATTGAAATTAGATTCGTGTTTTATATTAGCAATTATACCAATTCCAGCGGAAGTAGGTAATCCTTTCTGCTCCAAGAACGATACAATTTCACGAGGTTTAGAATCTAATCCAGATAAATCCGATGATGAACTACCATAAGGTACAGTTATCAACGGACCTATCGGAGACCAAAAATCTACAGCAGATAGTCGTATCATTGATGTTTGTATAGAAGGTTGATAAGAAGAATTTACAAAACATAATTCGCGAGCTATGGCGTCTCGCCTAGACTTTTCTGGTATTATACCTATAGTAAAATTCCCAGTTATTCCACCAGAATTTGCAAATGACGGATCATAACTCACACCCGTAATATTCGCCCCTACTTTATTCCAATACGGTCTAAAATACCCAGTTATGCTTGCATGATTTAATTTATATTGAAATGTGCCAGCTCTACCTTTAGTGCCACTTATGGTTCTATTACCCTCAGCTGTGTATATTACCCCATTACGAACATCTGTAATTATACCAATATGGTCAGATTCATATCTATCATTTCCCCATCTAACTTTACTAGGATTGAATCTGAAGAGTATCAAATCACCAGGTGAAGGGGTAGGAACAGAACCTCTGTACGGACCGTCAAACCAAATACCCATTTTACTGTCTACACCAACTTTTGCTAGATTATGGCACGCAAACTGATTAGGTATTATTACATTTGAAACTCCTGCAACTTTAGCACATGCACATACAAAAGCTGCGCACCAAGCGCTACCATTACTTATACCTGTTATTTGTCTTACCCAACTATGTGCATCTCCCAGATGCGATAATGCTGTATTTGAAAATACTTGCCAAGCGTCTGCCATTGCTACTCACCTAATTGAAAGAATTCTGGCATGAATGTCCCTGTTAGCCTTCCTTGGTCTCTAACATGGTCAATTGTCCATAAGTACCAATCATTCATATGTCTAGCCCAAGTTATATATGATAAAGAACTAGGTCGTGTATACAATCCTATCCTGTTTTTCAATCCAATGTTTTCTAATGTCTCTTTGTAAACATCTAGTATTTGATCGTTTATAGAAACTGTAGATGTCATCCCTAACGACACCCAAGCACCTAATACAGGTGGATATAATCTTATTACATCGCAAAAACATTTTAACTCTTTTTGAGCTTCTATTCTATTTTTAGCTCTGCATACAGTATAAAGAGCAAACGGTAATTTATTGTTACTTGCCCAGTTTGCTTGAATATCTAAATTAGGATTTACGAATTTAGCATACTCAGAATGCCCAGGTGTAAAATATTGGCCAGCTTCCAGCATAACACCGATTATACCTAACTTTGATATACTTGTAAAATTAGGATATTTGATAGATCTATCCAAAGTTATTATGTATTTATTCGCTTTAGAATCTATTGATGATACCACATCATCTATTGCGGCAATATAAGCACCGCCTCCAGAAATATCTACATCGGTTGGACCGGTTACCGTACCTAATTCACTTGAAAACCAAGGAGGTTCTCCAAATCTATTCCAATATGAAGAACTAGAAGCATTTATTGGTCGTTTAACAACTCCATAATCACGACCCATAGATTCAATAACATTTAGATTGTTATCTACTACATACCCTACATGGTATGCTTGGCCTGAAGTATAACATCTAAATACAAAACAGCCTGATCTTAACTGATTTTTAGTTATAGCCCTACATTTATTTTTAAGCCCATTAGCATTTGTATCATAATTTATAAGGCCACATTTTTGAAGTGCCCATATACCTAATCCAGAACAATCAAATGCTTTCAATTTACTGCCATATCCAGCTGCAACTTGTTTTCTCCAAAAATTGATTGCACGCTTTGCATTGGTAGTAGAAGTCTCTCTGCTTCGTATCCAAGACTCTGTTATTTGAGACCCTGTTTGACCTTGAGCTCCCCATACATATATTGAATGATTTGCTACTTCTTGTTCAAGTAGATTTATGAAAGTTTGTAACTGAGCCATCAATTAACCTCATATATACTATTTGGATCAGGTAATAATGTATTGTCATTTAGGAAAGGTGTCGGATCAATTTTATAGTATGTTTTAGATCCAACCCTTACAGGAAATCGTGAATCATCTGATTGTGAATATAAACACTCAAAATGGACAAATTTATCAGCTTTACCTATCTCTACCCCTGATGGCAGAATATCCCCTGGATGCACATACACTTCAACCATATTATCATATCTAAAACAATAGTTATAATTGTATTGAACTATAGCAGATTTATGATAACCATCAGTTCCTACATACAGTACAACACCACTTATATAATTATGCACAATATTTGCTGATATATCCACGCCTGTATGTAAGTTCTTGTTTGAATTTACATTGAAGGATTTAAGTATTTGGCCCTTTGAAAGGGTTATTCTGCAGAATTCAACAGTGTTTGTCATATTTCCTCCAATTTATACTGAAATCATCATATCTTCAAATGTAGGATACATTACACCAAAATCTACCTTTCCAGTGCTTATTATGTTATCAGTTTTAGTGTATGTAGATGACGGATAATTTGAACTACCTGAAACTATTATGCTTTGACCCGCTGCAACTGTGTTTGCAGAGCTTACAACAAGTCTTTGAATCTTTAATGTAGTAGTAAATACATTTGATATCGAATGTGTTACTGACATTATGTTGTATATTCCGGATATAGGCGATAATGTATTACCGGTCATAACAATTAACGATACAGGTTGTGCTACATCGTATTTTTTAACAGATCCTGGAATTACGATTGTAAAGTCTCCTGTGAATTGTGAAGCTATTGCGTTTACATCATTTATTATGTTTGCAGTTTGGAACACATCTGTTAAACTACTACTCCAGCTATTTACAACTTGAGCACCTTGGGCTATAGCATTACCACTACCGTCAACAACGAACCCTACCTGTGAAAAATTCATATCTGTCATATTATATGCTATACCATTATATGATCCAGACAGTGATAATATGTTTGTACTAGAAGTACCAAACTCTAATGTATCACTTATGTGCATACTTGCTAAAGACGCATTGCTCTTATAGTGTATTATTCCAGGTTTAGTGCTTGTAGGAGCTTCTACCCAGTACGAAAATGATGAACATTGCGGTGTAGCATCTACAATACTAGATTTTAGATAACTAGATATCCCCGAAACAGTTACATTATTGATAACTTGGCTTAGCTTTTTAGCTTTGTATGATAAACCTGCCGCATCTCTAGAACCGCTATATGACTTAGATAATTTAAGCAGTCCTGGAAAAGTATCATAGTCATCATTACCGCTGTATTTTCCTCGTATATAAGCATTGAAGCTAATATTCAAAGCTTGGTGATTAACTAGTGTCGGTGCGTCATTATGATCTATATCAAGTTCATAATACGTTGTAGCTTTTGTAGATTTAGCTAAAGCCTCTACAATAGCCGAAGGTTGAACAATCCCGCAAACTTCAGGTATCCTCAATGCAGGTATACTGCTCTGTATAGTAAGTGTAGCTAAACCGGTTATTTCATATGTCATATATTGTCCGTTTGTAGACACTACAAATTTGACTGAAAATCCATCGTATGATAAATATTCATCTATATTTCCATCACTGTCAAGCCAACCAAACACAAAAGAAATCGGTATTCCGCTAGAATCCGAATACTGACTTGCAGACTGAGCAGCACTATACAGCAATGCTTCAAATGCAGATACATTTATTTGTTTAGATGCATCTCCACCCACTATACATCGAAGTGTAAATGAAGTTGCACTTGCTACTTCTGAATTATTTAGCTCTAGTGATGCAAACGGAGATGGTATCTTAAGGCCAAATTCTGTTAGGCTTACACCAGCAAGTGTAACATTTGCAAAATGTTGCTTTTTCATCTTATCATCCTTATTCTATACCTAGATGCAATGTTGTTACAGGAATAGATGATAATATTTCACCAGAACTAAATAGAGATGACACATTTTTAGGTATCATTAACTTTTGTCCCTCTTTCACAGTGAATCCATCATCTATTCGGTTGAAATACGCTATAACCCAAGCATATCTAGGCGAACCTAAAGTTTTACTTGCAATTATATCAAGTCTGTTCTCTTCGGTAGCAAGCACTTCATAATAATCCACATCGACATTCGATTTCAATGGATTTGGTGTTTCCAGTGTCATGCACCTATCTACATCATCTGGACCGTGTATTACCTGGCGAAGATTCTTATATCTGCTAAGATGATCAAAATCTCTACAGAATGAATACTGCAACCCATTGTATTCAATCTCTTTATATGGAACAAGTGTATTGTATCCCGATATATCTACTTTCATATTGAGTCTCCTACTCCATAACTGACTTGTTTCGTATAACATTGTAGTTTAGCGGCTGTAGCGCAACTTCAGTTATAGTCAATTCAAGCTCTACATTTAGATACCAACCATCAGAACCTATAGGTCCATCCCAATGCTTACTAACATCTGTAATTATTCCAGCTATATGCGACTTTCCAGCTATATACAAGATTACATATGAAACATTTATTGCAGCACCGTTATATTCTGGATAGCAATTAGCTTCACAAAATCGTATAAGTTTGTTACACATACCATCAGTATGATCACCAGTCCACATATCTCTATGCATATGAAATGTGTATGTATTTGACCTAGGACCTGAACTTTGGTATATTTGCCAAGGTTCGTATGTGTACATCAAATCTGGCATAGTTGTGTACGATGCAGATACTTTGTCATCCAACTCCTCTGGATATACAGGAAAGTCCATCGATTCATTCGACAATGACGAATATAGTGTAACTTGCCCCCAAGGTATCCTGAAATATTCAAATGGGTTTGAATTTTTAACTGTACCTGCAGACAAATTTGCATTTCGTATAGAGCTATATTCATTAAATATTGAAGGATCAACTGTACCTGTTGAATATAGTTGATCCATAGCTTTCTTATATATATCATTTGATATAGGTTTACCATTGCCCAAAACTTGTACAGAATCTGGTATAGTTATAGTAGACGGTATCTGAAGCATATCTGGAATTGTACCTATATTGTCGAGCAATTTCCAAGAATTTGTTGATCCTAATGCTACAGTTTCAAATATATCCGAATCTTGGGTATACTTATTTAGTATGTTAGCCTTTTGACTATTTGAAACAGATTTACTTGAAGCATATATGCTGTTACATATATCGTTGAATTTCTTACCTATATTTCGGCATCGAGTCAATCCGTTAGCTACAAGTATAGATTCTACATTCTGCTCTCCAACCTTATCAACAAGATCTAAAAATTTATCATTTTTATCTAAATTTACAAATTGCAATCAATTGACCCTCCTCATGTTACAGAATAATTACCTTCAAGTCTTAGATACTTCATAACATGACCTTCACCAAACATAGTAGGCGATCTATGATCAAGTTTACTTGCAGGATACTTTTTTAACCACACTTTACTTATGTTTAAACATTCCTTAGAAGCTTGTAATGTAAATTCGTCATCTACATTATCTAATCCCATAGGAATTAACAAATCATGTATATCAATTTTTCTACTATTAGGACCTATTACAGATCCTATCATATATGAATAAACCCAATCTGGTAGCTTGAATTCCGATTCGTTACAGTTCTTCAACATATCTATATGATAGCTTATATTGCTAACTAAAGTATCATAATCGGATCTCAATGATTCATCAACACATGGATAATTATCGTAGAAATAACATTCATCAGAATTATTTAAGAATGCATCACACATCTCAGAATCAGATATTAGATGATAGGGGTAATTGGGCAGATACCCCTCTTCAATATACTTTATTTTTATTATATCATGAATGAAAGACATCTGCCTGTACCTCCTATATTATAATACGCTACCGTCAAATACATGGAAACTTTTACTTTCCCATCCATCAATAGGTGTACCTAAAGGTAATCCTACAACAGCTGTAACATGAGTAGCTACTACATAGAATGATACTACACCTGAAGCGTATGGTTTATCGGAATAACTATCACATGCTTGAGTAAGTGCAGTAAAGTTTGTATTCAATATCATATATCCATCTGGTTGATTATCTGGACCAGATGTTACATATGCGTTTACAAACGATCCAGTTATCTTAATTTGCTTTGTTAGTCTTGTCAAAGGATAAACTAATCCAGAACCTTGAGGTAATACAAACTCTGAAGAAATCACGAATGAGCCTTCTTGTATATTAGAAGTCGTTTCATTACTTACATATAACCCTGCGCCTATGATATTTCCATCCGATCCGAATGTTATACTCTTAAGTGCATATACATAATGATTATCATTTTTAACTGAAGTGTTCCAATAATCCATATCTTCTGTGATTATTGGAGCATCTATTTCAGTTACAGTCATGCCATTAACTAAAAGATTAGGATCTGAATCATCAAATTGTTCATACCATAATGACAATCCTGATATATTTGTAGCATAATCTAAAATAGCTGCATCGTAATAGAGATTTGAATTGTATATATTTAATACTGGACTACCGGTATCTGTTGTAGGTATATTTGAATCTATCCTAACTTTCTCGCAATTGCTTACATTTATAGTTATGTTGCTATCACCTGTACCATTTATGTGAATATATACAGAAGTATTGAATCGGCTATCAATATCATATATATTCAATGTTTGAGGTGTATCGGAAGCTGCTAATTCAAGTGTTATATTGATTACATTTGGTTTATCTTTTGCTGCTTGCGTAGCATTAGGAAATGCAACTCTATCATTTATGTACTCATCTAATATTTGTTGCAATTCTTCAATATTTAAACCTGTTGGGCATATATAATCTTCTCCAAGTTGATATGCTAAAACACCTGTACGAAGTAATTCATAATCTAACAGCTGCAAATATCCTTGGTCGTTTCTATATATGTATCCATTGTCAAGCGCAGTATCTGGTACATTGTAAAACCCACCAATTACATCTTCCTGAGCAAGCGGAACTTGACCTAATAGAGGTATTGGATCGCAGTATGTCCGTTTAGACGATTCTGCTACAGTATAATAATACACTGAATAATCTTCTGAATCTGGTTGATATACAACGTATTTAAAATAATCTGTATCTACTATTCCGTTCCAATTGTTGTCTTCAATTGCCCAAATTTCCTTATTTATTATATCATGATCTGTAGTATTAGGAGCTTCACCATCGCTACTATCTTTAGAGCTCAATTCAATACCTTTAAGAGCAGTAGGTACAACCATGCTATTATCCACTTTACTATAGAATTTAACTTTAGTTACAGTTCCAGGTATTACTACACGCATTGTAGGTACACCAGTTGAACTATCAGTTAACATGTAAGTGATAGTATAATCTTGCCCTACTATTATGTAGTCCCCTACATTCCAGCTTGGATTTATAGGTGGGATTGAATCATCTGCATGTAAGGATTCAATATAACCTCTTTGTTTACCTGCAGGATAGTTAAATAATGAATTTATCTTATTTAGTACAGATTTTACTTGTTTGGTATAATTTTTAGTTATAGTACCTGATGTATTAGATGCAAAGTCTGCTACAGGTAAATCTAAGTATCTGGATGCATAATATTGATTACTTCCATCTGTCGATGTCATACCATCAACTTGCTTATGTGGCACTTTAAGTTGTATAGCACCTGTTAAAGATACTCCAAACTCTGCTTGGCGTTCTAAAGGTTTATCTGGTGTAAATTTCGGATTAGCGTCCCACACCATCAAGCTATCCGTAGAATCACACCAAGTATCGTTGCCAATTGATGAGTCATATCCCTTCCCAGCAAATGTGTATAGCTTCTTAGGATTTAATCCAGTACGAGTAACATATTGATCGGACAATAACTTATCCACATTGCTCAATCTGTCTGATGGTATAACCTGGCACTTAGATGGATAGTTATTGATTAGATTTGTGATTGACCCATTTATGTATTTGAAAGAAGCGAGTTTAAGATGAGCTGTAACGCTGTTAACATCTTCCGGGACATCTACAGGTAGCTTAAATTCACTTTCTGGAAGTATTACAACCTGTATGCCCTCATACATATTCTTATCGTTTTCAACCATTATAGCACCTGCCATAGTAGCTTCTGTGCTATACATTGCTCTAATACCGATACATAAGTTTCCAGATAGTTTTATAGAACCTTCTTTTTCAGCTCTAGCTCGTGCTTGATTTAGATCTATTGTAACAGAGGTGAGGCTTTCTACATAATGCCCATTTATCAATCCTCTACCTGGAAGAATCTGAAGTACAGTAGAACTGATTGCTGTACCTAATTCATCCGAAAGTATCTGAACTTTAAAATCTTCCTCCCCATGTACATATGATGGACCTATCATATATTTTACTGATTCAGGCGTAGCTATACTTTCTCTGGATCTGAGATTGTACTCAGACATAAGTTGTCCACCACCAACTGAATTAGCTTGGGGAAAGATATTTGTGCTAACGGTTGGAAATACTATGAAGTTCAAAGTTTATATCCTCCTATATTTACGGTGTAGGCGTTGTAAGCCCCAATGATAATGCAGAAAGTGCATCAGGCAGAGATAGCCCTCCACTAACTTTATTGTTTTGCTGCATTATAGCGTTAACTACTAACAATATTTGACTCAGAAGTGTATTTGTTTGCATTGTAGGATCTGTTAGATCTTTTGCAGTAGTTGTAAGTGCAGTAGCTAATGCGTATACAGCAGCTTCGGCACCTTTCTTCTCAGATGTCTGAATTTTTGCCACATCGCTTGCAGAATACTTTTTATAAAATGTATCATATATACTGTGCTTTATATAATATTCATTCCAAGCGGTCATAAAATCGGTCATCCACTTATGCAGCTTATTCAAAAGAATATCGTTAGACATCTGAAGCTGTTCTATTATTAAATCATCTTTAGTTATTACATCCTTCCAGAATGTTTCTTCAGTTCGTTTTCTTTCAGCTTCTTGTTGAGAAGCTTCCTTAGCTTGCATATTAGTAAATTGAGCCTCTATCTGAGATTCGGTATACCCAGCTTCTTCAAGTGCAGCTTTGAATTGAGATTCATTTTGATATTGGCTAACTGCATGAGCTCTCCAACCTTCGTACCCCTTCTTTTCCTCAGTGTTATACTCACGCATAACTGATTCAGATAGTAAATTGTCAAGCTTCTTATTTACCTTTTCTTGAGCTGCAACTGTAGCAGATAATGTAAGGGGACTCTGTAGATTTGATGCACCAGATAGTCTTGTTCTAGAAATTGCACCCGCATATGATTTGCTTACATTTCCCCAAGTATATTGAGAAGATAATTGTTTCTCACCGTTAAGTATATTAGATATTCTAGATATACCATTCGAGAGCTTTGTTGCACCTTCAATTAAAGCTTTGCCAGCAAAATATGTAGTAGACAATGCTCCAGTAACTGAACTATATGCTAAAGCATTAAATACATTTGATGCAAATTGTCGTCCAGCAGATGCTGACCAATATCTAGACGTACCTCCCATAAGGCTCACAAGATTATTCTTCTTGCCTATACCCAAATCTTGATTGTAAGTTGTAAGCGCTCGCATAGCTTCAGCATTACCTGAACCTACTTTGCCCAATTCAAGTAATTGCTTTATATCCTCTTCCATGCCTTTTGCTTCGGCAGCTGTGCCAATCAAATCAGCTAATTTACGGAAGAACGCAAATGGATTTAAGAAATTAACTATATTCTGAACCCACTCAGTTAGTTTCATAAGTAGATCTTCAGTTGAACCAGTTAATTCAACTGCATATGTAGATTCCTGCAATTCACGAGCAATTTGCTCATTCCACATATGTTCTTGAATAGATCTAGCTGCAGCATTATCCAATACATAAGATAGACCTTCTTCTAACATGTATTGATTTATTTGCTGCATTTTAAGCTGTTCAGCAGTAGTTGTAGTTTCCCCAGATGCAAGCAATGCCATGTTTTCTGACAATGCTTTATCGCTTACATTCATTCGTTTTATTTGATCTGCAAGATAGTTAAAATCTACCCTTGCAAACGCATCCATCGATATTCCAAATACGGATGCAAGAGCCTCAGCTCTTTCCATGAATGCATCGCCGTTTATATTTTGAAGGTTGCCTAAACCTTCAAACATTGCAGAAACCACACCTTGAGGATCATTAGCAAGCGCTCTAAGAAAATCAGTATTAGATGCGTTTATGCCCGCCATAGATCTAAGAGCAACAACCTGATCTGAATTTCCTCCAATAGCTGCTTGAACTACTGCATCTGTAAAAGCTGTAGCTAAATCAGGGGCTATAGCTCCCGTAACACCTGCAACAGATGTAAGGACAGAACCTATGTATGCTGCATCGCCTGTTCTACTTGTTTGTGCTATCTTAACAGCAGATTCAAATAATGATGAAGCATCTTTAAGGCCTGTTGAAAATCCACCAGTAAGTTGTCTACTTGTATATAGTACATTACTTGCAAACAGCTCTAACTGAGTGTTAGCATACGAAATTGCTTCAGCTTCGGATTTACCGTTCTTTATTGCATTAGCAGCAAGCGATGCATACGTATCAGCATATCCGAAGAAATCCTGTGTAGGAACTGCAGCATTTAGTTTTGCAGCTGTATATGCGAACTCTTCAGCTACCTTACCTGATAATCCACTCTTAAGTACATCTGCAAGACTTGATGTTATGTCTGCAGTAGATATAACTTTTGTAAGACCTTCACTTCTTAAACGAGTAGCAAAGTTGCCTAACAAATTTTGTAAATCGTCTTTGCTATATCCTTGCGTACCATTTATAACACGTATGTTATTGTCCCAAGCATCATAAAGCTCTTCTGCAGCATTTTTAAGTATCTCGAACGGCTCTCGTATCATGGTCTCAAAATCGGACTTTCTACGATCCTGAGCAAATTCAAGATTCTTCTTCATGCTCTCCATATATCTATTAGATATTTTCTTGAGCTTATCAAAATATTCTGTAACAGCTTGAATTGCAGGTGCTAATATAGCCAATGCTGCAATTATTATCAATATGTAAGGGTTTGCTGCTGCTAAACCAGATGCAAATGTACCGGCTACACCCGCAAGCGCAGATCCACCAGCTGCAGCACCTGCACCAGCCCCAGCAGCGCCTGCAGCACT